TGATGGAGCCAACCATCAGCGAATGTTTTTACCTCATCATCTGCGGCAAAGTATGCATCCACGTTGTTGATTGCGTCAATAGTGTCAAGAATGTCTTCATCATCAACACCCTGTTCACGCAAACTGTCTAGATAAGCAGTAAGGCTAGAGGCTGTATCAGTGCCCGGCACTTCCTGTGCATCGTTCTTCTTACCAAATTCAACCTGAATCACATTGCTCATGATTGGCTCCTTAGATATATTACTTAGAGTCTACTGCCGGTGCTACTGGTGCAACAGCTTCAACACGATCACCAGCGGATTCGCCGACTTCGGTTGCAGTTACGTCAGCATTAGCAGCTTCGGTAGCAGCAGCTTCGGTAGCAGTTACTTCTGCTGGTGCTTCTGCGGTGCCGCAAGCAGCAAGAGTAGTCAAAGCTGCAATTGCAGCAAGAGTAGTAATAGTCTTCATTTAGTATTTCCTTTTGTTTTTGGATCCGTAAGTGGATCAAACTATTTATGTAGTACGCAAATGCTACTATTAAACTTGTTACGCTAACACTGCAATATAGATTTGGGACTTCGAAACCCGAACCTGGTCCCTATTGTCGGCCGTTTAGCTTAAGCCTATCGTCGTTCTCTGTGCTAGCCTTACACCACATCCACTGTCAACGGTTGCAACCGTAGAATGCAGTGTTAGCGTAACAAGTCTAAAGTTTGGTGCGAGTAGCCGGACTCGAACCGGCACGCCACAAGGACACAAGATTTTAAGTCTCGGGCGTCTACCAATTCCGCCATACTCGCATATCAAACTAGAAAATCAACAATTAGAAAGAACTAGAAAGTTTTTCACTCTCTCTATGTTCTCACTATACGACATGTTGAGGGTAATGTCAAGAACTATTTTCAGACTCTGGGTAGGAATGCACGATAGTTTAGGTTCTTGAAATTATGGTCTACAATCTTTTTAGCCTCAATCAAAAAAGTTTCTAATTCTACTTGATTAAGACTGCACAATCGTTCTACCTCATTGACTATCATCAACATGCGTTTGTTATCGTCGGTTTCGTTATCATATGATTCGTCTATCAATCCGTCAAACGTTTTATAGCCCATACTATGCAAGAGAGGTAAATTTTTTGCAGTACTCATTAATATAAAAGGATGTCTTTTTTGTATAGCTTTAAACGTTTTTTCGCACAACGCTGCTACATTTGGTAACTCGTTTTCGTAGAAAATTGCGCCGCCGACAACACTAAAATAGCTATTAAGATAGTAATGATCTAGCGTGTTAGTAACTGGATTCATGTCGTCCGGATTCATATCATCTAATATAAGATTAGGTAAATTTATGATCTCATCCTTGTGCCGTTCAAATAACTCTTTGGTAGCAGAGTCCTGAAACTGCATCATACGTTCCCAAAAGTTATCCCAAGTATTTCCCTCAAATGTTTGTAAGCTAACAAAACCATGGTCTAGTAGATTTCGTGTTTTTAAATGAGATATTAGAGATAATTTACATCCTCTCCAACGTCTATTTAAACTTAAGAATTTTTTAGGATATTCTTTGAGTTGTAATGTGTTTAATACATTAGTAGGAGAAACGGAAACCCACCTCTCATACACACATATCCATTGTGATTTTATTTTTGGTAAATTTCTTACTAATGCAATATTGTCAACCACCTCATCAATTTTAGCATTCACACTCAGCAGCAATATTGATTCTGCTGGAATAGCAAGTTCTTTGATCAAATAATCGTAGATAGCTTCGGGAACATCTATGAATGGTTCCCGCTCTGCTCCTATGCACAAAGTAATGTTATTGTTTCGTATTTCTTGCAGGATATGATTTGGAACTACGTCATTTAAATGACGCAATGATTTTCCATCAAAACAAGAAACAAGCCAATATGACTTGTCTGAAAAATTATAAAAAATGTCAAGAAAGGTATTATCAACTTTGACAGGAGCTTTTTCAGAATCTAGATAGTATGAATCATACTTATTGAGTATCGGCATGTTTTATTTATACTTGGCACGGGAGGAGGGACTCGAACCCCCGGCACTCGGTTTTGGAGACCGATGCTCTACCAACTGAGCTACACCCGTACTTAATTAAAAAGTGATTACGCCAGAGTCAATAACCGGATGTTCATCGTCTGTACGATCAACAATAGTGTAAGTGAACTTATAGGTTCCAAGTTCCTTTAGCATTTCTGCTACAGACTCAAGTTCAAAATCTTTGCACGAGTACAAATCAAACTTGTAATAACTTGGTTCACCTGACCAAAAATGTATTGATGAATGGCTGGTTGTAATACCTACCATCCCAGTTACGCCTTCATTACCCTCATCGTTACACCATACACAGATGGGATCAATTAAGACCTTCATGTCAACTGCTTCAACTAATCGATTGAACCAATCTTCAAGGAACGTAACGTACTCCGCTTGTGGAGCTTCATTTAGATATCCTGTAACTAGGATGTGCTTATTAACCTGTGCCAACTCATAAAATCCTTTCCAATATTAATTTTACTGTCAGATAGCGAATGATTATTTATCATTATGTGCGTAGTTTTAAAAAATGGTACCTCGTGACGGGATTGAACCGCCGACCTTATCCGTGTAAAGGATCTGCTCTACCGCTGAGCTAACGAGGCACGGTAAAAATGGTCGGGAATGTAGGATTCGAACCTACGACCCCCTGCTCCCAAAGCAGGTGCGCTACCAGACTGCGCTAATCCCCGTATATTCTGGTGGAGACACGGGGGTTCGAACCCCGGACCTACGGCTTGCAAAGCCGTCGCTCTACCAACTGAGCTATATCCCCATGAAACTATTTATATCTTACTTACTCAACAAATAAAAAGAATGGTGACCCTGGCAGGGCTCGAACCTGCAACCCCAAGTTTAGAAGACTCGTACTCTATCCAGTTGAGCTACAGGGCCAATCTCTTAATTACTTTTGTAATATAGCAAGTATTGACCGATTTGTCAATAAGAAAGTTTAATTTTGGGCAGATAGAAATCTAGAAAGATTTTCTGCAATTTGCTTATGTCCCAACTCACTTGGATGAGGAGACTTTTCACATGGTTCTACCTTCATCTTGTCAATTGAACATTGCATAATATCGTTGTTATACCAGTTAAAATTAGTGTTAGAGTACCTTAGTTGTGACTCACTTAATGGATTTGTAAACCCTTCATGTATCATCGTAAACACATACTTGATACCATGTGCTTTAAAAAAGTTACCTAATGCAGATATTTGAGTGAAGAACTGCTGACCTACGGCTGCATCAGTGCTATACGCATAATGTGTTCGGATAATATCTTCTTGTTCGGTGTCGCTAAGTTCCCTGTCTGCGCTGCGAAATATCACAACATCGTGCTTTGCAACAGCCCAATCATTAGTATTATTGTCAAAGAATTCAAATCTACTAGGTTCCGACCATTGAATGGCTACAGTCCAATCAGACATGTCTTCGCCGGTTAATACTTTAGGAACAAAGAAGTCAAGAGTTTTTCTAACGATACGTGCATTAGAGCCGCAGCCTATGCTATGATTGTGAAATTCAGTGCAACCAAGCTTATCTGATAGATGCTTAGGCCATGTTATGTTTAGACGATGTTTGTTTATATCAGACTGATTATGTTCGTCAAGTAAAGAACCGTGTTCATCATGGAGAGTTTTAATTAACTCTCCGCCCCACGTAAACGAACATCCACTAGCAAACAACTTCATGTCACGACCTTAAGAATGGTGCCCCCAGTAGGATTCGAACCCACGACCCCCTGATTACAAATCAGGTGCTCTACCAACTGAGCTATAAGGGCGAATTTTGGCTCCCTAAGATGGATTCGAACCACCGACCAATTGATTAACAGTCAACTGCGCTACCGCTGCGCCATTAGGGAATAAACTCTATAAACTATTTAATCTTGTTATAGCAGCTTGACAAATAAATGTCAAGCCGCTAATTGAACAATTCTACTGTGTTTGGGCACACCGCTCAACAGATACTCCATTTGGTCAGCAAGAATGCTGCGGTTTTGGAGAATCATGTTTTCGTAGTGGTTGGGTGCGTACGGAATGTACAACAGTTCCATACGAGATTCCTTCAAACTCTTACAACCCTTCTTTTGATTGCAAGGGATGCAAGCAGTAACAACGTTAGTCCATTCGTCAATACCACCGTGGTACCTAGGTACAATGTGGTCTCGACTTAACTTACTATGATTGCCTATTTGAACACCGCAGTATCCGCACATGTTACGGTCACGGGCAAACAGCGTCTTGTTAGTCAAGATAACTTTGTTGTGCTTTTTGAAGTTAAAACCTTCACCCTTAACAGCAATGATGCTGGGAGTTTCGATATAACTCTGCGTACCATCATCTTGATAGCCGCCTCTATATCTAGCAATAACGTCGCCTAGAGTCCAGGCAACCAAGTTCTTTGCATGATACGAAATTGCTTCGTCGTGGGAGACCCACGTTCTTGGGATACCCGATACGTCTAAGGCTAGTACTGCCATGTTATGCTCCTTTTTTAAAAATATTTAGACTGTCTTTAATATATACACTATAATCGTACTTAACGCAACCGAAATCTATAAATATGTTGTTGTTCTATTTTACGGAAAACAAATTTTTATGGAAAGAAGATGTACTGAAATCTAAAAAATTATCATCAGTTAGATATGCATATACTGCATCCGTTAAGACATGATGATTTTTTTCGTGTAGATGATTCAGTCTAAAATCATCGGGACCATATTTTGTTATAAAATCCCACAATGTGCCGTCAGAAAATTCGTTGCCACTAACTTCAATCAACGAAAAATTAGCATGTTTGGGGAAATGTTTTGCGATAGATGCTTCATCCACGTCTACACTAATTGATACCGTGTTATTAGGCAGGCTATGTAATGTATGTAATAGCATGTACCGTTGCGCCGAAATTAAATCTTGATTTTTTAGTAAAAACCAATCTTTGTAAAAATTCTTAAATCTATTATAATGTTCATTCGATTCAGATAGGTTAGCTATCATTTGTCGCGGGGCAGCTTCAAAATACTCAGGAAACACTTTAGAAAATGTGAATGCTGCCCACATCGGAACAAATTCTTCTGCAACAACCGGACTTCGATAGCTGTCTGTTAAAACAAATATGATCTGATCGTTTGGATCATAATCGTCCCCGGTTAAATATTCAAAAAATTTTAAGGTTGAATACTCAAACGAAGTACCACGCTCACCGTATGTTTTATATTCTATTCCTAACCTATCGGCTAGCATTTTAAACCAAGTCGAATGAGTGGCATTTTTGGGGTCGCTGGGCCACTCAGCAGTAAAACTATCACCGAATAATACTAACATCTGTAATCCTTCACTCGTACCAGTCCAAGTTTTTCAATTGCTCCAGTATAGATATTTTATCAGACGGCCTAAACAGGTGATAGATTATCCACTGCTTAGTATCTTTTAATCTTATTGGTCCATATGATTCATGGAGATGTATTTTTCTGCCAGGTCTAGACCACCATTGCCCGTCATCATCTATATATGACGTTAGGTAATTACTAGGATCATTGACTTTTACATATCTAGCAACGTTTTCGTAATTGTATTCATTGAATGATAAAAAGCATCCAGCCGCACCTAATGCGCTTACTTCATGATAGATCATATCCTTGATGTCACCGTGAGTATTTCCGCAATTTTTTCCAGGAATTGTGTAACTACGAACACCGCAGCAAATCATATTATCTATCTCGGATAGATAATATCCTTGACCGCATATAATTTGCTCATTTTCTTTGCAAATTACATAACCATTCAATGCACCGTCAAATCTTTTTTCTTTGTATAGCAGGTATAGAAAAGTATGAGGTTTGTTTTCCCAATCATTGTACTCCATGTTTCTTGCTCCATCCCTAGAATCCAAATCAGCGTTTTTACAAAACTCTGCCAATTCCTCTAGAGGATAACTACTATCAATTTTAAAGAGTTTGCGCATTTATGTTCAATCTTGCTCGTGCGGCTTCTAAATTTTCGCTGAATAATTCATCATAGTTTTCAGCGAGAAGAAATTTAGCTTGTTTACCGTTTTGATATGCAGTCAACATCAACATCACATTGCGTTTGGTAACACCATACTTCAACAAGATAGCAAAACTTACTAAAAACCAACCAATAGATTTTGTTTGTGCAAACGAAAACATCGCAAGCCTCATTTCTCCGATATCATTAGCAGGATAACCGGTAAGTGTATGCCATGTGTCGTGCGTGTCTCTGTATCTTCTTGCCATCCAGTTGTATGGATGTTTAGCCTCAATCCAATCATTATTTTTATTTTTTCTTCTACTTATTTTAAGCAGAATCTCTTGGTTGGGAAATAAATTATGACATTCTTTACCAACAGAACTGTTTGGCCTTTCAGCTAATGTGCCAAAGTAACTAGAAATTTCTTCTGAATCATATGCCGTTCTACCACCATAAGAAGTTTGAAGTAATTTAGAGTATGTCCACTTAAGAGAAGGCGAATTTGTTGAGTGCAGTATTTCAAAAACAAAAATTGTATTTGTAGGATTTTTGCGCAACTTTTTAAATACTTTGTATGTCCTAAGTAAGTCAATTTTATATTTTAGATGCATTTACCACAGTCCTAAGTTTCATATGAATCTTCTTTACTTCGGTAGAATTTGCTAGAAACGTATTGAAATTGCCGTTTGGTTCTAAATCGTACATGTAAAGATGTTCATGTGTAAAAAGATATTTTAAAGTTGAGTTATAATATAATTCATAGGATGCTACTATATCTTCCGCTCCTAAGAATGTTTCATCAAATCGAAACGATTCGGCACATTGTCTAGAATACAATAAAATTCTATTCCACGGAAGATGGTTTACCATAAACTTTCCCAATGCAATCAAATTAAGTGCTTCTCTACCGTCTATTCCTGCGAATGAGTAGATATCAGAACTTTCAAAAAACTCTTGTACCATATACTGTTTACCTTGATATGTCATAGGATTGTTAGTAAGACCAAGAATATCTATATTAGGATTGTTTTGTATTATACTATGAATCTTATCGATGGCATTTGGAGTAAGATAATCATCACCATCTATTTGCGTGAGGTAATCATATTCTGTATTGAGAAAGAAATCGAGAACAGAGTTTTTACCCATTGCGGGAGTACCGTTAGATATGGTAACCTCATATCTAATACCATATTTTTTACAAGTGTGTTGAGCAGACGTTGCGTATTGTGTATCCGCAGTGTTTATGATCACAACAATATCACTTAGTGGTGTTTGTTGTAATACGGATTTGATGCAGCGTTCAAGCTTGTCAATTTTATCTGATGTTAATATGGCGACTAGCGTATTCATATCTATATTTACTATATAATTTTTGGTGCCCAAGAAAAGACTCGAACTTTCACGGGCTTTCGCCCACAACGACCTCAACGTTGCGTGTCTACCATTCCACCACCTGGGCATATTGGTACTCCCTACAGGATTCGAACCTGTGACGCTCTCTAATCTGGAGACGATGCTGGATATAAGCCAGGTGTTTTACCGCTAAACTAAGGGAGTATTAGATTTTAAATGTGAATGCAAAAGATACGGTGTTGTCTTCACGCCAATCTTTTGTGTACAAGTCTTGAATTGAGAAACTAGTTTTCTCACTTAACTTGTATTTGATTTCAGCTTTGTTCTGAATGAAGGTTCTAGAACCTTCTTCAATCATAAACTTATTTGAAACTGAAACTGTTTTACTAAGGTTGTGACTAATCCATACACTTTCACGAACTACTACATCGCTGTATCCACCTGTACCGTGCTTGAAGCCAACGCTAAGTTCATTTGATATTTTAGTTTTATCAGTCTTTACGAGTCTGAAACCGTGACCGATGCTATATACTGCTTGATCTTCTGAAAATGTTCTTGGATCGTGTCTATATCTTGCACCAACTTGTAGATAGTGCTTAGGATGAATGTCCTGATTGACTTTAGCAAATGCGTTAATCTGCTCTCTAGAAGTTACGCCGTTAGCACTCTTATAAAGAATATCACTTTCAAATGAGTATTCTCTAGGGCCGGTGTCAGTAACATGCTTGAAGGCTCCAGTAAGAACAATGTTATCATCATTGATAACTGTTCCACCTAATGAACCTGTTGTTTCTTTCTGAACCTGTGCATATGCAGGGAAAGAAAATAATAATGCTGCTGATAGTATAAGTGTTCTAAACATAGTAATCTCCAAACTACTATTTAGTAATTTGGTGCTGATAAGAAGAATTGAACTCCTGTCAACGGGTTACGAATCCGTAGTAATACCACTATACTATATCAGCAAGAAGTGACGCTGGGCTACCCTGTAAAATTAAAAAAAATATCTTTATTGATAAATAATATCATGAACAACATTATTACACCCTTAACCAACGTAGACTTTACTGCATGTATTGAAGAACTCAAGTCACACTTGGAACTTCGTATAATAGCCGTGCCGTCAGCAGAAGCTTGGACTGATATTTATTACTTCATGGTAACAGGGGCAGAGTTACCCATAACAGCTAATGTTCTTGCGGGACTAAATTTATCAATAATAAATGTATTATACCTCGAAACGCAAGGAGGAAATGAATACTATCAGGGAACAACGCCTAATAGTTGTATTGTACTTCCTTTAGAAGAAATAGGGTCAACTGTCAGTGCTTATTCTGCGCCGTTAAATTCACCTAGACTACCTGACTATCCAAACGGTTATCATCCAGAAGATTGTACCTTAATTGAAAGTCATTCAGCAGATGAACCGGTATTTCTTGGTTGTGCAATTGAAAATGCTGAACTTGTATATTCTTTCCAAGTTCCGAAAGACAAAATTTACAAGTCAATTGTTATTTTCTTCAGTGAAGACACATTATAAGTAATTCGTCTTAGTCAACTCACTGGTGCCCCGAGAGGGACTTGAACCCCCACGCCCTAAGGGCAAAAGATTTTGAATCTTCCGCGTCTACCGATTCCACCATCGGGGCAGTAAATTGATCCGGTTTGTTTACATGTACGATAGCTGGCGGATATCATGATCCCCTATGTAACATGGTTCAGCAGCCGGAACTGCTTAGTAGTGTCGGTTCAGCAGTTCAGGTACTTGTTTATAGACCCTCATAGTGTGCCTTGAAGCATCGTTCTAGACCGATGACTTCTTCCGATTTCTGAAATTTGGTGCGGATGAAGGGACTCGAACCCCCACACCATTACGATACCAGTACCTAAAACTGGGGCGTCTACCAATTCCGCCACATCCGCAATCTTTATAACCACCAAAGCAAACTGTTAGGTAAGTCTTGTGGTCTAATCGTATACCATATAGGCAACGTATATCTTAATCCATTACTAACTTGTGTAACACCATGCTCAAGTTTATGACCATTGTATGCTACAACTCTTCCGGGCTTAGGTTGAACTTCAACTTTTTCTCCGTTAGACCTAGTAATAAAAGTTTGTCCCCCATCAAAATTATCATTTAGATAGAGAACACTTGTGCATAATCCCCATTCACCTGCTTGCATATCACGATGAGCCATATGCTCATTTTGTCTGCATTCAATGTGGGCACGTTGCACCATTAAATTCTCAGGTACATGTTTCATTATGAGTGAAACTTTCTCTCTAATGAAATCATCTACCGGTTTGCGTGTATAATGAGGGACAATCGCTTTGAACGGATAGTTATATCCGTGATCGGTTTCTAGCAGAGAACTTGTGTAGTAGGCAATTAAGCTATCACAGTCCTCAATGCTCAACACATCATCAAGTATTGTTACTTCATCATCAAACATAATGTATTTACTCGCCGTAACTAGTGTCTCAAATTTAGTTACCGATACTAACTCAATAGTACTGCTACGGACATCAGGTACACTCCTGTTTGGTTTGAGAATGAAACAGGGTCACATATGGTCACCGTACACACACGAGTAAAATTTGGTGCTCCCAGACGGGTTCGAACCGCCGACACCCTGATCTTCAATCAGGTGCTCTACCAACTGAGCTACAGGAGCATTTAAATGGCGATCTGTACGGGACTTGAACCCGTGACCTTTGGCGTGACAGGCCAACGCTCTAACCAACTGAGCTAACAGACCAATGAATTTATGTTGTTTTATTGTTCTTATGCCACTGTCCATAAAAACAGTGTAGCATTTCGTGACCTACAAATTCAGGCTGATACTCAACTTTGGGATCAACCATATGTATCGTACATGTATCAAACGGTGGCTTAAGTTCACTAAACGCTATGACATCTTTAGATGCAACATCTGCTCTATTACCTAGTACTTTCTGTAAATCAGCTTGTGATTTATAAGTGACAATTTTAATTTGCACTGTAGATTTTTCATATTGCTTTTCACCAAACCTATATCCATCGGCACCTTTCTGAGGCGCGGGATTACAACTGGTTAACAATAACAGTGCTACTAAAGATACTTTTTTAAACATAGAATAATTCCTCCTATGCTATTTATTGGTAGCCCGAACGGGTTCCGACCCCGCTTCTCTGCCTTGAAAGGGCAGTGTCCTAGCCACTAGACGACCGGGCCATATTTTGGTGGAGCCTACGGGGATTGAACCCGTGACCTTCTGTCTGCCAGACAGATGCTCTCCCAGCTGAGCTAAAGCCCCAAAATTTTATTATTTGTATAGCCAACCAAGCTCAGGAAACGTCTTCATGAAATCGGTTCCTCTGACTCTATCCATATTAGAATATTCTCGCATATGCTTCAAATGGTCTTCTGTAGGTTGAACAAAAAATTCCATATCCTGCTGATTCATTTTTCGCAGTTCTTTTATTTTGTTGATTCCTTCGTTGAGCATTTCAGTTTTTACTACATAATACTCTGTGTTAGCAATAATAGTATCGCAATACCAAACTTGAAACTCGTCCAATGATAGTTCAACCATTTCCCAATGTTCTTGTGGCATGTTAATAATACTAAGATGATTTGGATTTCTTAACAAATTACAAAATAGGAAATATTCAAAAATTGCGTTTTTGTCCTGTGCCATAGAAAACTGATACGCTTGCTTATCTATAATTTCTTGCATCATTTCTTTCAAGCGATGAACATTGAGAGAACTTATCACCGGCGAATATACTAGCAGGTGAGTCATTTCATCCTCGTTGCGTAGTTGCTCAAATGACTCTTGAATCTTCTTAAGATTTTCTGATATAGTTTCCCAATCACCGGGCCAGCGTATGTAATTGAATCTGTCGTGTACTTCGTCTACGCTTGCTATTACAACAACAGACTTAAACTGTTTCCAGTAGTCTAGTATATGTTTATCTTTATAGCGAAGTGTGCTGCAATTAGAGGAGTATCTTAATTCTACCTCTTTACATCTGTTATTTTCTATTAGTCTATCAAGCGTGTACCAGTGATATTCTGATAACAGTGGCTCGCCGCCTGCAAAGTATATAGTTTCAACACTTTCTATATTATCATCTATCAACTTATATGCTAGAGTTTTATCCTGTGGCTCAATAAATTTTGTTCCTACAATCGGATAACCTAACTTGTTCATCAAATCAAACCAACTAGAACTTAAATCATGATTGCAAGTAATACATGCTTGATTGCATTTATTAGTGAACCTAAAATCAAGATATTTTAGTTTATTAGTTTTCAACTCTCCTGACGGGAGAAGTTTATCCATGTACTCATCATAGTTTTTAGAATAGTTTGCATTGGCTATTGTTCTAGCACTAGACTTACTGAACTTTTCTGTGTCATAACAAAAAGAACAAGCGGGATTTTTCTCCCCTTGAACCATATTCTTTCTAAATTCTTTATACCGTTCTCCGTTCCACACTGAGTTCCAGTCAGAAACTTCATTGATGTTTCCTAAAGATTCTTTTGACATATCGCCTACACAACAGGGCATAACATTGCCGTTCGGGGAGACATAAGTGTGTAGAAGACCTAACATACAGAATGTTGGATTAGAATTTAAATTATGCTCTTTAGTCATACACGAGTATTTATTCAGCATATGAGGGTACTCTATAAACTGGTCGGGAATGTAGGATTCGAACCTACGATCTCCTGGCCCCAAACCAGGCGGATTAAACCAGACTTTCCTAATTCCCGTTGAATTGGTCGGGGTAGCCGGATTTGAACCGACGACCACTTGTCCCCCAGACAAGTGCGCTACCAGGCTGCGCTATACCCCGTTGGGTTTGGTGGAGTCGGTGAGATTCGAACTCACGGTACCTTTCGGTACGCTACCTTTCCAAGATAGTCTAATCGGCCACTCTAGCACGACTCCTTGAAATGGCGCGCCCGCTTTTTTTCTATACTGGGGCTACTTTCGGAAGGTAGTCCATGTATGCGGACGCATAAGATTGGAGGGCAGCGGTAACGGTTGTTCGTCACTATTGCAGTGGGTATCACTCGCCGCCATAAGTTAAAGTCCGAGAAAATGCATTACTAGCTTGAAGGGCCAGACATGTTCCCAGAGAAAGTGTTCTAATGGATAGCTGATAGTTACGCCAATCCAAAATCTATAATCAGTAATCAAATTTGAACACGAATTCATACACCGAACTAACAGTCCGGTCTTCTTATCTTCGTGATAATGTGGTTCATGTTCTTTCATACAATGTCTATCTCTTTGTGCATATACTAGTATACTATATATCAAGCAGCTTGTCAACCTAGTAATAATGGTACACCCTACTGGGTTTGAACCAGTGACCTTTTCCATGTCAAGGAAATGCTCTACCGCTGAGCTAAGGGTGCATGAAACTGGGGTGAAAGACGGGACTCGAACCCGCGACATTCGGTACCACAAACCGACGCTCTAACCAACTGAGCTACAATCACCATAAACTGGCATACGCTGTAGGAGTCGAACCCACGCTAACTGGGTTGGAACCAGTCGTGCTACCGTAACACTTAGCGTACATGAAATTGGTGCCCGCGGAAGGATTCGAACCTCCGACCCTCAGATTCGTAATCTGATGCTCTATCCAGCTGAGCTACGCGGGCATTAACTTGGTGGACCCTGAGGGATTCGAACCCCCGACATTCTGTTTCGAAGACAGACGCTCTATCCAGCTGAACTAAGGGTCCGATAAATAATAGCATGAATATTTACTACGTAGACTTAATCCCGTATTTTAACCTCTATCATGAATTTACAATTCCTAAAGGCATTGAAAGGGTGAAAGCATTAATCAGTGACAAAGATAACAAAATAATACTATCTGCGGTATGGGAAATATGGCCGCATGAAAAAATCCTAACTGCACTAGAAATACTAGGAGTTACTCCTAATCAAGACAATGTTGTGCTACTGTTAGATGTTTATAGTTACAGCGAACCCAATCATTGGACCACTGTAAATACCGTATTATATGATTCTTTGCTGTGTAGAGTACATAAATCAGAGAATCCTGAGTTTGGTCCTAATCTAGACAATGACAAAATATTGTTTAAAATAGGAACTCCTTATAAAAAACAACGAATATTTACATTATACGATTTGTACCAGCGAAATGAACTCGCTAAGTGCGAATGGTCATTGCATTACGGGTCTCATCTAGAAGATGCAGTGCGTTGTTATTTGCCTAATATGTCTGATGATGCGTATCAAAGATTTATAACCGATACTGTTAGAAAAATTGATGATGTCTCACCAAACTTTGGAACGGGCACTACTAATTTTTATCCAATTGCGTTTAGCCCTACAGCCGAAATGTATGCTAAAACGGCTGTTAGTTTAGTTACTGAAACTACATTTCATCCTGAGTATTACTGGTTTATCACAGAAAAAACTTGGAAAACAATTAATAATTTTCATCCCTTCGTGCTAATAGGCTACAAAAAAACGTATGAATATTTGCATTCCTTAGGATTTGATACCTTTCAGTATGCAGTAAAACATCCATATGAAACATTAGTAGGACCAGAAGAAGATGTAATTAGAATGTGCGTTGACAATGTGTTGCATTTATTAAGCAACAAAGATCTGCATAGAGACAAACTCACTAAATCCGTGATTAACAATAAAAAAGTATTTACTGATTTAGCAGACACGTATAACAACAAAGTAAACCCATACATAGAAGATTTGATTTGGAATCACTCACTTCAAAAAGTGAGTGATGACCATTCTGTAGAAGTTTATGAAAAACTTTGGGGCAAGTATGGTGCTGTTGGAGAGGATTGAACTCTCGACCTCTTCATTACCAATGAAGTGCTACTACCACTGAGCTACAACAGCGTCATGCTATTTATTAGAAATATTTGACCAAATATATTTGGCTAAAAATTCATTAAAGTCTTTACCGCTATGCACTAGATCTCTTGCTAGTTCACTGCATGAAGTGTTGGCACGTAGTACAGATATTTGATCAGGAATAGCATATAAGTTTACTCCGTGCTTAGTAGTCAATTGTCGTAACATAATTTCTAACAGTAGAAACTTTGTATTATTGTATCCGAATGTGTCGGATAAAATCATAAAATCACGTAAATCATTATTGTCTTTTGCAGACCACGGCCCTTCAAATGATATCGTTTTATTTTGGGATATCAATGGAAATCTAGACATTCCTGTTTGTTGAAATACAATTGTTTTTGGAGGATTGAAATTAGTAAGTAACCAAACTAGGTTTAAAAAGCTAACTTCGTTAGAGGAACCTCCTAATCCCATATTGTAGACGGGAATTCCTGCTAAATTTTCAAGATGACAAGAATACGTATCTTCATGATGAATCCCAGTACCCATAGTATGTGAACAGCCTATTGTCACGATATAGGGGGCGTGTTGAATAACATCTAAAGAATGATGATTTCTGAAACCATAATTGTCAGACTTATATGTAAGCTGAACTAGCGAATCGTAGTATTTCCAAGATTCACCTAATCTTGCTCGATTGGTGAAAAACTTTTCTTTGGAATCACTGCCATAAAAGTGAAAAGTAGTGTTCTCTACTAGAGCAATTCTATTGCCATAAAAAATAGGAAAAGTATGTTGTAACATGCAAGCAGCCTTACTCTCTTTGGATGCCCCACGAGGACTCGAACCTCGATTGACGGAGTCAAAGTCCGCTCTCTTACCATTAGAGGATGGGGCAGCATCAATATACGTGTATTATATATGCTCTATAGAGCAATGTCAAATATTTTGGATGCCCGACTAGGGCTCGAACCTAGAACCTACTGAGTCAGAGTCAGTCGATCTACCAATTGATCTATCGGGCAATATATCATTCATTATTAGAGGACACTCAAAGGTGCCAGTCGGTTTACAAAGCCGGTGCATTTTTTAACAGTGAATGTTCTCAAATAATGAATGGTTAGCCTTTTGTTGATAAGCGATCTATGTTTCCTGGCATTTCAGGATTGACCGCTTGAGAGGATCGTAATGTCCTCATCTGATAGTTTTTTCATCACCGCAAAGTGAATCCATCATTACCACCGCCCGTTCATTTTTTATAGTGCTTTGCAGCCTCGTTCCGACTTGCACTTCTAAATGGAAAACCCCAAGAACTTGAGTTCCCGGGGTCTAAATAAACTAGTTTAACTATGTCTACTTATCCGCCGGGCTCTTGTTCCACTGATGGTGTAAAGTCGCCGCGATTGCTTGTAATATATACTGCCGCAACTGCACCCATCGGAGCCAATAATTGTCCCCAGAGTATATGCTGTTTCAGCGATATGTTACAAGTAGTATTCATAGTAAGTTTATTTAGTCCTGGTTAATAATAGTGCATTTTAACGGGTAGTTTTTCAACTTTTCGTCAAATCTGCATTACATATACTCTTATATATCATTTCAAAACTGTTGTCAAGAAAAAAATGACCTTAGTCAGAAATTAATTTCTGAACGAGCTCCGTTTTCTCAGCTTATAATTAACTATAGCACCGTTAGCTTTCTATGTCAACCCCTAATTCACCTCTAAATAGAAGATGAATTACGATTCCTTCTCTCACGGTCAAATCCAAAGCAAAGTCTGGCTTTGCAAAGAACTTGAACGCTTTGTCCATGCTAACATCAAGATTGCTATCTTAGGTAGCTGGTACAACGTGCTTTCATTTATGCTTCTAACACGAAACGCGGATAGATATCAATACATTTTGGGCGTAGACATTGACCCGGAGACAAAAGAGATTGCTGACAAGCTTACCGAAGCATGGCGAATCGGTAAGGATTATAAGGTTGAGAACATTATAGCGGACGCAAATGGTGTAAATTTAGCAGGCTACGACCTTGTAATCAACTGCTCACCGGAGCATATGAAGGGCAATGATTGGTTTGAGAATCTTGAGTACGGCACTATGGTGTGTATTCAATCAAGTGACGTACAGACAGCGGACGATGATGTTTGGAAGTGTGTCAACTCTAATGAGTCGTTGGAAGACCTGACACTAAAATACCCGTTATCAAAGTATCTTTACTCCGGGGAGAAGGAGATTAGATATAGCGATGATAACGGGTATACGAGATTTATGCTAATCGGTATTAAATAAGGCACTTACCAATAGCAGGGATTAAACCTGCTATCTTAGCAATATCCACAAGTTGTTCATTGGTGTAACCAAACTCTATCAACCCACTCCTAATAACCTCAATACTAAGTTCATCTTTGAGAATCATAGAAACAGCTAAGGCATAGGGAGTAATCTTGAGGTCAGTGATTAAGAGGTCTCCGCTGATATTGCTAAAAGTCATATCTATTACAGCCGCAGCCACTTCTTCGCGGATATCATTTCCTCTAAGCTCATCGCTCATTGAAATTTCAAGAGCCAATTCACCGTATCCTACTGCTAAAGAAGCAGCAAGGGCACAAGAATGTGCTTCTACAGTAGAAAGACTAGTATCTTTCATAACAGATTCAAGTCTGTTTACCAACTGCGATGCATAGTCAGGCAAGCTGATGGTTACAGTAGTAACCCAATTGCTAGGTTGTACTAGTGAATTCATAATTTTGCTTTCTTTACAATTTCTTTATAGCCCTTCCAGCTAGGGTGAACCCCATCTGGCTGAACGTGTTTGGTACCAATGACTTGATCACCGTATTCATTAGCCAACTTAGTGACGATTACATTGATATTTGATTTGCAGAACTTTGGATTGCAAGGGGGCATAACCCATATTACTCGGTTTGAGCGAACTCGTTCCCGCATCTTGCGAAGTTCCTTTTCAGTCTTAACACCTTTATGGTCATTGGTACCAAGACTAATTACAACTATTTCAGAATTCAATGGAGTGTTACCCCACTTCTTATTCCACTGCCATGTGTTATAACCACCCTTGGAATACGATACGCATTCCTTAGGTGCAAACATCTTAGTACCTACTGCGATACTATCGCCTAAAATTAAACATTCTAACATTATCTATACTCCTTTTTTAAAATTTCAAATGTCTCTTCCCAAGTTGAAACATTATAATACTTAGTTGCATGTTGGGCAATGGTATAATCATTTCCACCGGGGTATATCTTATCTCCAAAGAATACAAAGGGAGATATATGTTCTGCTATCTGACTCTTATCTTTTCCTACAGGATGAATATCTATTCCTGTTTCGCCCGCGACTGTAGCCTCTAGCATTGGGAAATTTTCGCGGATAAGGAATGCGTAAAAATTTCGTTCATCTACACGAGTATCGTATTCCAAATATTCAGAACGTTCATTCATGTCTGCGTTGCGTCCAATAATACTGAAATTACAAGAACCGGGGCGCATTTCAATATGGTTACCCGTCCGCTTTGGGAAGGAACTCAACTGCAATAGGCTTTCAAGATATTCATGTTGTTCGATAGTCAATGCAAAGTCGTTGACATACTGTAGTTCTCCGCTCACATAGAGAGCGTTTCCGCAGCAGCTATAGACACCTTTGACAGTATTACATATCTCTTCGCCAAGCTGCTCTAGCGTCTTCTCGTAGTCGCTTCCGGACACAAGATAGACATTATTAGTTTGGCAGAATGAAAGGAACCATTCCTCAAACGATGGAGCGATACGCTGTCTACTAGGAGTCAGCGTACCGTCTACATCAAATGCGAAATTAAAGAGCGAGGTGGCTGTAGTCAAACAGTGCCTTCTCTTTCGCTCGTGTAAGGATCAGTCGGGCACCCTTGCTTTCAAAGATGAACTTACCTTCCTGACTGTTCAGATTGATAAGATGCTCAGGGGCAAAACGAAGGTCAACCCAATCAGAGTCATCATCATTTGGATCAGGATCATATTCAATGTTGACACCCTTCATAGCTAGCGGGTTGCCGCGCCAAATTTCAGGACTAACAGACTTGATTTCCTTACCACCATCAACCAACTTAATCTCGTACTTAGCACCCTCATCGTATTCAGGCTTAGCGTTGAGCATTTCAAGTGCTTCGGTCGGAGTCTCGTCGTAGCGATTCATTTCTTCAACAAGTGCCTTAAGCATATCAAAGTTGAACTCACCGAACAAACTAGTCAATGAACAAATTTGGTCAATGTATTGCTTGTTAACGAGGTTGTCTTCACAGTATTCACGAATGAACACCTGATCCAAACCCTTGAAGTCTAGCAGATAGAAGATACGACCAGGACGATTACGCATGTGCGAGTCAACACGCCACTTGTCATTCACTGTCAAGATGTAAAGCTTCTTTGAACCGAACACACCATCAAGCAGTGTGAGGATTTCTTCCTGCTTCTCGTGGTCATAGACCTTTTCAAATTCATCAAAGAGAACGACACACGGCTGGTCAATGTCCTGTAACAGCTTGAAGAAACCATCGCCAGTCCAATCACGATTGATTACGATAGTAGGAACGCCCTCCTTCGCAAGTTCAACGCTGATGTTCTTAGCAAGCAAAGTCTTACCCGAACCCTTTTCACCGTTCAACAGAACACCAGTCTGTTGCGGGCGCTTCCAAAACGAGTTGATAATGCGGTCAGTATGACGCAGGGTATTACCATACATCTTAGATGGGATTTCAAAATCATCGATAGATTCAAGATAGAGGTTACCCATCGGGTCTACAGCAACGGTGTAGTTGCCTGCAGGAAGCTTCTCGTGTAGGTCCATTGCTTCCTTGCTGGAAACACGAAAGCTAGTACCGTTCTTCAAAAAATATGCCATTACTATATTCCTTAATTAGAAAAAACTGCGGCAGCAACTACTACCAATATTACGGCAATTGCTTGCCACTTAACTCTTGAAAACATCATTTGAGTTTGCTGTGTGCGAGATTCAGTTGTTTGTTCTTGTGAAAACGCGGTAAGTCCGCGCAGTAATGCAAACAGAGTAAATCCAACCGCAATAGCAATCAGAAAAATAAGTAGAAACATCATTTACGGAACAATCCTACTATTACTAATAGGCATACGATAAGTCCTGCATATCCCAGTAAACCAATCATCGTATCATTCATTCATCATTTCCTTTACACCATCGTTCCGCTTTTTTATATGCGGTACTTAGTCTTTTATATCGTTTACTTTCACCGACAGTTTTCATGGTGTAAGCATAACGAACAAAGTATCCTTGGTCATCTTCACACACCGTAGCACCTTTTCTGATGCCATATTGTGCCCAAACAGACCTTAATACGTTCATCTTACTCATGCTCTCCGGTCGCACTACGACCCCATCCTGACTTACGCACAAACAATTCTGGTTTTACTGTTGCAGTAGTGTATGTCGCAACCGTTAAGGCTGCTGCACCGATAAGGACAGCATGAGCGATTAGATTCACTCCCATAAGCGCATATGTACCGGTCGCAATAGAGAAGGCGATAGCCCACATCCAACCCAAAACTTGATATACCATATGCCTAATATTGCCTTCGGGTATATGTCGCAATGGACTTTTGTTGTAGTCAAAGATAAAATTCCAACTATGATATATTGCATTTTTCATTAGTGTATCCTCAAAATTTCAAAAGGTTAAATGCGAGAAGAATATCCCGCTTATCTTCATCAATGGGGTGAACTGCGATTGCAGTCATTTCACCACCATTCAAATCGGGTTCGCTGAAATGTTCATACTTAATCCCGAACTCAAACAGAATCTTTTCAACCGCAACAAGTGCCTCAAGATTCCTAACTCCGACGCAGGTAAAATATGTATTATCTGCATCAGCATCTTTACCCAACGCGGACCCTAACTTGTACGCAACGTGTGCAGTCTGCACAAGCTGATACTCCTTAAAGATATCTTGACGGGTGAAAAAATATGCGTATCGTTTTGTCATAGTCTTCTTATAGCAAACTATGAATCAGATGTCAACCTCTTTTTACGTTATGAATCGCCGTTGTAAGATTATTGATGTCAGTAGTAGTGCGACGAAACTGCCTGCTATTAAGTTGCAGGGCGGAAGCCATTTTGTGAAGTTGTTCCTTCAATTGACGAACCTCGTCCTCAAGGTTTTTGATTCTCTTTTTATCGTCTTTTTCAGGTATAGTGGTTGGATTGTCTTCTGTGATTATAATCGGTTTATTAGTATACATCTTTTTCATTTGTTCTCTCTATCGTAATTTGTGTATTGCTTCGTCCTAATTTTTTACCGATGATTAATCGCATGAATAATATTTCTGGATCGGTGTCTATTATAGGCTCATGAAGATATTCTATATTTAGTAAGGAAGAGCCAGTCACTTCATTGTTCATCGCACTCTCATATATGCCATATGGGTCAGGTATACTGTATGGATATGTTTTTTTAGGTGAGTACATAAGTGCAGATTGTATGTCAAAAAGTGAGTCATGAATATCTTTGGGAAGCCCGGTATATTCAATATCAAATATATTTCGGAGTTCTTCTATAATTGTCTCATGATTTAAGTAAAAATTTGATAGGCTCGCTAGAGGAATAGCGTAAGACTTGTTAATTAAATCTTGGTGTTCCTGTTTGTATTCCGCGTTGCTTAAGAATGCTGCAAAAAATGACTTCACTCTATGATATTCAGTTGAAAGATAACCGTCACCATTAATTAAACAATTTTCCAATTTACTAATAATTTGGCTGAGTGGCATGATATTATTATTTGTTAAATAAAATATTATGATTTTGGCCCAGCCAGTGCTGTGGAACATACTTATAATATAGGTGAACATGTAGCTTTCGACTAGATCATCGAACGGCATAGTATTAGTTGCGCATACTATCTCTTCCTTTTCTATAATTTCATTATCAACTGCAAGTCCGTTTGGCGAAGGTCTATTTACGGTTACAGTCTTTATTCCATGTATCTTCTTTTGCATAGAATTGTTAATCTCTGAGTTTTCTAAAACTGTTAGTAAATGCGCTTGGTTTCCACTAAATTCAGCATCCAAACTTAATATCTTATAATAAGTATCTTTCCAAGACTCTTTAGTTTCTCCGGGGAGACCCAGTATAAGTTCAACTATAGGAATAAGTCCTATTTTGTTACATTCTTTTGCTACGTTTTCTATATCATTGAGTTGAAAATTAGAACGTCTAATATCTACTAGCGTTTGTTCATTCATGGATTGTAACGAAATTATTAAACCGTTAACCTCAGTGCCCTTATAGAATTCTTTAATTATATCAAGAGTTTCTTTCTTCTTAAATGACTTAGCCCAAGTAACATATACGGTGCCTGGTTGACCAGTAAGATTTTGAGTTTTGCGTAAGTATTTTGTTATCCGCATGTCTCGTTCTACTAGTATGCCAAAGTTTGCATCCGATAAAAATACGTAGGGTATATTATGTTTGCTAAGCCAATCAATATCACTAAACACCCGTTCTTCACTAAAGCACTTAACTTTACTTTGTGTTAGTGAACCCCAATCACAGAACGTGCATCCATACGGACAGCCCCTATTAGTTTCTAACGTGGCGCTCCATTCAACATTGGGATTTTCTCTTATTAGTCTTTCAAAGATACCAGACGCATACGGGCTTGGGCTTACTAGCTCTTTCATTCTAGGAAATTTTATAACTTTATCAGGTGCACCATTGTCGTGAACAGTTAGTAGCATTTGAAGGAAAGCCTCTTCTCCTTCCCCAATTATGACTGAATCCACATACGGGTGGGTTTCAAAAAATGACTTTCTTTCTGGGTCCTCTGGTATCTGCGGTCCTCCGAAAAGAATCAAACATTCTGGATACTGTTCTTTTATCGCTTTGGCTACAACTTTCGTATATTCCCAATTCCATGTATAGCAACTAAATGCTGCTATTTTAGGATTGTCCATTCTTTCAATAACTTGGGCAACAGGTATTCTACTAAAAAAGATGTCAGCTAAATTGTAATTATTTTTGACTACATCATTTTGTTCAGCATGACTCCAAAGTACTGCGACAGCATATGGTAGCCAACAAGTTATTTTACCATTTGGCAACGCCGAAGAATAATTTGGCTGAAATAGGTAGACATTTTTCACTAACATATTTATGCGGTCGGATGTCTGCTGTAAAAATTGGTTTAGTTATCACCGCTTCAAAGATGTCTTATACTTTATATATTCGGCAATATGCTCTGCTACATTTATTCCGCAGTATTTTTCAAATCCTTCAAAGCCGGGGGCAGAGTTAGCCTCGCATATCTTGTATCCATCTTTGTCAAACAATAAGTCAATACCCGCAATTTCTAATCCACAGATTCTCGCTGTTTCTCTTGCGAGATATTCAATTTCACCATTAACTTCAAACGGCTCGCCATATCCACCGTTAGATATGTTTGCTCTGAAATCTCCGGGCGGAGCTATTCTTTTCATTGCACCGATAACTTTACCACCGATGACTAATACACGCAAATCTTCGCCTGGCTTTTCACCGATATATTCTTGAACTAACAATGTCTTTGGCGTATTGAGATTACCGATGAACTCCATCATCTTTTTAAATGCAGTTTTATTCTCACACAGATAGATGCCTTCACCATAGCTACCACTGATAATTTTAACAACACAGGGCCAGCCAATAAGATTGTCTGCAATATCTACATCTACGGGAAATCTAACAAGCATTGTATTAGGTACTGGCATTCCTTTACTAGCTAGTAGCTGATGGCTACGCATTTTATCTTTTGCAATTTCTACGCCCACAGAAGAATTAATACATTTGATATGTTCTTCTTCAAACTGTCTAACGATAGCAGTGATGAACTCTGTGGTGCCTGAGCCTGTGCGGGCTAATACGATATCAGGCATGTCAAACTCTTGTCCATTGTATTTGACACCATGACCAGTACCTTTTCCCACAACAACATCAAAGTTATCTGGGTGGTAAATGGTTGCAGGGATGCCTAAGTCACGAAGACTTTCTACGAGCCGACGATTTTCGTATTCGTCCTCGTCTTTTTTAGACAATATTAGTATTGACATTCGTTAATCCGTTTATAGTATTTATCGGATTAACATACATATAAAGAAACGGGGACTTGCCCCGTTTCCCTTAATTAGAACCCTGCAAGTATGCAAGGATTGTTTCAGGCGAAGTTTCGCCATACGGATCAGTTTCGCAGTTATGCTCAATGCCATCTTCAATGAACCACTGTTCAATCTTGCCATTATCAACAATAACAGCATAGCGCCATGAACGAACTCCGAAGCCAACATTGTCCTTCTGAACAAGCATGTTCATCTGTGAAGTGAACACACCAGAACCGTCTGGAATAACCTTAACGTTCTGAATGTTCTGATCCTTAGCCCAGCAATTCATGACAAATGCATCATTCACTGACATGCAGTAGATTTCATCGATGCCCAAAGCCTTAAACTGGTCAAAGTTCTGCTCAAAGCCCGGAAGCTGATAAGTTGAGCAAGTTGGGGTAAAAGCGCCCGGAAGCGAAAATAGGATTACTCGCTTACCAGCGAAATAATCATATGAAGTTACGTCCTGCCAACGATATGGATTCGGGCCTTCGATGGAGTCATCACGGACACGAGTCTTAAAAGTTACAGCAGGAACAACTGTGGGTAATTGTTCAATCATTAGTTTCTCCTAAAAAAATATTGGGTAGGAGCACTATACCCCTACCCAATTATACTTACTTTACGTTAACGATACCCTTGAAGTCGTAAGGGACGATGATCGTATTGACCTTGCCTTCCTTAACAGCTTCGGCAATCGTCACAAGAGCAGTTGCTTCCATGTACTTAGTAGCGCCTGCGTTAGCATTAAGAGCAGCAATACGCTCGGCTTCAAGCTTTGCAGTACGAACTTCTACCTGCTTCTGCTTTTCAGCATTTTGTGCCTCGACCAAAAGGTTAGCTGATGCTACGATATTCGCAGCAGGCTTAACCTGACGAACAAGAACCTGTGAGATTGAAATTGCACCATCTAGCTTTTCAGCAGCGAGGCTAGCAACGATTTCAGCACGAATAAGCTGTTCAATTTCAGCACGGTTGTCAGCCATCTTCAACGACTCGTAACGACGAGCAACCTTGTATGCAGCGTTACGACCAAGCTGACGAATGTAGTTATACATCAACAGAGTGTCGCCGTCTTCAGTTTCGGCGTGAAATCCGCGATTCTTTTCAATATAGATTTCAGCAGCACTTGTTGGATTGATTGAATAGATAACTGCCATATCAAAGTCGGCAACAGTTGAGTTATCGCTAGCGAGAGGGGTCAAGTCAGCGATATCAACCTGAACATCCTTAGTCGGGAAAGTAAGAACTTCACCGATCAGAGTCTGGTTGATTGAACCAGGTTGAAGTTCAGTAGTTTGAATTTGCTTATCAAAGCCGCGACGAACGCCGACTTCACCCGTTTCAATACGAGTACAAGCAGCAGTCGTGGCCATCAAACCAGCGAGAACGGCAATCTTAGCAATACGATTCATTTTAATTTACTTCCTTAAAAGAGTAGAACGATTAATGTTGCAGCAACAATCGCTAGCAACGAACACAATGTACTATAGCCTAACCACTTTGTCAAGCTAATTTTTTCTTTTCCGGTCATTTTCCGAAAAATATCAATCCCAAAAAAGAAAATGAGAAAGAGTGAGATAAAGGCAACGATAATTTTAACCATACTTAGGTCTCCTTAGTGTTTTACGAAGATTAAGTTATAGCAGATAGTTAGGGGGTTGTCAAGAGTCTAGGTTGTCCGTTTTGCAACTTTGGTCAAAACGTTTCTCTTGTAGGGTAGGCTTGTTAAAAATCTTTTCTGAATGACACACTTGACATTTAGGATTGCCGCAATCTAGTGCATGATGCTTCGCAAGCCTGTGCGGCTGCTTTAACAGATGAGTCAATCCAAATGCTTTAGCAATACGCATTTGCTTTTTAATTACGTTTGCAGTATGCTGAAGGCGCTTTGCCCTCTTGTTGCGGTCGTCGCTCACTTGTTTCTCGTGTTTGGTGTTTGTGAATTTTTTTGTTTGTTGGCAGCTTCTTGCTGTTGCTGCCTTGTCCAGCCCATTCTTTTTATATTACCGGACTCAATAACCCGTTGAATCAGTTTTTTGCCGGAACCCATATTATTCAAATCCATCAGTATCTCTCACTATCTATATACTTATCACGTTGAAACATAATTAAGTTTCTTCTTTTTATAATCTTCAATGAAGTCTATCTTTGATTGAAGAGGTGGTCTGACTCCTCCCAAATCTCTGTATGACCCTAGCATATCTTTATCATCTTTGCCGTATACATACCATTCATCCATACGCCAATGGTCTACGCCAAAGTCCATGTAGTCTTCTTTGCCCCATACATTATTTGCAATCCAAAGAATTGCATCACGTTCGGTCATGCCTGTATTACTTTTCCAATGATATAATAACATAGTAGGCGCGCAGTTACGCATAAATGACTTAATGTAATATTTTAATTCAGGAACAACATTATTACTTTGGAATATCCTCTTTAGATCAGGATGAGATTCATCTAGCATAATCTCATCTGTCTCTACTAAACTATATCCTTGCTTTTCATAGGATGAGGATAAGGTACTTTGTTTAACATTATTATGTGTGCTAGTGATAAACAACGGAGCAAAGCTTAGGTGATTTGTTTTCCAATGTTCATCACACCACTTTTTAGTTTCGTTTAATGTTTCTTCTGTTTCGTATGGCAATCCTGCAATAAGGCTAATAGTGCCACTGTAATAACCATTATGTTTCATGATATAATCTTTAGTGTCAAGAATAGCTTGTTGAATTTTTGCTGGGTCCATTCCTTTACCGGCAGCAGATGCACTAGGACGATGAAATGATTCTACTCCGTAAAACTGCCCATTGAACTGCATTCTAGCTAAATGTTCTATATCTTGCGGTCTTGTGTGCAACAGGTCTGCCCTAATATATCCACCAAAATTTGGTTTAAAAGGAAGTTTCTCTACAACGTCTGCATACTTGATGATCTTTTCGCTGTGGTCGTTAAACGTTTCATCTGCGATTGAATATCGGTGAATCCCATAGCTATCATAGTTTCTCATCAAATTATCATGGAAATCTTCGGTGCATCTAGTGTGGTCATCTTTCACTCCTAAAATCGGATAGGTGCAAAACGAACACTTAAATCTGCATCCGCGGCTAGTTTCCATAGTTACGGCTTCGAATGGTTGTAGGAAATCTCTCTTTTCATAATCGATAGAAAGATTTCGCATTGGATAAGCAGGATAGTCGTGAAGTGCGTGAACTGTTCTTCTTTTATTTCCTTCTTTATCGATTACTTCTTCTTTATACTTTGCAGTACCTTTTAAGATTTCAAGTATAGCAAGTTCACCGTAACCCACTACCATGTAATCAGCAGGAATCAAGTGTACATTATGAAACTCTGTAGAACCAGTAACAATCAATATATCAGGATATGTTTGCTTCAACCACGTAAAAGAATAATAAAGGGTTTCAGTATTCATGTTGAATATTGCACCCAAACCAACAAACTTAGTGTTAGCATTCACTCGTGATTTTATAAGTTCTTTGAATTCTTCAAACGTCCAACTTGGGGCGAAGTCAATAACTTCAACATCAATTCCGTTCTGTCTAAGAAATGAAGCGATTCGGTGTGAACCGGCATGGCGGCGCACGGAACTAAAATTAATTCCGTGCATATCACTCGGACGAGAAGGCTCATCCGAGTTTATCATCCCTCCAAAAATTAAACCGTTGATTCTCATCAAGTGTATTTAATGTCGGGATTACTTAGGATTTTCATTATCATATTGTTACGGACGATAACCTAAAACTAAAAGTCCCACACCGATTGCAGCATAGAACGAGAGTTGAAGGAAACCAAAATTCTTATGAATCCAATACATTTTACATTTATCCTTAAACGAGTTCTTTTTCATAAAGTTTGAATCCAAATGTGTCACATACATAGATGTTACCGTTGATAACAAAGAGGTCACCAATCATTGAACTACGATGACCATACTTGCGACCACCGACAGTCATGAGCGGCATGATAACTTCAACGTTTTCGCTGAAATCTTCGTTATGCTCACCGTCTTCAAAAGTCGGTCCCATACTCCATGAACCAAAAATGTTCTGTGTGCGAGTAAAAGCATATTCACATGCATCTATATCCGCTTCTTTGAAGCCCACCTGGTGCTTGGGGACATTCACGAGAGCAACAGTGTCCATTGCAGATGTTGCAGGGTCAAAATAGATAACTTTAACTTGCATTTCGTATCTCCGTTTTCACAGCTTATAATTAACACTACACTAGTTTTGGGTAAGAGTCAACCGAAAAATGACCTAATCAGTCAAACGGTACGTTTTTATCTTGCTTTTTACCTGTATAGTGGTCATCGGATACGCAGATAGTCTTTACGGGCCCTTCACGAACTTGAGCGGGATATTGTTCAGCTACCAATTCACACATAGTCTTATTGCTAAGTTGCATTTCTTGCTTAGACAGATACTCTCCCTCAGGAGTGAGGAAGAAGACAATGAGCCAAAACTTCACTGGTCAAGTCCACGCTGAATGCGATAGTCTTCATCGCTAGTGCAATAAAACTGCGCCTGCAAATCGCTGTTGACGATGGTCTTAGCCACTTGTCCGGCAAACTCTACGCACTGCTCTTTGTTAGCAGACTCATATATATCTTTAGCAACAAACTCGCCTTCCTGCGTGAACAGGTATACAATCAACCAAAAACTCATTACTTATACTCCTTAAACCACTTGAGAACATTCTGTTTATTCTTATCAAAGAACGAAACATCCATACCAAAATGCTTCTTACTCTTGAAAATCTTACCCTGCCATGCGTAGCCGCCTGCATTTTTGGGGCGATACGTCCACTTAAGCTGACCGATAACTTCACCGTCACACTTGATAGCAAAGGTATGAAACTTTTCATTTCCGAGGTCGGCAAAACCATCACGAACTTTTGCAAGAGTCCACATAGACAATCTCCTTAGCGAGGACGATAGGGGCGGGCACCTTGTTCATCAAGATAAACAGTGCGACCATCAGCAGTGCGAACGATGATGTCCTGAATCATTTCCTCAGGATCATTAGTAGTGTCCATATAGGCGCCAACAATCAGAACTTCGTTGCCATGTGCATCATAGCTATAACCTTGAACCATATCACCGACTTGAAACATTTGATATCTCCGTTTTCTCAGCTTATAATTTACTATAGCAAAATGGGTAACCAATGTCAACCGTTTTCTTCCAAAAAATGAATATTAGGCGGCAGCGGATTCTTCATGAGTGTAGTCGCGGAAAGTGACTACAAACTTCATCGTTTCAAGATAAGTATCAGCAAGCCGGGCAATAGAGTAGTTGCAAGGAGACTTTTCGTTAGGATATTCAACGTAAATCCAATCAATTAGTTTGCCCGCTGCGTTGGGAGCCCGCATAATCTTAACTACTTCACCACTGATAGTACCAGCAGCAGACTCATAACGAACACGATCACCAATAAGAACAGTTTTAGGGGTAGCCATAAGTAGAACCTTTCGTTGCTCTTTATTTATGACTGATAATATCAGTTTTTGATAATCATGTCAACTAAAAAGATCAACTTTTTCCCAAGGGAGATACGATTTTCCAAAGTGACCATAGTTAGTAGTAGAACTATAGATTGGTCTAAACAGGTCAAATCTTTCAATAATACCCTTAGGAGTTAAATCTACATTCTCTAGAATATACTTTTCTAAGTCTTTGCTTTCACCATCACTGTCAACGTAGAAGCTAGTTGGTTCTTCAACCCCGATTGCATAGCTAAGCTGAATCTGTGCCCAAGTTGCTTTGCCGCTTGCTACAATATTATTAGCAATGTAACGAGCCATGTAAGCAGCACTGCGGTCAACCTTTGTCGGATCCTTGCCGCTGAATGCGCCGCCGCCGTGTGGTGCTGCGCCGCCATATGTATCAACGATAATCTTACGCCCAGTAAGTCCAGTGTCACCGTCTGGTCCTCCGATCACGAACCTACCTGTAGGGTTAATCAAGAACTTAGTTTCTTTGTCAATCAAATCTGTTGGTACAACAGCACGAATAATCTGTTCAATACCATTACGAACTTCGCTGATATCAACGTCAGGGTGATGCTGTGATGAGCAAACAATCTTATCAATTCTGTTGATTGTACCATCGTCATTATATTCAACGGTTACTTGACTCTTGCTATCAGGTCCCATCCAAATTTGACCGTCATTCTTTCTCAAATGAGTTAGGGTCTCTACAATCTTATGACTATAATAGATTGCTGCTGGCATGTTGTTTTCTGTTTCGTTGACTGCATAACCAAACATCAATCCTTGATCACCTGCACCGAAATTATCAGTACCTAATGCAATGTCTGGACTTTGTCCGTGCATCAAATTGATTATGTCAGCGGTTTGCCAATGAAATCCTTCCTGTTCGTACCCAACATTTTTGATCACTTTACGAATTATGTAGTCTAAATCTAGCGGATCAATTTCGCCTTTAAACTCGCCAGCAACAATTACTTTATTAGTTGTTACTAACGTTTCACACGCACATCGTAATGCTGGATCCAAATTACTCATAACCATATCTAATACACCATCACTGATGGCGTCGGCTATTTTATCTGGGTGACCTTCGGATACTGATTCACTGGTAAACAGGTATGACATATTATTTCCTTTATTAAGAATTATAGAATATTTTGCAGGGATTTGCAATGTGTTTTGGGTTAATTAATCCAACAATCGCAGTTACATTCAATTACACGCTCAATAGCTTCGTTTACTGAATATACTGCCGGGTATAGAGTACTCCCGGTATAGTCTGAATCTACTTCAAAAGGAATATCTGTAGCTAATTGCTCCGGAGTAGAAATGATAATTCTGTCCGGTCTAACAATTGGATTTAGTGAAGAAGGGACTGTGGGTCCTACCACCGCAACCGAAACTCCATTTAAAATAGGAGTTATGTCTCCCGGTGACGTTGTTCTTGTGGTTAAAAATTCCCCAATCAAGGTTGAGTCAGAGGGGAAATACGTGCCATTGGGTCTAGGAGTAATAACACGATTGCCAAGCTTATTTGTAGGCCAACTTGCGGTAGTAAAGCCGGTTACACCTACAAGAACATTTCCGTATGTTCCCGGATCCTCTTTGACTATATCAATAATAGGACTTGTAATTGGGTTATTGATAGCCGCTGGAATAGTTCCATTAGTAGTAAGTGTTTTCTCATCCATGAGAGACATAGTATCTGCAATATGATTATCTAACGGAATTCCAGCAGAAATCAATCTAATTTGATTTCGTTCTTGTCTCATTTGAACTACCGCGCTTTGTCCGCCCAAAGTGTCTAAATTACAAATTGCTTCTAGTGTTTGTGCAGACATATGCGGTTTAGTATCTTGTGCGATAGTAGGAATAGAGTCAACAAACGAATTGATAGTCGATGGATATGGATAGGCAAATAAATCTTTAGGTACTGCTACCGGTGGCAATGCAGTGTACCTAGCTCGTTGTTCAATAACCAATTGACCACCTAATATATTCCAATACGTGTTCAATAACTGAGTTACTTCTAAATTATTCTGAGAAATTAATGAAATTTCTGCATTAGCTAAGTCAATATAATTCTGTACTACTGCATTCATTGGACTTGGCCAGCCGGTTGTACCGGCTGCGGTGTTTGTTCCGCCACCGTTTGATGTAGGCGGGGCCTCTATTGTTACGGTCGGCAGAGTAGTCGTGTCAGTTCCTGAGCTGGTTAGCTCTACTGAGGTCACTCTACCAAACAAGCCGCCGCCATTTGATCCAACAAGAAAATCATCAGTTTCTATAGTAGCAGTAGCAGTTGCTCCACTGCCACCGTTAATAGAAATAGTAGGTGCTGCTGCGCCGCCTCTACCATATCCTCCACCAAGATCAGTAAGCGTAACACCTGTAACATTATAATATGTAGTGAATACAGTTGGAGGAGATTCAACTACATAAGAGGTATACTGCACACTAACAGTAGCCGGTTTCCATGACACTGCTAAAAATAGGTCACGATATATCGATTTTAATGTATCAGTTTCTGCCTCTAGCATTCTATTATATAGATTTTCCCATGGATAAGGAAGACCGGACATAGAACCAAAGAAATCTGACATAGTATAAGTGCCATATGGTCCCGAACCTAATGCTTCTTTTAGTTGTAAGCTGTCGATTGCCTCTTGACTAGTCGGCTTACTTGTTCCACTGACAAGGGGAAAATCAATAGTGCTTTCTAAGGACTTGACTGCTCTAGCGAACTGTTGAATGTCTGCTCTATCAATGTTTCTGATTTGGCGCATAGCAAATGAGAACGCGCCGGCAGCAACTGCTTGTTCTAATGGTATTACGCCACGTAGATACGAACCAAATCCTTTGATTAACGCTACTGTATTATCTACTGATTGAATACTAGAAACTGCTGAGGGAACATTATTAGGTGTCTGCGCTCCTACATAAGTATCCATATCAGGACTAGTTAATGCTGGATTTAATCCTCCGAAGATATACAAAGGATAATATGTTTTACTATTAGTGGGGAGTCCTAATTCACCGTTGTACTTAGGAACAGTTAATGATTGATAGCTGTTAGGGAATAGTTTTTTTACATCAAGTAAATCTGCTAAGCTTTCTAAGCCCTCTATTTGACATTGTAGAGGTGCTATTATATCGCTAAGGTTTTCACCAACCATAATTAAGAAGGCGCTGTAAATTTGTCGTTCTTGTGTTTTTGTGGGGGACTGTAGTTTTCCAGATACTAGTTGCTGCAATTCAGTATTTTCTAACCCTGCTGACAACAATGCTAATACTAAATCTGGTATTACTGCGTTGTTTTCTCCTAATATTTTTAATAGAGACGAGGGTAATCCAAAAGAAGAAATATCACTTAGGTTAAGAATTTTTCCTAAATTTTCTAAATCCTGACCAAATTCTTTATTTGCTAAATTTACACCAAATACATCAGCACTGATCAAATCGTCCATGTTACTGAATGTGCCGTCCAAAAACGTTTTTGCATTTTGGTTAGACATAACAGTTTGGCTAACACTTTCTACAAACGACAATGCAGACAGAAAGGATGCCAAAAACTCCGGATATTCCGGATTAGCTGCTGATACTTCTCCTCCATTCCAATTGAATTCATTCCATGCTTGTAATGCATGTAGTCTAATATATCCCCATTGAGTGACGGCTGCATTCGGGTTGGAACTATCATATGGCAACCAGGTTGCTTCCTGACCCTGATTAGTAGCACTCGTAATGCTATATCCAGAAGTTGCAGGTCCGGGCAATGCACCGGAGACACCCTGCTGAATTCCGTACTTCTCTGAAATAGATGGGGTCACTGAATCTGCAGGTCGTGCCCATATACCAGCTGGATCAATCGCAACATATGAGGCTGGTTTTGAGTTACCTAACGCAGGAATTGATGCTGACCCTATTGCAATAAGATTATTATAAACACCAGATGTCACTAGAGTTCTTAGATATGCATCATTGATTGCCCAAGTGAGCATTCTTAAACATGTTCCGCTAACTAATGTGCCAAAAGTGTAATCGGTATTTGTTTTACTAGCACCCATATAAGATGCTGCTATAGGATTGATTGTTAAACCCTGATTTTGTAGATAAGAACCAACTACGTTAATTCCAAGCGGACTTTGTGTTCCAGTATCAGCCATATTATTTTTAACTCACAAATACAGTAGGGCTACCCTGTATTATCGGGTGACCGCATGTGGTGCTTGACCCAACTCTTAATACCGGAACACCTTCAGCAAATACAGTTGGGCTTCCAGTAAGGGTTACCGATGCTTTATGTGGACCACCGGCAGGGTGAGGAGTTATTTTACTTACGTGCAGTCCAACCGGACGATTGTTAGCGAAGACAGTCTTTGCTCCTCTAATAATCTTTCCGCCGCCCGTGTTAATATCGCCTATTCTACTTAGTGGTTTTCCCATATATCATCCTAAAATTAACTTCTTGTCCGGGACCACTAAACCAGTAGTAGCCTCAATATACTTTACCTTAACACTGTCATCTGTCAATGCAAAGATAGTTACGTTATTAATATTTAGTCTTGCAGGATCCTTTGGATCTGCGGTAAACATGCTCTGTATCAATCCCAATCCTTGGGGACCGGGGGCAACTGATACTGGATCCTTTAAGGATAGATAATTATCTTGAATATCAGTAACTTTTCCTACAACTTCTTCACCGCTCGTGAGCTTGAATGTATAGGTTTCTCCAACTTTAATTGTCATATTTTTTTCTTTCTTATGCTGCTTCTGCTAAAAACTTAGCACGAAGTTCTGTAAATCCACCGACGAGTTCTCCGTCGAGGAAAATCTGAGGTACGGTACGTGCATTAGGAACTGCTTCAAGCAAGTCTTCCTTAGTGTACCCTTCACCAATCTTCTTTTCTTCGTATTCAATACCCTTCTGTTCTAGAAGTGTCTTTGCCTGCACACAATAGGGGCAGTGATCCTTTGACCATACAATTGCTCTCATTATTTTTCTCCTTATAAATTCGGTAGTTCATCGTAATCTAGTGAATCACTCATCACTCCGATTACATATGAGGTTGATTCTGATTCTTGAAGTGCAGTTTGCTTCTTACTGGTATCCATATGCTTGTTGAACCAAGGAATAGGAGTAGTCTTTGGCGCTGGATTCCAATACTTAATACCAATCTGCTTAAGAGCGTCTACGGAGTTGTAGTCAACGAAATCCATCATAATCTTTTCGTTGAGACCGATTACTGGACCCTTCTTAAAGAGATATGCAGCCCACTCTTTTTCTTCACGAATTACATCTTCGTAAATCTTACGAACTTCATGTTCACAGTCAATCTTTGCCTTAGCAAAACGAGGGTCTTCTTTGATAACCTGATTAATCATCCAAGCAGTCCACTCTTTGTGCAAGAGTTCGTCTTGTAGAATCAAACTGATGATATTGCCATTACCCATGAACATCTTATTTTCGACCATTGCGAGACTTGTAGCGAACGATACCATAAAGCGGAAAGCTTCAAGAGCGTAAGAAGCATGTAGAGCTAGCCAAATTGCATTGATATGTTCTTGTTCGGCTACAGCTATTCCAAGTTCTTTCTTACAATTAAGAGCATGTAGCTTATCATAATAATCACCTACACTAGAAGCCATATCGATGATTTCCTGAGTGTCATGAATTGTGTTGAACACTTCTTTAGGAACATTATAGATGTTGCGAATGATATGGCTGTATGAACGAGAGTGAATATTTGTTTCAAAGAAGCTCCAGTTGCTCATAATAGCTTCAAGTTCAGGTATAGAGCAGACAGGAGTAAAGACTTGCGCTGGTGCTCTGCCTTGTAAGCTATCAAGTGCAGTCTGTCTAAGAACATTGCTAGTAAAGATGTGAGCAACGGCTTCGCTTGCATCCTTCATATCATTAGCATCTTTAGAGAGATTAACTTCTTCCGGAACCCAAAAGAATCCACGGGCTGATTGTTCAATCTTTTGTAGCTTCTGATACTTTACTTCTTCAAATCGTTGAATAGTTACAGGGCCTGCTGGGTCAAGAAACATCTTGCGGTTAAGATAGTCTGTTTTTGTAGTTAGATTATATTGACTCTTGCTCATTTAATAATTCCCCGATGCTAATACGATTTTACAAATATGTTCTAGACGCTCAATATGTTCATATGCTCGCCAGGGAGTAGTGTCAATTGCAACTACACCATGCCCCTTAATGCCTACAATGTCATAAGCAATATTGCCTTCACTGTCAAGTCCTAAGTTAGTATGACATTGTGTAGCAAGTTCTTCACTGATAGGAGGAACATCGCCTACATTTGGAGCGACTCTAGTGTACCTGCCCAACTCAGGGAAGTGTATCACAAGCTCATTCAAGTTAATACCGGCGTGCATTGCAGCAACACAGTATGTAGGGTGAACATGGACTACAACACGAATGTCATCACTGTGCTGACCTAAAGCTTTTAGTAAGCCATAGTGCAGGGGAATCTCTCCGCTTGGCTGTAGCTCACTAGAGATAGCGGTGTAGGGTAAAACTTGCCAGCCGTTCTCATTTAACCCAATCTTTTTGAATTGATCGGGCTGTAGTGTCTGCTTTCTTACACCACTAGGTGTGATATAGAAGTGGTCACGGTCATGATGGCGAATACTGATGTTGCCGTCGCGGCTAGTAATCCAGTTACGAGCATAGGCATCCTTTAAAATATCGCAAATTGTTTCTAACATTATAATTTACAGCTTTCGCAATCACCATCATCTTCAAAGAAGTCAATAACTTCTAGTGGTGCTTCATCTTCCTCTTCTTTAGAACCCTTCTTGTTAATCAAGCTGTAATAGAGAGTCTTAATTCCCCACTTATGAGCAAGCATCAAGTTCTTTGCGATAAGAGTAGTTGGGACTTTTCTATCAGGGAAGTGAGCAGGGTTATAGAATGTGTCAGTACTGATTGACTGATCCATATAAGCAGCAAGAACAGCAGAGGTCTTGAGATAACCTACGCAATCTGTTTGGTCCCACATAAGCTGATACTTGTTCTTCAACTTTTGATATTCAGGGACAACCTGAATGAATGACCCAGCCTTACTTTCCTTAACACTAATCAAGCTCATTGGCATTGCGATTCCGTTAGTAGAATTGATAACTACTGAACTTGATTCTACTGGAGCAATTGCACCTACTGTAGCATTACGCACCCCGTATTCTACCATGTCCGCACGAAGCGTTTCCCATTCAAGTTCAGGAGTAAAGTCAGCTAGTTCGTTAGCTCCATTTGAGCGAAGCTCCCAAGAGAAGATTCCGTTACCATAACGAGTCTTGTCACTGTCTAAGCACTTACCACGTTCTTTAGCAAGTTCAACATTGGCTTCCATCAAATAATATGTTTGATGTTCTGCCCAACTCTTTACGTCTTGTAGTGCTTCTGATTCGCCGTACTTGTATCCACGTTTGGCATGCCAGTATGCAAGATTAGTTACACCAATACCAATTGGTCTAATCTCATCGTTTGACAGCTTAGACTGAATTGACAAGAAGTCCTGATAATCAAGAATGTTGTTTAGACTGCGCAATAGAATCCGACATGCTCTACGCATATCTTCTGGATTTCTAAACGCACCCCAATTCATACTCCCGAGGGTACAAAGTGCGATTCGTCCTGCAGGATCATCTAGACGCTTGAATGACTTTGTGGGAAGAAGGATCTCGACACAGAGGTTTGATTGATAGATTGTATGATACTCAGGGTCGAACGGACCTTGATTCATAACGTTGTCAATGAACACAAGATAGATTCTACCTGTGTCAGTGCGTTCCTTAAGAATGCCTCCCTTAAAGACTTCCTCAGCACTCATTACCTTCTTACGTAAATCCTTACGCTTTTCATACTTCACATAAAGTTCTTCAAACTTTGCTGTATTTTGATAGAATGCTTCATACAAATCAGGCACTTCGTTTGGATCAAAGAATGTGATATTCTCTTTGTTCTTGAACCGCTTCCAAAAGAATGCACTAAGAACAACACCATAGTCCATGTGACGAACACGGGTTTCTTCGGTGCCCTGATTGTTCTTGAGAACGATCAAGTCATCAAACTGATAGTGCCAGATAGGATAGAACACAGTAGCCGATGCATTACGAATTCCGCCCTGTGAGCAAGAACGTAAGTCACCGAACCACTTCTTTAGAAACGGAATCATACCAGTATGCATGATTTCGCCCCCTCGAATAGGCGAACCGAGGGAGCGAAGTCTGCCGATTTCTAATCCAATGCCAGCTCGTTTGCTAGCATACTTAGCCATCATTTCTCCGGAAGCGAAAATCGAATCCAAATCATCGTCGCTGCGAATAAGGACGCAAGAACTAAACTGTTTAGTTGGAGTGCCGAGACCAGCAAGCACAGGAGTAGCCAGGGTAAACAGACCATCACTCGCTGCATTGTAGTATTCCTTAATAAACTTGAGGCGCTTGCTAGCTTCTTCACGGTGAAATATTGTTGCAGCCGCAATCAAATAGCGAACTTGTGGAGTTTCGTAGATTTCTTTTGTTGCTCTATTGCGAACAAGATATTTTTCAATCATCTGTTCGATTGCTGCGTATGAGTACTCCTCATCCTTTTCATGTTCGATGAAGTCATTCATCTTATTCCAATCGTCTTCGGAATACCATTCTAAAAGTTCATTAGTATATAGGCCTGTTGCTACATTAGTCTTAACAATTTCATACAAGTGTGGTACTTGGTAGTCTCCGTAAACATCTTTACGAAGCATAGAAAGTCGTTGTCTACCAGCAACGTATTGATAATTAACGTGTCCAACATCAGGATTACTTTCAACATCAATCAAGTCCACGATAGCTCTAAGAGTGATTTCATCAATCTCTCGTGTAGTGATGCCATCATAAAACTGTGGATGTGCTTTGATTTCTATCATGGATTGACTTACATCAGCCGTGCCATTGCACACCTTTGTAATCTGTTGTTGCCACTTTTCCAGGGCAAGCGGCTCTGTGTTACCCGATCGTTTCTTTACATTAATCATTCGTTGCCTATTTTCTTTTTTAATGAACTGATATTGATTTGCTTTGTTATTGTGAAGTCTGCGAGAGATGTATTTAATACCGACTCGGGCCAGTAATTCATCACATATTTTGCGTCATCAACTAAAACTAATACTACATTTTCTCTATTATAATCTATTGCGTCAACAAAGTCAATGTCGTTGATACCCAATAGCATTAGCGTGTATACCATTCCCAAAGCTCGGGAATACTTGCAATAATCATTATCACTAATAAGTTCCCAAGGTCCGGGCCAATCTACTACATCTGCTGGATGCAGGTAGTGAGAACTGATTGGTGCTCGTTGCCAAAATCTATCGACCTCAACACATATGGTTTGTGTATCACCATTTTTTAAAGATTCTCTAAGATCATGCCAGGCCCGAAGGCGAGTATAATAGTCTAATAAGAATACGTTGATCACACTATACTTATCACCATTTACTGAGCGGACATGTTTCTTGTTCTTCTGAGGTTTGCACTGAAAGTGGAATATCATTAAGTCTACATTTTGGATAGGGTAGTTCAATGTTTTCTTCACAAGTGGTACAGAATGAAATTCTTATTGCTTGAGTTGCAGGGTCAATGTTGTTTCCTAATTGTGTCATACTCCGTATTTCCCTCTAAATGCAGCAAAGTTTAATGCAACCTGTTCTGCTGTCAGTGCGACATTATACACTTGTATAGCGGGTATGCTACCTGCAAATTTTGCGTTCCAAGAGTTGCCTATTGTATCAACCGGGTTATTATTTCCTGATGTAGAGTTTGCCACATTACTGTCTAATACCCCGTCTACATACATAGCCATCGTACTATTAGAATTGTTTACCCAAGTTAGCAAATGCCAGTTATTATCGTTGACAGTTGTACCAACGCCTAACTTCTGTGCCCATGCAGAGTTTTGATAAGTCCAATATGCAATCTTTCCGCTGTTTACACATAAAGCTGAGTATACTGGTCCGCCACTTAAGTTGGACAGTATTGAACCTTGACCAAGACCGGTTGCATCAGTAGTAGTTTTAACCCAAGCACTAACAGTCCATGGCAGATTTCCATTACCTAAACTAATTGTAGGGATAGTTAAGAAGTCGGTTGATCCGTTAAAGCTAAATGTATTATTAGATGCGTAGGTTAAACTATTGATAGTTATTGTTCTACTTCCAGTAACATCTAGCAGTGCATTAGTTGAGCTTCTGGAGCCAAACGGACCTACAAACGGAGCAGTAAAGTTACTAGATGAACTAATTAATACCTGAGGGTTTCTATAAAGAATGAATCCACTAGTAGCTAAACTAGTTCCGTTACATGCACCTGGATATAATAACATTCTACATGTGCCAGTAGATCCGGCCTGAGCAGTAAATGTAGCCGTTTTCCAAACGCCGGTTACTGTCGGCGTAGGATCGGCTGCTGAGTTACTTACTGCCGATTCAAAATTAGCGAGATAGTTGGTAACAGGATATCCGCCAGCACCCGGGGAAATATAATAATCAAATGTAAACGTTGCCCACTGACCAGCAGTAATACTAACATCGTTGCCATGGTAATAGCATCCGCCTGCTGCAACTAAATCATATCGGTATACTACATCATTATTCGTAATAGAGTAGTTATCAAATGTTCCTGAATATGTTCGCTGAAACGTTCCGGTGCCTTGAACTTGAAAGGCAACATTATTGCTACCATCGGGAGTAGGGACCGCAAATTGGTTTGATACGGCTGCTCCTCTATACGACTGCGGATCATACATATCATAACCAAACAGTAATCCATCAGTAACTATTTTAGGACCGGATGCTACACTCATAAGTTGAATCTCCCGCGTATAGCATTAAAGTTTTGTGCTACTTCAGCATCAGATAGTGCCCTAGTGTAAGCAGTAACCATAGCCATATCACCTTGCCAAAATCCTGCATAGCCATTACCTATGGTGATGTTGGCTGGTGTGTTAGCTAAAACCCCATATGGATTAGCTGTGGTTACACTCAACGCTCCATTTAGATACCATTTATATTGACTAGTGCTTCTAACAGTAGATATTACATTCCAAACACTTCTAGGGGTTGTCGGGCTTCCTACCCCCACATATGGTTCAGCGTTTGATCCTGCATTTCCGTAGAAGCCGCTGATGTTTTCGCCTTGTTCGTGTGTCCAAGTACCATACCCGCCATACGCTTGGTCCCATGGATTTCTTCTACCTGAGGTATATGTGTGTCTCATTACTATCTGTAACGATTGAGCAGAAGCAAAATTCAAAGTAGCGTTATTGATAATTGTACCGTAATTACTAGTACCGTTAAAAGTATAAAACCCATTGTTAGTAGAAGGCAAATCTAGAAATGTACAGTTGTTGTTACTGCCGCTTATATCATACCACGTATTGCCTGCGTTTTGCAGTAGTTCTTGGATATTAGGTTCTGTGCCATCACACAAATCTACTCTTGGTTGATAGAATTGTAATCTTGTAGTGTTATCTGCACAATAATACAAATACGTTCTATGTAGACTTGTAGTTGAATTGGAATTCCACTTTAAATCACCGGTGCCAATGTTGCACCCGTTTATATCACCGGCTCTACCGTTAATAGTATAATATCCAGTAGTAGGATTTCTACCAGTGAATGTAGTGTTGGCTGGATATATATGACCTACAAACAAGTACCAAGTATTCTGTGCTAACCCACTAGTACCGCTGCACTCCCAATACGGATTGTCTGCTGCTGTATCATCACTCATTTTGCGCAGGCCGCCGTTACTTCCAGTACCTAAATAAAATGTGCCGCCACCGGTACTTGATGTTCTACGAACCCATACTGAGAAACGATATAGTTGAGTATTGTCTATAGCAAAATCTGCTGTGTTCCAGCCACCGTCATCATTAGTTTCTGCTAGTGGTCTTGCTTCCCAAACAACTGCATTATTACCCCATGGATTACTTGCAACTACTCTTTCGTTTTCAGCCGTTGCCCCGTTTTGACTATAACCAGTAATACTGCCTGAACCAGTGACCCAGTTGTTCCAGTTGATGACAGAGCGATTGCCTACGTTTGAATTAGGATTAGCAGCATCTAAGCATAGAGCCATATTTCCTACTGAGATAGGTGCTCCTCCAGTACTCTCTCCCAAAGAAGAATTGTATCTGACAATTACAATTCCAGATCCACCGTCACCGCCTTTATTCGTGAAGTTATAGTGGGAGCCGCCTCCTCCGCCGCCGCCCGTGTTGAGGCCACCATCGCCGCCCGGAGTGTTTGTTTGTGAGTTAGGAGAACCGCCACCTCCAGGAGAACCATTATTATACCCAGTTCCCCCAGTAGTCACTCCGACTGCGCCGCCACCACCTCCACCAACGCCGCCGTTACCTCCTGCACTTAAACTATATGCTGCGCCACCTCCACCACCGCCCCAAAAAAGATTACGATTGAGTATGCCATTCGCTATGCCTGGGCCACCATTGGGTGTGTTATTCGCATCAGTGCCGGCGCCACCAGCGCCACCACCACCACCACTATAGTAAGAACTGTTACCCCAGCCCCCGCGATTTCCTTGTCCGGCAGTACCGGTACCAGACGCACCGTAGCCTGTTCCAGTAGACAATGCAGGGGTTACACCGTTGTTATAACCAGACCCGCCGCCGCCAGAGCCACCACTATTACCAAAACTGTTACCAAACGTATAGTATGATGTTCCGCCTGCTCCACCACCAACAGCAGTATTGCTACCAAATATACTATTTCCGCCATTTGTTCCCTTAGTAGTTGCGTGTCCACCAGTACCTGCAGGGGCTCCTGCACCTCCAGCACCAACTGTAACAGTTACTGGTGTACCTGAGGTTACTGATACACTCGTATTGCTAATGACGCCTCCGCCGCCGCCGCCGCCTCCCATATCTGATCCGGCCCCACCACCGCCGGCAACTACAAGAACTTCAATTGTACCTGTAAAGGACGGGGTAAAGACTCCAGAAGTTGCAAAAACTCTGACAGTATCAGTAGGAGCAGCGATATTTGGACCGGAAGCGATTGCCATTATTATTCTCCCATTAATGGTTCAATGGTAGACAGTTCCCATTGTTGAACTGCTTCATTCCAAACATATGCATTACCATCATCGGGGTAGTCTATAGGGGCTTTCCATTGACCAATAGTTTCATCAAGTACCCAGCTATCAAATGGCTTCGGAGGGATAAATGCATCCAAAGCTTCATCATATGAATAACCAACACCAGCATAATTCTTTCTTAATGGTGTGCCACCTTGCGTATGAACACCGGCGTGGGTATTGTAACTAGTTTGAATCCATTCTTGGGGAGGGCCCCACAAACCAGTATCAATCATATCTTGTTCGATGACTATAACCTCCGTTACAGTTCCATCTTGTACTCTAGCAAAATGTGTCATAAATTAAATCTCCCTCTTAGTGCATTGAAATTTTGTAGTATTTCTACTGCGGTAAGCACTCTGCTGTAAGCTACAAAGCTTGCTATTTTTCCATTCCAGTTTCTATCGCCTAAATTCCATCTGCCAATATCTAATGATTGACCATCATATAAAATGTTTCTATTGTTTGCAAGATCGCCTTGATTTAAAAATACACCATTAACATACACAATTGCTCTGTCAGAAGGAGTAAACGTCATTGTTATATTAGTCCAAATGTTGGCTGTCAGAGAAATTCCTCCAACAGCACTTATACCGCCGGTAGCGTCATGTGTGCCGAATCCATAAACATTTGTATTCGTGCTGTCTTGTTGTAGCACAAAGCTTCGTGTTCCGGTGTGCGAGTTATCAAAAATGTCTGCATATTGAACTTGCGTAGTACCTGGGTTTACCCACACACTTATAGTAAAGTTTTGATAAGTGAAAAACGATCCCAAACTAACATAATCATTTACTCCATCTAAAACTAGAGATCCTAAATTAGCTGAGTTATATCCAACGCCATTAACAAGCGTCCCGTTATTGCCGCTACCACTAACGTCTCTCCAAAATGTACCTGATCCAGGATATGATAGCGGATTTCCAGCATCTACGCACACTACCATATCTCCTACTGAAGCAACTGCGCCTCCGGTACTTGATCCCAGTGAAGAATTGTATCTTATGATTACGATTCCTGAGCCGCCAGCACCGCCGGAGGTAACTTGCCAAGCGCCTCCGCCGCCTCCGCCGCCGGTGTTCATAGCGCCTGCTGCGCCATTGGTGTCAATTGCTGCTCCGATGCCCGAATTCAGCCCGTTACCACCACCATTAGTTGGACCAATGCCTCCTGAACAACTTCCGCCACCTCCGCCGCCGATGCCGCCGTCACCGGCATAGCCATTATAATAGCCGCCGCCTCCGCCACCGCCAGCCCAGTAATATACTGTACCTAATATACTATTAACAACGCCGGCTCCACCGCGACCGTTTGCATTACCGGGACTACTTTGAACAGTGTTACTATTAGTGTCTGCTGCTGCTGCACCAGCGCCGCCGCCGCCTGCTGCTGCTGTGGGTCCGCTAGTTCTGGCGGCTGTCATATTTCCGCCACGATTGCCGTAAATTATTCCGGTATTTGAACCTAATGAATTTCCACTGCTAGTGCCGCCTTGATTTAATACGCTGTTATTTGATGCTGCGCCTCCGCCAGAACCACCAGTTACGCCGGCACCTGAATCGTGTACTCCGGAACCTCCGCCTCCCTTAGCAGTTGCTCCAAATGCAGTAGAGTCTCCTCCGCTGCCGCTGATACTGGAATATACTATTGCGGTGCCGCCAGCACCCACAGTAATAGTATATGGAGTTCCTGAAGTAACTGACACGGCAGGCATATACACTACGCCGCCGCCACCGCCGCCGCCTCCGATGCCGCCACCGCCGGCTCCGCCGCCAGCGACTACTAACACTTCAACTGTTCCCGTAAACGCAGGTGTAAAGGTTCCAGAGGTTGCAAAGACTCTGACAGTATCAATAGGAACAACAATATTTGGACCAGATGCTACACTCATACCCCATACCTTCCGCGTAATGCGTTAAAGTTCTGCATTACTTCTGTTGCTGTTAGGGCTCTGTTATAGATCCTGCTTAAAGGTAATAAACCATTAAAGTTATGCACGCCGTCAGTGAGGCCTAAGCCGTAAGTTCCTAACACATATGTTGCATCGGGTATTGTTCCGGTTTGTGCTTCAGAATATATTTGCACCCCGTTTAAATAGGCCCTCATGATAGACCCGTCATACGTTCCCACAATGTGAGACCATGCATTATTAGGAACACTGCCGTTATACGATGCTACTCTACTCACGGATGTTTGATTTGCCCAGTGCAGTGAAAAAGTTACTCCTCCGTCAGTCGAGTCAATAATGCCCAAATACATACTGTTAGTTGAAGAAATTGATCCTCCTCTAATAGTTCCTGTTACCGTCGGTTTAGTAGGTCTAATCCAAGACTCGCAGGTTATCGCAGTTGTTGGTTTGGTTGCAAAAGTAGACACTGTTAGGTAATTATTTGATCCATTGAAGCTAAACGACCCATCTGATGGATATGTCAAACTTGTCGCAGTAATAATGTCCTGACCAGTAGGGTCTAATAATGCTTGTGTGTTTGATCTTGTACCTGGGACAAACGGTGTTGCATACGTGCCAAGCTCAAGTTGAAATCCACAATACTGAATTGTATATCCACCCGTTAGTCCGCCGGAATGTATCGGGAAATAATCTAGCACTGTGCCCGCAGTACACGGCCCAGTAGTTGAATATCTTACCCACTCAGTAGTATATGTTGGATTCCAATCGCCAGTAACTGCTTGGTCAACTCCATTTGATCTCCACAATTGACTATTACTAAGATTAGAGGTAGCTGTCGGGCCGCTGATGATTCTAGCATAATACGAAAAGGTATGAGTGCCTGTTGTCGCTACAGTACCTTGAACTGCCCAATATTTATAGCCAGTTGTGCCGGTAGTATATTGCATTACTGCGGGAGAACCGATTGGATTTGAAACATTTGTGACGTAAGTATAGGTTTGTGTACCGGTAGCATCATAATTATAACCACCGAATACAAAACTAGATCCGTTCCAATTAGCGTACGGGTTTGGTACTAGGTTTGTAGTGGGGGCGCCTTTCCAGGAACGGCCCGTATTGCTCATATCATAAACAAGTACTAATCCATTAGTAACTATAGAAGGAGAATGTGCGAGAGCCATTATATACCATACCTTCCACGGAGTGCATTAAAGTTTTGTAGTACTTCTGTATCAGTTAATACTCTACTGTAGATATAATGATTAGATATATTAACCGGAGAACAGTAGCCAGTGTCTACACTAATAGAACCTAGTGTTATTCCACCAATTGAATTTATAGCAAGATTAGTTCCAGCTTCCGCTCTTAAGATTGTTAGTGCGCCTGCTGTGTAATTAGTCATAGTTCCGTTAAAAATTGAAATAGTACAATTTGCTCTTGTCATTGGACCAGCAACCTTTCTCCACGCCACACCAATCCATGTATTCAGTGGATAAGTTTGTCCGGTCGTGAAAGTACTTTGACCCCAACTATCTACTGTGATTTCATTAGTGTTATTATAGTTCCAATTGCAAATTCCTTGTGCAGTGCCACCTGCATTTGAGCCGCCAATACCCCAAAAACCTTTGCTTGAGAAACTACCAGTTCGGTAGTAAAAGCCCATAACTGTTAGATCAGGATTACCTTGCAATACTGTCGGTGTCGGGGTAACGGTAGAAAAATCATTAACTCCATCAAATACGATACTACCTAAATTAGATGTATTATAAGTTGGTCCGTTAGTTAATGTGCTATTGAAGGCGTTACCGCTTCTATCAAGTAAATTAGAACGGTTAGTATTTTTCATAGGATTAAAACTAGAAGGAGTTGATGCTTGTTCTACTTGAATACCGTCCCACCAAATGTTTGTGCCGGTGCCGCCTGTAGGAGTTCCGTCTAATCTAAATTGTATGAAAGCAACGTTTGCATTTGAGAAGGTGAACGAATAACTTACTCTTGTCCAATCAGTAGTTATAGCGATGCTGCCAGCGCCGTAATCAGGAAATGTAAAGTCGCCGCCGCCTGAGTCCGCCCCAAAAATAAATAGTTCGCCGGTAGTAACAACTGATCCTTTAACATACACACTTACCGTCCAAGTTTGGCCGCTTGCAGCAGTTGATACATTATAAGGTGACGAATTATATGAGGCAATGTGTGGATCGTCTCCAGAGATAGCCATCTTCAAGGGAATTCCACCTGCTGGACTAGGTGAGGTAGTAGAGTCTCTTGATAATGTTGCTGCGTAAGCAGAGGTGCCACTCCAACCGAATATATCTAGCGGAATAGGAAATGTATTAGGGCTATAGCTGCGAGGATTTCCAGCGTCGGCGCAATACACTAACCCATTAGTAACTACAGAAGGAGAGTGACCGAGTGCCATTAGATGCCGTACCTCCCTCGTGCTGCGTTGAAGTTTTGTAGCACTTCTGCGGCTGACAATACTCTATTGTACACTCTGCAAATAGATAATGCTCCATTATAGTAATATCCGCCTGAGTTATAAGACCCTATGTACATCCCACTTGCATTAGTTGATATTGTTCCGGTTTGTGCATCTGAATTTACTTGGACACCGTTAATATAAAGTATTCTACTACCAGATGTATAAGTCCCTACAACCTGAAACCAATTAGATGTATTCATAAATGATGCAGTAGTTGTAGAAAGATTTGTGACACCCCCAATATTCATTCTCCATTGTATCAAACCGCCTTCTTGAAACAATGCATATTGAGAATTTACAGTTCCTTTTTCGAACCAGAATCCATTTTGTGTAGTTGCGTTTGTCTTAACCCATACTTCAACTGTAGGAGTTTGTGTGTTAAGTGCAGTGTTGTCACTTGCGCTTGCAAAGTCATTTACGCCATCAAACGTAAATGATCCCAAATTGCTACTTGAATATACGGGACCATTAGTTAGAGCAAAATTAAAACCACTACTTGTAGCATCATTCCATTGTGTACCCGACCCCGAATATGATCTAGGATTGCCCGCATCTACACATAATACTAGCCCGGTAGTTACTATAGAAGGGGAATGCGCTAGGGCCATATATTATACCAAAGGAATATCAATAGTCCAGGCTTCAGTGGACATTAGTTCTAGTGCTTCATCATGCGTCATGTATGGGCCTTTTGATGTCAATGCTGCTACTGAGCTAGGAACACCATTGGCAGATATCCACTTGACAATTGTTTTAGTTCCATCTACACTGATACGAAGCGTATCAATTGATGTTTGTTCTATCTGTTCAAAGTCTAACGATGATGCTTCGCTCAAATCAAGCGTAACATATGTTAGACCGTTTTCTTCTGTTAAACTCATATTCCATATCTCCCTCTGGTAGCATTGAAATTCTGTGTTACTTGGTCAGCCGTTAGTGCAGTGTTGTACATCATGACATTAGAAATGAGACCTTGCCACGCATAAGCACCTCCCGGTTGCCACCAACCTACACGCAAGCCAACTGACCAATCTGCTGTTCCGGTAGTTGATTGCTGACCCTGATAAACACCTTGCCGATATATTGATACATTTGAACCGTTATAAGATACGCAATAACATCCCCAAGTTCCGAGTGGGATACTTGTAGGCTTGCTATAATAGTATTCTCCGGTTGCTCCCCCGTGAGTGTAGAACCAACTATTGTCACCGTACCAATAAAATGAAGCATTGGTTCTTGCTGCTACTGGCATTCTGTTTTCAGCGTCTCGCTTTGCCCAAAACATAATAGTATAAGTTGCCATAGTTCCTAAATTAGCTGAGAAATCTACATAATCGTCTACACCATCAAAAGATAGCGACCCTAAGTTAGCAGAATTGTACGTGGGACCGTTTACGATAGAACCGGTATTATTACTGCCACTCAATTGAAACCAATTAGTTCCCGAACCAGGATAACTTCTTGGATTAGCTGCATCTACGCAGAATAGTAAACCATTAGTTACAATTGAGGAGTTATACGAAATACTCATATTCCGTATCTCCCTCGGTAAGCGTTAAAGTTTTGTATAATCTGAGCCTCAGTTAATACTGTGTTGTATATTAGCAAGATTCCTATCTGAGAATTAGAAAATTCACTGAGTCCCGGAAAATAGCAGCCGATTCCTAAACCGTTAGGGCCTTGGCTCCCTCCGGTGCTTGGGCCGGCAGTAAGCACACCATTTGTATACATGCTATATGAATCAGATGCAATATTGCCAGTTGCTGCATAGATTCTCCAATTAGTATCACTGGCCCCGGAGGCAACTCCAGATACCCATCCTTCAGCATAATAGTTTTCAGTAGTAGTACCCCATTGCCCCATTAGCCAATTGTTGTTTCTGCCGGAAAAGGTTCTTCCGCCTGCTACTGCGTATCTCGCTGCACCAATTATAGTATAATTAGTTGATGCCATATTAGGTCCAGGAATATCTATGTAGTCGTTTACCCCATCTAGAACAAATACTCCACCGTTAACTGAGCTATAAGTAGGACCGTTCACTAGTGTGCCGGTGTATCCGTTGCCACTTGCGTCACTAATAGTGGTTCCTGAGCCTGGATAAGTTCTAAGATTACCCGGGTCAAAACAAGCAATTAAGTTAGAAGTAACTATTCCTGGATTATACGAAATAGCCATAACTATTATCCGTATGTAGCGTTTAGCGTATACCATTGTGTTGCTGAAACTGAGACAAACTCTAGTCTTGCGCCTGCTGGTTGTGCATAAGCAGCGTTAGTTGCAGCAGAGTTGATAGCAGCACCAGAAGGAGGATATACATTCAATGCAGTAGCACTTGTGTTCATAACAAGGATTCTGGCGCCAGCCGGAACAGTTGGAAGAATAACACCAGTACTTGCACTTACCGTACTTACTACGTTGATCGGTCTAGTTAGTGTAGTAGCAGTACCCTGTGTCGAGCCTGCTGCTGTAATGCCTGTAGTGACACCATATGATACAAAGCCACCTGATGCTGCAAACTGAATGTTGCCGCCAGCATCAACACTAATCATTGGGATACCAGAAACATCGTTAACTGTAAAGATGTTGCCGGTCATGCTATCTGTAATACTGAACAACTGTCCTGCGTTACCTGACCAAGCTAATGTACCGCCATTGAGCATTGTGCTGTTGATAGTATTTGCAGCATTAGGTGATACGTAAGCAATATTACTTGCAATGTTTAAGTTTGTGAAGAAGCTGTTTGCGTTTGCACCAATACCGCCTGTGACAATTAGCGCACCAGTAGTTCTGCTTGTCGCCGCAGTGCTGTTTGTGATACTTACTGCGCCACTTGAAGTCAAACCAGTGAGTGTACCGACAGACGTAATGTTTGGTTGAGCAGCAGTTGTTACAGTACCGGCTGTGGTTGCACTAGTAGCAGCGCCGCTTAATGCACCAACAAACGTTGTAGCAGTAATAGAATTGTTTGATAAGTTAGCAGTGAGACCTGTGCTGGTGAGTTCATTAACATTGCCGGTTGCTGCGCTTGCAAAGACAATAAAGTTATTACCTGTACCGGCCGCTACACTTATCGTATCAGTAACACCTGATTGAGCAACGTTTAAGTTTGCTACTTGCGTAGTTGAAGTTACTGTTAATGGAGCAGTACCAGTAGCAATGTTTGAAATTAGTCTAGTACCAGTAATAGTTCCATTTACACCCAATGATGTTAATGTACCAACGCTTGTGATATTTGGTTGTGCTGCTGTTGTTACAGTACCAGCAGTACCTGCTGAAGTTGCGAATGTCGCATTTGCTACAGTACCAGTGACATTAGCACCGGCAATAGCACTTAATCCACTACCATTACCAGTGAATACACCTGTATTAGCAGTAAACGCTGATGCAGTAACAGTACCACTTACACCTAAACTTGTTAGCGTACCAGTTGAAGTGATGTTTGGTTGTGCTGCTGTTGTTACAGTACCAGCAGTAGTTGCGCTAGTTGCTGCTCCTGATAGGGCGCCGACAAAAGTTGTAGCAGTAATAGAATTGTTTGATAAGTTAGCAATAAGACCAGTACTTGTTAGTTCTGTTATGTTTCCGGTTGCTGCGTTTGCAAAGATAAGGAAGTTATTTCCTGTTCCAGCAGCTACGCTAATGAAGTCAGCAACGTTTGCATAGTTAACATTCAAGTTAGCTACACGAGTTGTTGAAGTTACTGTCAACGGAGCAGTACCTGTTGCAACATTTGATGTTAATGTACTTGCAACAACCGCAGTAGTTGCATTTAAATTACCAACGTTAGCATTACCGGTAACTGCTAATGATGTAAGCGTACCCACACTAGTGATGTTTGGTTGAGCGGCTGTTGTTACTGTACCTGCTGTTGTGGCACTTGTTGCAGCTCCTGATAGAGCGCCGACGAATGTTGTAGCAGTAATAGAATTGTTTGATAAGTTAGCAGTAAGGCCTGTGCTTGTTAGTTCTGTTATATTACCTGTTGCCGCATTTGCAAAGATAAGGAAGTTATTACCTGTTCCAGCCGCTACGCTAATGAAGTCCGCGACATTTGCATAATTAACATTCAAGTTAGCAACGCGGGTAGTACTTGTTACTGTTAATGGAGCAGTACCAGTTGCAACATTTGAAGTCAGCGTACTTGCTACTACTGCTCCGGCAGTATTTAGGTTACCTGCACTTGCGTTACCTGTTACAGCTAGTGATGTTAATGTACCCACACTCGTAATATTAGGCTGTGCTGCTGTTGTTACTGTACCAGCTGTACCTGCACTAGTTGCAAAAGTTGCGTTAGCAACTGTACCAGTTACGTTAGCACCAGTAAGAGCGGTTAGTCCACTACCATTGCCTGTAAATACGCCGGAGTTAGCAGTGAATGCCGGGGCTGTTATAGTGCCGCTTGAGTTTAGTCCGGTTAGTGTACCGACAGCGGTAACCTGTGTCTGACTTGCATTTACACTAAACGTTGAACCAGTTAGTGTTAAACCAGTTCCTGCTTGATAGGTTCCCGCACCTGAGAACTGCTCCCAAACTATTGGATCCGTGCCGACAGTAGTAACTTCGTCAATTTGCACCCAACCAGTTGAATTATATACTGTACCGGCGGTGATGAAAGTGAAGTCACCACCTGCGATTTCAACAGCAGTATCAAAATCAGTAGCACGAGTCAACACTGTTGCACTTGTTCTTACATAGATACCATTATTTGCTTGAGTTGCTTCGTTCTTAACAAGAATACGCATTCCGTCTGATAGTGTGACACCATCAATAGTTGTATATGAACCTGTTGTAGTTAGTGTTGCACCTACACCAGCTGTACCGTTATTATATGTAACTGTACCACCTGAAATAGTTGCAAGTGTAGTAGTTGTGGCCGCGTTACAAGAAGGGTGAATATTCAAACCTTGAGCAACATCGTCTACATATTGTTTGGTTGCTGCATCGGTTGATGCAGTTGGAGTAGCAAGATTGATAATTGTATTGCTAGTCATATCCAAATTACCAGCAATGCTGCTTACGCCTGTGCCTGTTACACTAAGTATACCAGTTGTAGTTAAGTTACCTGCTGCAACGTTACCTGTCACTGTCGCTGATGTTAGTGTACCAACTGATGTAATGTTTGGTTGTGCTGCTGTTGTTAGTGTGCCGGTGAACAAGTTAGCAGTAATAACATTAGCACCAGAGATGTTACCACCTGTGCCTGATCCTGTTATGATATTACCAGCAGAAAGATTTCCGGATACGTTAGCAGTACCGGTGATGTTTGCTCCAGTACCGGTAACAACAAGCACATTAGCATTACCAACTGCTGAGATATTGACATTGCCGTTTGCAGCAGGAATATTTACGTTTGAGTTGCCGTTTGCGTGTGGTCCAAGCAAGTTACCGACTGTTGCATTTCCAGTTACAGCAAGAGAAGTTAATGTACCAACTGAGGTGATATTTGGCTGCGCCGCAGTTGTTACAGTACCAGCTGTGGTTGCGCTCGTAGCAGCACCACTCAATGCACCAACGAATGTAGTTGCTGTGATAGAGTTATTAGATAAGTTAGCAGTAAGACCGGTGCTTGTTAGTTCTGATATGTTGCCCGTTGCTGCGTTTGCGAATATGAGGAAGTTATTTCCTGTTCCAGCAGCTACACTGATAAAATCAGCAATGTTTGCACGAGCAACATACAAGTTAGGAACAACTGTGGTAGATGTTACTACAAACGGAGCAGTACCAGCAGCAACATTTGAGATTAGTTGCGGAGCAGTCACGTTCGCAGTTGCAAGAACTTGAGCAGTACCTAAGTTACCTACGTTAGCATTACCATTAGCGTTTAACGTTCCAGCAACGTTGATTCCAGTACTTGTGATAGTAATCTCGGCGGGCGTGCCTGTTGCAGAAAGAGTAATATTACCGTTCGCAGTAATAGAGATATTACTATTGCCGTTTTGCACTAGCGGTACGTTAGCTGCGGTAGTAAAGATACCTGTTGCTAACCCTAAGTTACCGACGTTAGCATTGCCGGTCACATTCAATGTTCCAGCAACGTTTGCGCCAGTTCCCGTTACTACTACAATATTTGCATTACCTACGGCTGAGATATTAACATTACCATTTGCAGCAGGAATGTTGACATTTGAGTTTCCATTTGCGTGTGGTCCAAGCAAGTTACCGACTGTTGCATTTCCGGTTACAGCAAGAGAAGTTAATGTACCAACGCTTGTAATATTTGGCTGCGCCGCAGTTGTAACTGTCCCAGCAGTAGTTGCACTTGTTGCAGCTCCACTTAGAGCACCGACGAACGTAGTGGCCGTGATGCTTGAGTTACCTAAGTTAGCACTAATGCCAGTATTAATAACAGCACTTGAGTTGCCATTTGCACTACTTGTACTGAATGTTGGGTATACTGTAGTTGCAGTTGAGGTGTTCTGTAATAATGCTGATGCATTTGTCGCAGCAGTAGCACTTGCTACTGTACCGGTTACATTAGCACCTGCAATTGCACTTAGGCCACTACCGTTACCAGTGAATACACCTGTATTAGCAGTGAATGCAGAAGCAGTTACCGTACCACTGACACCTAATGATGTTAATGTACCAACTGATGTAATGTTAGGTTGCGCTGCCGTTGTTACTGTACCGGCTGTGGTTGCGCTCGTAGCAGCACCACTTAATGCACCAACGAATGTAGTGGCTGTGATAGAGTTATTTGATAAGTTAGCAATGAGTCCAGTACTTGTTAGCTCTGTTATGTTACCTGTTGCCGCATTTGCGAATATGAGGAAGTTATTGCCTGTGCCAGCAGCTACGCTAATAAAATCAGCAACGTTTGCATAATTAACGTTCAAGTTAGCAACACGAGTAGTGCTTGTTACTGTTAGTGGAGCAGTACCGGTTGCGACATTGGACGTTAGAGTACTTGCAACTACAGCACCAGCAGTATTCAAGTTGCCTGCACTTGCGTTACCCGTAACTGCTAATGATGTTAATGTACCAACTGATGTGATATTTGGTTGTGCTGCTGTTGTTAGTGTGCCACCTAAGGTAGTTGCTACTACACCAGTCGCGCCTAAGTTACCAACATTAGCGTTTCCAGTTGCGTTTAATGTACCTGCTACGTTAACACCAGTTGCAGTTACAACAACAACGTTAGCAGTACCTACAGCACTGATATTAACATTTCCATTTGCTGCTGGAATGTTTACGTTTGAGTTGCCGTTAAGAATTGATGAGCCTGCTGCTACCGTAATACCAGTTAACTGACTACCATTCCCAATGAAGAACGGAGCAGAAACGTTACCGGCAAATGCTACGTTAGTGTTAGCGGAATAAGCAGTCATTGATATGCCACTTACTACACCGGTTGCATTTTGAGTGAATAGACGGAAGTTGTTACTTGCATCGACATCCATGTTCCAAGTAGAGTTTGCTTGACCGGTTATGTTATTGACGCCTGCATACCCTAATATTATTTGACCACCTTCAGCGCCAGTTGAACCAACTATAAGGTTGTCATTACCGTATATTCGGGTAGTTGCGTTTAAGTTACCAACGTTAGCATTTGCTGTTACAGCCAATGATGACAGCGTACCCACTGATGTAATGTTAGGTTGAGCCGCAGTTGTTACTGTACCCGCAGTAGTTGCAGAACCAGCAGAAGTTGCGAATGTCGCATTTGCAACAGTACCGGTGACATTAGCACCTGCAAGTTGTGATAGGCCTGCACCATTGCCTGTAATCAATCCGCTGTTTAGTGTGATTGTTCCATTACCAAATACTGCATTAGCTGTAGCATTACCGACAGTTAGACCGGTCAACGTACCGACTGATGTGATATTGGGTTGAGCAGCAGTTGTAACTGTGCCAGCAGTAGTTGCAGCGCCGGTCAACGCCCCAACAAATGTTGTTGATGTTACACTAGTTAGACCAGTTACAGTTGTTGTAGTAGTGCCAAGTTCAAGAGTTGTATTACCTAGAATTACGTTTGAGTTTGCTAGTCTTACTTGAGCAAGAGTACCACTTGAGACGTTGCTTGCATTTAGTGTAGTTAAGTTAGCACCACTACCTGCAAACAATGTAGCACTGACAAGAGCAACACCATTAATGTTTGAGCCAGTACCTGACATTGTGATATCGGCGTTTGCTGCTAATGTCAAACCAGTTAATGTACCAACCGATGTAATATTGGGTTGAGCCGCTGTTGTTACAGTGCCGGCTGTTGTAGCAGAACCAGCAGAAGTTGCGAATGTCGCATTTGCTACTGTGCCTGACACGTTAGCTCCGGCTACTGCGTTAGCTGTAGTTGCAAAAGCGACTGCACCAGTAACGTTAGCGCCTGCGATTGCACTCAGCCCACTGCCATTACCTGTAAAGACGCCAGTGTTTGCAGTGATGTTAACACCAGTGATTGTCCCGTTAACGCCGAGTCCAGTTAATGTACCGACTGAAGTAATATTACCTTGTGCAGCAGTTGTTACTGTACCCGCAGTACCTGCTGAAGTTGCGAATGTCGCATTTGCTACTGTACCAGTAACATTAGCTCCTGCAATTGCACTTAGACCTGAGCCATTACCAGTAAAGACTCCTGTGTTAGCAGTGATATTTGCAGCAGTAATGTTGCCACTTACACCAAGTGACGTAAGCGTACCAACACTTGTGATATTGGGTTGTGCAGCAGTAGTTACAGTGCCTGCCGTAGTAGCAGCGCCAGTCAATGCACCAACGAATGTAGTAGACGTAACGCTTGATAAGCCAGTTACAGTTGTTGTAGTAGTGCCAAGTGCAAGAGTTGTGTTACCTAATATTACATTTGAGTTTGCTAGTCTTGCTTGTGCTAATGTACCACTTGAAACGTTACTTGCATTTAGTGCAGTAAGTGCCGAACCATTACCTGTAAATACACCGGTATTTGCTGTGAATGCTGGGGCAGTGACAGTGCCGCTTGAGTCTAAACCAGTTAGTGTACCTACACTAGTGATTGTGGGCTGTGCTACGTTTACGCTAAACTGTGAGCCAGTTAATGTTAAACCAGTACCAGCAGTATATGTACCCGCACCAGAGAACTGTACCCAAACAACTGCGGATGTACCGACAGTTGTTACTGGATCTGGCATCACCCAACCCGTATTATCGTATAGCGTTCCGGCAGTGACGAATGTGAAGTCACCTCCTGCCATTTCAGTAGGAGTATCAAAATCAGTTGAACGAGTTAATACAGTTGTGCTTGTGCGATCATATATACCATTATGCGCTGTGTTTGCTTCATTCTTAACAAGGATGCGCATTCCATTTGATAGGGTAACACCGTCAATAGTGGTATATGTTCCAGTTGTAGTTAAGGTTGCGCCGACACCGGCAGTACCATTATTATATGTTACAGTACCACCTGAAATAGTTGCCAATGTAGTTTGTGTGGCTGCGTTACAACTATCGTGTGTATGTAGACCTTGAGCAACATCGTCAACATATTGTTTAGTAGCAGCATCAGTTGAATTAACCGGAGCTGCAAGATTGATAATATTGTTGCTGGTCATGTCTAGGTTGCCAGCAATGCTGCTTACGCCAGTACCAGTTACACTCAATACACCAGTTGTTGTCAAGTTACCAGCAGCGACATTGCCTGTTACTGTAGCACTTGTTAGTGTGCCTACTGAGGTGATATTAGGTTGTGCAGCGGTGTATACTGTACCCGCTACTAATGCGTTAGCTACTTGACCACTAACATTAGCTCCAGCCACTGCGTTAGCTGTTGTAGCGAATGCAACTGCTCCACTAACATTAGCTCCGGCTACTGCATTGGCTGTTGTAGCGAATGCTACTGCACCAGTAACGTTAGCCCCAACAATTGAACTTAATCCATTACCATTGCCAGTGAATACACCAGAGTTAGCAGTGATGTTAACACCAGTAATTGTTCCGTTAACACCAAGTCCGGTTAATGTACCGACACTAGTTATGTTACCTTGGGCAGCAGTTGTTACAGTACCCGCTGTTCCTGCACTTGTTGCAAATGTCGCATTTGCTACAGTACCGGTTACATTAGCACCTGCAATTGCACTTAACCCACTACCGTTACCAGTGAATACGCCTGTATTTGCTGTGATGTTTGCAGCAGTAACGTTGCCGCTGACACCTAAACTTGTTAGTGTACCGACTGATGTAATGTTGGGCTGGGCTGCTGTAGTGACAGTACCAGCAGTTGTAGCACTCGTAGCGGCGCCACTTAGCGCGCCAACGAATGTAGTTGCGGTAATAGAGTTGTTTGATAGGTTAGCAGTGAGGCCTGTACTTGTTAGTTCGGTGATATTCCCAGTTGCTGCGTTGGCAAAGATGAGGAAATTATTCCCAGTTCCAGCGGCCACACTGATAAAATCAGCAACGTTTGCGTGATTGACATTTAAATTAGCTACACGAGTAGTTGAAGTTACCGTTAGTGGCGCAGTACCTGTTGTGACATTTGAAGTCAGTGTACTTGCTACTACTGCACCAACAGTATTTAAATTACCTGCACTTGCATTGCCTGTGACCGCAAGTGAGCTTAATGTACCAACCGAAGTGATATTTGGCTGAGCCGCAGTTGTTACTGTACCAGCAGAGGTTGCAAATGTCGCATTTGCTACAGTACCGGTGACATTAGCACCCGCGAGTTGTGATAGGCCTGCGCCGTTGCCAGTAATCAATCCAGAGTTGAGAGTGATTGTTCCGTTGCCGAATACCGCATTAGCAGTTGCATTACCAATAGTTAGTCCAGTTAGCGTACCGACTGAAGTGATATTAGGTTGTGCTGCCGTTGTGACAGTACCTGCTGTAGTTGCTGCGCCAGTCAATGCCCCGACAAATGTAGTTGATGTAACACTTGATAAGCCAGTTATTGTTGTTGTAGTAGTGCCAAGTGCAAGAGTTGTATTACCTAGAATTACGTTTGAGTTTGCTAGTCTTGCTTGAGCAAGAGTACCACTTGATACATTGCTTGCATTTAGTGCGGTCAATGCTGAACCATTACCGGTGAATACACCTGTATTTGCAGTGATGTTTGCAGCAGTAATGTTACCACTTACACCTAAACTAGTTAGATTGCCTACGCTAGTGATATTCGGCTGTGCTGCGGTTGTTACCGTTCCGGAAGTTGTTGCACTTGATACAGTACCGGTTACGTTAGCCCCAGTAATTGAACTTAGTGAACTACCATTGCCGCTTACATTAGTGAAGACCCCTTGAGTCGCGCCGATATTACCGACATTAGCGTTGCCGGTAGCATTTAATGTACCGGCAACATTAACACCAGTACCAGTTACAACAAGAACGTTTGCATTACCAGCAACACTGAGATTGATGTTACCGCCCGCTGCTGGAATATTTAAATTTGAGTTACCGTTTGAAACGTTTGATACTGAAGTAATAATTCCAGTTAGCTGACTACCATTACCAATAAAGAAGTTAGCAGCTAAGTTGCCATCACTATTGCGAACAGCAACAGTATTTGCTGTATTTGCAGTTGCAGTGTTGTATCCATCCAATAAATCAGCATTAAGATTTGCGACTACTGTAGTAGAAGATACGGTTAATGGAGCAGTGCCAGTTGCTACGTTTGAAATTAGTCTTACGCCACTGATATTGCCTGTTGCGGTAATATTACCGGTGACATCTAAGTTCCCCGGTGGTACTGTACTAGTTCTTATCCAAGCAGTCTGTGCGCTATTGTAGGTATAGGTTATCCCGTTTACAACAGTTGTTTCACCATTAGTTGGGTTTGTTGGGAATAATGCCATTATCTATTTCCTATACTCATCTTACTATTTATAATCATATGAATCATGCTTTTAGAACCTTCCAACTGCTACTTCAATTACGCCAAAGTCTCCGTTGAAGTTTTCTAGTGCTTTACCTATAATAGTTCCTGCTCGTGCTTCATTATTTGCAGTAGCGTGTCCGTTACTAGCTGATACCATTAAGTCACCCTTTTCAATTGGGCCAATAACTTTACACGGCACACGACCCTGTAGTGCGATTTCTGCAACATATTCTGCTTCTAGCATTGCATTCATTGAGTATGCTGGGTTAGTTGTGACAACGCCTGCAACTTTAGTTGAATCAAATGCATTAGCTAGTGTGACTTCTTGTTCGCCACCAAATAATAGAACTGTGCCTGGCTCATAGGTATCATCTGCTGTATACTTTTCTGCAAGGTCAGCGTAAGTAGCTTGCCATCTTGAACCAGCAGTGAGGGTCCAGTTACCAGTGACAGTACCTGCGGTTACGTTTGATCCTGCTGTAATAGCAGTAGTCTGTAGTGTTGTGGGATTGAAAGTTCCATTGTATGTTAATGCGCCAGCACCGGCGCGACCTAACTTAGTTGTACTATCCGCATTACCAAAGACAATATAACCGTTTGCGGCATTTTGTTGTCCTCTAATACTTATAGTATCAGCAGCGTTAACATCACCAATCCATGCATCATCGCCAATTCTAAAGTTTGTTCCGTTGCCGTTATTTCCTGATAGGAAAATATCGGCAGTTACGTTACCTGTTACTGCTAGTGATGTTAGTGTACCAACTGAAGTTATATTAGGTTGTGCTGCTGTTGTTACCGTGCCGGCGGTAGTTGCACTCGTAGCCGCCCCGGTTAATGCCCCAACAAAAGTAGTTGATGTGACGCTTGACAAGCCAGCTACAGTCGTAGTTGTACCACCTAATGTTAAAGTAGTGTTGCCGAATGTTATTGTACTGTTTGCAAGTCTTGCTTGAGCTAACGTACCACTTGCAATACTAGTTGCGTTTATTCCAGTTATTGATGACCCATTACCTGAGAAGGAGTTGGCACTTACTAAGTTAACCCCAGAAATCTGCGATCCAGCGCCTGACATTGTAATTTGTGCGTTTGCTACAAAAGTCAATCCACTAAACGAAGTACTTACTGATGTGATATTTGGCTGTGCTGCTGTTGTTACAGTACCGGCTGTTGTAGCAGAACCAGCAGAAGTTGCGAATGTCGCATTTGCTACTGTGCCCGACACATTAGCACCTGCTACTGCATTTGCTGTTGTAGCGAATGATACTGCGCCAGTAACATTTGCGCCCGCAATCGCACTCAACCCACTACCGTTACCAGTGAATATACCGGTGTTAGCAGTAAATGCCGGTGCAGTTATCGTACCACTTGAGTTTAGTCCGGTTAATGTACCGACAGCCGTAACCTGAGTCTGAGACGCATTAACACTAAACTGAGAACCAGTTAATGTTAGACCAGTACCAGCAGTATACGTGCCGGCGCCACTGAACTGTACCCAGACTACATTAGTTGTACCGACGGTAGTAACTGGGTCAGTCATTACCCAGCCTGTATTATCATACAAGGTACCAGCAGTAACGAATGTAAAGTCACCACCAGCCATTTCTGCGGGTGTGTCAAAATCAGTTGAGCGAGTTAAAACAGTAGTGCTGGTGCGATCATAGATACCATTATGTGCAGCATTTGCTTCGTTCTTAACAAGAATACGCATACCATTTGACAACGTAACACCATCAATTGTAGTGAATGTTCCGGTGGTAGTTAAGTTTGCTCCGACTCCACTTGCGCCGTTGTTGTAGGTTACTGTGCCACCTGAGATAGATGCCAAAGTAGTTTGAGTAGCTGCATTACAGCTATCGTGAGTGTGAAGTCCTTGAGCAACATCATCTACGTACTGTTTGGTAGCAGCATCAGTTGAATTAGTAGGCGTAGCAAGATTGATAATTGTGTTGCTGGTCATATCTAGATTACCTGCAATACTGCTTACACCAGTACCAGTTACGCTGAGTACACCAGTTGTTGTTAGATTGCCTGCCGCAACATTACCGGTAACAGTAGCACTTGTTAATGTACCAACACTCGTGATATTTGGCTGCGCCGCAGTTGTTACGGTACCTGCTGTAGTTGCCGCGCCACTTAGTGCACCTGTAAATGTTGTTGCACTTACGTTACCTGCACTGATGTTTCCAGTTACAGCCAATGAAGTTAGTGTACCAACTGATGTAATGTTAGGTTGAGCCGCAGTTGTTACTGTGGCTGCTGAACCAGTTGCGTTACCTGTTAATGCACCAGTAAATGTTGTTGCACTTACGTTACCTGCACTGACGTTACCTGTTACAGCAAGTGAGGTTAGTGTACCTGTACTTGTAATATTGGGTTGTGCCGCAGTTGTCAATGAACCTGCTACCGTAGTGAACACACCCGCGGCTGCTCCGATGTTGCCAACGTTAGCGTTGCCAGTTACACTTAACGCACCACCGGTTGTTAAGTTACCACCAGATACGTTGCCGGTCGCAGCAACGGTGCCGCTTGTAGTTAAGTTACCATTAGCATCCAATGCCATACGAGTTGTAAGAGTTACATTTGCGCCTGCTGTGCCAGTTGGTGCGTTAGTCCATTGATGGGCTCCACCTTGCATTGAATAGTCAGCGGCTGCGCCGTTTTGAATATATTTGTTGTTAGTACCATCAAAGAAGTAGTTTTGGGAAAGGTACGTGTTAATGTCACCGCTAAAGTTCCAAAACGATGCACTTCCTATTTGCACTACGTTTGCTGATGCCCACGCATTAGCGGTAGTGTTGACTCCTACAACAGGACCCGTTTTGACATTTCCAGTAACACTCAATGCGCCGCCGGTAGTTAGATTTCCACCTGTAACATTGCCTGTAGCAGTTAAACTACTTAATGTACCAACTGATGTAATATTAGGCTGTGCTGCTGTTGTTACAGTACCGGCTGTCGTGGCACTTGTAGCTGCGCCAGATAGTGCGCCGACAAATGTAGTTGCAATCAATGCACCGTTTGCTAGATTAGCACTGAATGCAGTATTTGAATTGAGTTGATAGTTGCCGTTAGCAGTAGATGAGATAAACGCTGGAAAATAAGTACCGGTTGATTGCACGTTATTCAAAACTGCGGCTGCATTTGAACCAGCTATATTAGGTAGGGGAAGACTACTAATATCAACCCACTGAGAAGAAGTTCCATCATCTAGATACTCAAAGAGAATACCATTAAATGTGTTATACCATTGATCACCGTTCTGCGGGCTAGCAGGAGCAGTATTTGATTGAGAAATTATTCCGGTTAAGCCATATGAGCCGCGAAAAACAGCATTACTTGTAAAGGTCGCTATGTTTGCAACGCCGTTGACACTTACTACAACATTGCCATTTGCAGCAGGAATGCTGACATTAGATGTGCCATTTGCGATTGCAGTGGCGCTAGAAATCGATTGCCAGCTTAGGTTTCCTGCGCCATCTGTTTGTAGATATTGTCCGGAACTACCACCTGTGAGCTTTACATTACTGTTTGAACCTAAGGCAACATTAGCTGCGGCAGTGAGATTTGCATTTCCTGTGACTGCAAGATTAGTTACGGTTGCGTTACCGGTCGTGGCATCCAATGTAATGTTGCCAACCGTAATACCGTTGATTACGTTAAAATATTTTAGTGCCACAGTTCCATACATCCCTGTTGTGCCTTATAAGAATTTATTATTAAACTCTCACAAGTATACATTATTTATCTTTTGTACTGCCAAAGCTTGTTATAAACTTTTATCAATTAACAAAAAAGTCCCACCGTTTCCGATGGGACCTTGTTGTGTTTTAGTATGTTAACTTACAATATTACACTAAGTTATATTGTGTAGTCCACACAGTTGAGTTGCTGCTTGCTGGCGTTACTTGTAGTTTGAGGTTGCCAGAATCTACAACTACTTGTAGACTGCTTCCAGTTACTGTGCCGATATTTACTGTTGCGAAAATAGTATAATCAACATTAGCACCGTCAGTAACAGCCACTACCTTAGCAACACTATGCTTGCCGCCGGCAGAATCAATACCCTTAACTAGATATTCAATGCCGGTTGTACCTGTTACTGCAAATGAAGCAATAGTCTGATTTGCGGTAGTTGCAGTTGTAGTTACCGTACCGGATGTTACTGTTGTACTACCAATGATAACATTGCCAGTAACATTAGCAGTTGTTAAGTTTGCTGATGTTGCAGAGACATTGCCGCTGCTGATATTACCAGTTACAGCAAGTGAAGTTAGTGTACCAACTGAAGTAATGTTTGGTTGAGCATTAGTGTAAACTGTACCGGCAACAAGTGCGTTACCTACTTGACCTGAAACATTAGCACCAGTGATTGCAGTTAATGCAGAACCATTACCACTTACGTTAGTGAATGCACCAGTAGTTCCGCTTACATTACCGGCAGCTACGTTACCAGTTACATCAAGTGAAGTTAGTGTACCAACACTTGTGATATTTGGCTGAGCAGCAGTTGTTAATGTACCTGCAAAGAAGTTAGCTGTAGCAAGATTGCCTAAGTTAGCATTGCCGCCACTGATATTGCCTGTTACTGACAAGTTAGCAAGAGTACCAACACTTGTCAAGCTTGAGTTGACAATAGTTGCTGCAAGTGTGGTGCCTGTCAAATTAGCAGCATTTGCAGTAATTGCTACGTTTGCAGCGGCAGTTAACTGACCTTGTGCATTTACAGTGAATGACGCAACTGCATCACCGCTTCCATAGCTACTAGCAGTGACAGCAGTATTTGTAATACTGAAGGTGTCACCGGTTAGCGTTAAGCCAGTGCCAGCCTTATATGTACCAGCACCTGAGAACTGTACCCATGCAATTGGATCAGTACCAACAGTATTAACTTCGTCAATTTGCACCCAACCAGTTGAGTTATATTCTGTACCAGCAGTAACAAATGTAAAGTCACCGCCTTGAATCTCAGCAGCAGTATCAAAGTCAGCAGCACGAGTCAATACAGTAGCACTTGTTCTTACATAGATACCGTTGTTTGCTTGAGCCGCTTCGTTCTTGACGAGGATTCTCATACCATTTGATAGTGTAACACCATCAAGAGTTGTCAGCCCAACTCCTAAGGTTAGTGTTGCACCAACACCAGCAGTACCGTTGTCATAAGTTACACTGCCGCCTGTGATAGATGCAAGAGTAGCAGGAGTTGCAGCATCGCAACTTGCATGAATATGCAAACCTTGAGCAACGTCATCAACATATTGCTTGGTTGCTGCGTCGGTTGATGCTGTTGGAGTAGCAACGTTTGAGACTCTTGCGCCCCAAACATCAACTGTTCCTGTACCAGTTGGCTTCAAGAAGACATTGCTATTTGCGCCAGTAGCTGAAATGCTAACACTTGTAGTTCTGCCGACGATTAAATCAGTTACAAGATTTGCACTTGTTTGAATATTACCGGTAACAGTAAGGTCAGTTAATGTTCCAACACTTGTTACGTTTGGTTGAGCAGCAGTCGTGAGTGTACCAGTTAGTGTAGCGCCTGAAACGTCTCCGGTAGCACTTAGGTTACCAGTAGTTGTATTGCCGGTTACAGCAAGTGAAGTTAGTGTACCAACTGAAGTAATGTTTGGCTGAGCATTAGTGTAAACTGTACCAGCTACAAGTGCGTTGCCTACTTGACCGGTTACATTAGCACCAGCGATTGCAGTTAGAGCAGCACCGTTACCAATGAAGTTAGTAGCAGATACGTTACCAACTACAGTCAATACATTAGAAGAATTATTGAATGAGAAGGCGTTACTTGCACCTAAGTTACCAGCATTATTAAAGACTACTTCGGTATTTGAACCAGGAGCAACAATGTTACCTGAAATGTTACCCTGTACGTTACCGATGAAGTTAGGTGCAGTGATGTTACCAGTAGCAACAATAGTACCAGTATCAGCAATCACTACATTAGAAGAAGCATTTCCTACAGTAAGACCTGTTAGATTGCCAACAGAAGTAATGTTTGGTTGAGCAGCAGTTGTTACAGTACCTGCTGTTGTAGCTGATCCTGCTGTAGCAACACTTAAGTTTGCTACTTGTGTAGTTGAAGTCACTACGAATGGAGCAGTTCCATTTGCTACATTTGAAATTAGCTGAGGAGCAGTTACGTTCGCACTTGCAAGAACTTGTGCAGTTCCCAAATTACCTACGTTTGCGTTACCGTTTACGGTAAATACGTTTGTAGCATCATTGAAAGTAAAGTTTGCGCTTGCGGCAAAGTTATTACCCATGTTGTACTGAATTTGTGTGTTAGATCCAGCTGCTTGTTGCAAGTCAAACGGTGCGCCGTTTGCGTGATAAATGTTGTCAGTTAGAATTCCACCAACTGAGAGGTTACCAACAAGATTTGCGCCTGCTGTTGTAATAGTAAGTATTGTAGTTCCTGCAACCGCTGCAATAACGTTTCCGTTTGCGACAGGGATAGCAACGTTAGAAGTACCGTTAAAGATAGATCCTGATGTTGCTGTTGTGACGAACGTTAGGTTACCTGCGCCGTCAGTGCTAAGTACTTGTCCGGCAGTACCGCCTGAGATTTTGACATTGCCGATTGCGTTAAGATTGGCAATGCCTGTTGTTGTAATGTTAGTTGTAGTAATATCGCCATTGGCTAATATCACGTTACTTGGGGTTTCTCCTACTGAAAAACCACCAATTGAATTAAAGGGTTTAAGAGCCATTGTTAATATTCCTTTTGCTAACTTGTGCTGTTATTATTTATCGCTTATCTTGTTTTTTACTCATTGTAAGCAACAATTTGCATCTTATGATCCATAAAATTTGCAAATGCTGGCGTACTGTTTATTTGTATTTCATTGTCTGTAGAATTGTAATTTACTGAGAACTCACATAGGTAATTGTTTACTGCTAAGGTGCTAGTATCGTTGTACGATATCGCACCGTCGTAAATCACAATAGATAATTTAGTGATTTGACGACTATCATCAGTAGCATCAGTAGATATAATTACCAAATCTACTCCTGCTAATCCTTCTGCATCTAACGCTAGTATTTCTTGCGTAGCTGTAGAAATTGTTGTAGCAAAGAACATGCTTGTTCTGCTAAATTGATAAATGCCTGACCCAATTGTAAGGCTGTTTGCTGTTAGATCAGCATTAATGATTGCGTTGCCAGTAACACCTAAATTTGTGATTGTAGCTGTGGATGTGTTACTAGATACTGTTATTACATTACTAAAAACTCTTTGGTTGTTAGTAGATATAGTTAAGATTGACCCATTAGCTCCTGTACCAAGATTTGGTTCAGCTTGGCTAAGTCCTAAAAATTCGTGGCGGGAATTATTTAGGTCACTGTACGGAGTAACTACTACTCTGCCACTTAAAAGTTTAGACCCGTTAGCCATACTATTAGTTACCGATTACTAGAGTTTCTAGATAGCTTAGTACTAATTGTGCGCTAGTATCATCGCTGCTAGTAAATTGCAGTATGTCACCGTATTGTAAAATTAGTCTTCCAGTCAATACGCTGATAGCATCGTCTTCTGGAACACTAGCGTTGTTGATTAACGAAGTAGAAGCAGAACCACGGTATATACCGGATGATATTTGTATTGTATTAGCACCGGTGTTACTTACTTGAGCCATCAACACCACAGTAGCATATCCAAGAGGGGGAGTATACACGTTAGCTGTGGTTGTAGTTAAATCAACCAATGTTGTTCTAAAATTGTTTAATGCTGCTGCCATGAATTTTCTCTTTTCATTAATTTGATCCTAAGGCTAATATATAAGGGGTCATCTGAGCAAACAAACTTTGGTAGAAGTAGTCACCGGTAATAACCCCAGTAGCTTGGTTAATAGTAAAACCTGTACCAACCTTAAAGTTACCTTTTTGGTCTGTACTTGTAAATGTTATTATGCCGCCGTCAGTCGTGATAACTTCGTTAGCTTCAATAGGTATACCACCATATTGCGGTAGTGCAGTTGCTGGATCAGTACCGGCACCTACATATTCAAATGTATGTGCGCTTGCGATAATTGAACTACGAGTGTAGAACGAAACGTTGCTACCGACTACGGATGTTTCTGTGTTAAAAACTTGCTGTATGACTACGGTTGTCTGACCAATACTTGGTTGGTTGGGTATAATCGTGTCGATTGTATAATACTCTGGATCTCCATCTATTAACATAATAGTATTAACATTAGGACGACCGTTTGATAAGTTGTTGAGTACGAATACACCTTGATTTTCAGAAACTATTGTACCGGTAGTCTGCAATGGTCCATAGCCGGTTGCGACTAAACCAAAGTTACCGATAGAGCAGTCACTGCCATTCAATGTACAGAATCCACCTGTTTCCACCTCAATACCAATGTCACACGCAATTGTGTAGATATTTACTAACTGACTGTAGCCTGAGTTTACGATATGAATACCTTTACCACCACGATTGATGATAGTAAAGAAGCCAACAATCATTGCCTTAGTACTGATACTGCTAACATTATTACCGTCGATGTAGACAGCAGTACCAGTAGTAGTAGACGATGTTAGATTTTGAATATATGGGCTTACAAATACATTCTGTGAAGGTGTAGCAGGATCATAACTGAATCCGTTTGCTGTATAATCTCTAATAGTAATACCCCAAACATAAGAGCCATTGCGTACATAGAATAAGTCAGCAGATGGTGTCTGTGGAACTACAAAGACGCTTCTAAGATTGTCACCCATCAATGCTACGTTTGCAGGGATAGTGACAGGATTTGCTTCGGTGTATGTTCCCGGGGCTACGTGAACTGAGAAGCCACCGGCGCTAGCAGCAGCCAATGCAGCCTTAATTGTTAAGTAGGGTTTATTAATGTCGCCGTTGTTAGCATCGTTTCCGTTTTTTGCTACATACAGTATCTTATCACTAGTTTTAAAAGTCGTTGGGGTAGCGTTACCGTAGTATGCGTCTGCTGTTACGTTTCCTATGTTGGCGCTTAATACCGATAATGTACCGAGAGCTTTGTTAAAGGTGAATCCGTTGTTACCTGCAAACACACCTTCATCATTAAACTGTACCTGAGTATTAGAACCGCCGGGGGGTGTAAGATTGCCGGCGCCAGTAGCAGCCCAAGTTAATACACCGTTACCATTTGTTTGTAGGAAATAGCCGTTTTGGCCGCCTCCAATTGAAAGTGACGAAGCGTTGCCCAACGAAAGGATGTTGCCATTCCAAGTTGCGTTAGGAATTCCATCAATTGCGCCACCGTTATTAAATTGTAGCTGAGTATTATTACCACCGGCAGCGGCGGTAGCTACGAATGGTTGACCGTTAGCCCATTTGTAATAGCTTGCATAAAATACATTAGCAGCTACATTTCCAGTGGTTAACACATTGGTAATTACATTACCATTGGCATCTACTACAGGAACTTCTGGTAGACCTGCTGAAAACCCGCCTATTGAATTAAAATATTCTGCTGACATCACATTCGCCTATACTTTTATTAAGTATTTATCAATATTTTATGTTTTGGGCATCGGAATAAAGTTCACAGGTGTGCTTTTTTTTGCTAAATACATAATGATTACAGTGCAACCAACTAGACCCATCTGCTCGCATTGTAAATTTGCGCTCGCTCGACCTAACGGGAAGAGCAAGCACGGCTTCCAAAAGTGGCATAAGTATTGTGTTGACTGTGCTAAAGCCATGTATAATGGTAGATTCAAACATCTACAGCATAAGAAAGGCTCATGTGAGCAATGCAGTTTTGTACCGGAAGATAAATGTCAGATGGATTTGGTTTTTAAAGATGGCAATAAGAAAAATAAAAAGATGAACAATCTATTGACACTGTGCGCTAATTGTGCTAGACTACATAATAAGAAAGTTCGTACTGGCAACAAGTCTATTCTAAATGCTACCGTCGACGGCGATACTAGGATTTCATGATGAGAGGGATTATAGTAGGTGATAACTTTTACGACGAACCAAGGGTAGCTATCATCAGAACAAATGGTGCGCACCGAGTAGCTGGACTAATGCGAAACCAGGGACTAGAAGTTGAAGTTTTAGATTTTTTCAATTCATGGGAAATGCCAGAGCTTGAACAAGTGTTAAATGCCTATTGTCCAGACTTTATTGGATTAAGTTTTGGACTAGGTCAGCTTAATGATGTGCGGGTAAATAGTTTCATCTCGTTAGCAAAAGCAATAAATCCCAAAATTAAAGTCATTGCAGGTGGCGCTCAAGTACTACACAATAATATTAAAAACATTGATTTACATTTTAAAGGGTTTGCTGACGGAGCAATTGACGATATTGTAGCATATCTAAAGACCGATATCTACCCCAATGAGTCATTAGTGAAAAATATTGATTTGGGATTACCTAAAAAAGTAGTAGACTGTACTCATTACTATTCAAGATTTGATTTGTCTAACCTAAGAACTAACTATACTGCAAACGATTTTCTATCTCCCCATGAGAATTTGACGTTAGAAACTAGCAGAGGATGCATTTTTAGATGTAAATTCTGCAACTTCCCGTTGATTGGTAAAAATAAAAATGACTATATCAGAACCAAAGAAGATTTAAAGCAAGAAATTATTTACAACTATGAAACATACGGTATATCACAATACAGTATTACTGACGACACCTTCAACGACAATGAGATTAAGATAAACAATCTGTATGAGATTTCTCAAGAGATTGACTTTGAGTTAAAGTTCATGTGTTATGCTAGAATAGACTTGTTACATGCTAGACCCGGTTCATTGGATAAGATGATGAAGTTTGGGGTTAAGGGAATGTTTCTTGGAATTGAATCGTTGAATCTTGAAACTAGCAAAATAATAGGAAAAGGATTTGCAGGAGAAAAGTTGATAAACTATCTTAGAGAAGTCAAACAGCAATACCCAAAGCTGCATTTTATCGGATCATATATTATAGGGTTACCTAAAGAAACACTTGAACAAGCTAGGTATAATATCAATTTTGCAATTGACGAAGGATTAATTGATAATTCTCCGTTGTATGCGTTGCATATTACTAAGGATACAGGAGGCATAGACACTTCTATTTTCTCTAAAGAATGGGATCAGTATGGTTATGAAGAAATGAGTTTAGATGAAATAAATGATTTACTAACTCAACCCAAATATAGTGCGTTAAAAAATGTAGATTATGAGACTTTTAGTAAGCACAACGTTATTTGGAAGAATGAGCATATGAATTATCTTGATGCACAACTAGGTGCATTGCAAATACGAGCAGACATAGAACCAAAAACTGGTATGGGCGGATGGAATTGCTTTGCTGCTGCATATACGAAAATTCCAGTTGAGAAACTATTACAGTTAAACAGAACTGAGTGGGATTGGGAATATGTTAAGAAATCTGCTGTAGATTTTGTAGAAGATTATAAGCATAAGAAAATATCAGTTTTGTGCAATACGTGACTTATTGAACTGGGCCAACCATCTTGATATTTTGTTTATCAAATACATAATAGTTCTCAACACCACCTTCGAAGATACGCACTGAATCATATCCCATGCCTTCAATTGAACTTAGATACTGCTCAATGATTTCCCAAGTGTCACTTGACCTATCCATGTAATCACTCATTGTTTCAATATCTGTTTCTGTATACGGATCGTAGATAGGAAGTAGTGGCTCAATTTCATTCTCATCAAGTGAATCAAACATCATGCCTAAATTTAGTTTATATTGATACACTGTTCCGTAATCTTGAGAGAAATTAACATTAGAAGAAAAGTACATGCCATCATGTGGTTCAGGATTGTCGCCGCCGTGATAGGCAGTAACCATTGACGCAGTTTCAATTAGAGTGCGAAAGTCCATATTGTATTTAGACAAAAAGGAAGGGCTCGAAAGCCCTTCCCCGTATATCGTTCTGTGAACGTAACTTTCTTATTGGAAAGTCAAGTTCTGAACAGCAATCTCACCAACGTAGTCAGCAGCGTTACCGAATGATGACGCAGTGTTAGTTAGTTCGATGTAACCATAACGTGTCATGAATGATACGACTGGTTCGAATGTTGATGGATCAAGAACAACGCCTGAAGACATCAACGGAATGTATGGGCAGTAGAATGCTGCTGCATCAGTTTCCGATGAACCCTTGTATCCAACAAGTACTGGCTGAGTGTCTGGTGCATATGAGTTAACAAATACACGCATTGCACCGTTAAGAGTACCAACGAACTTAGTGTTAGTTGGAGCTTCGAAAGTGCCTTCAGTTGTACGAGCGAATGCTGAAGTTGTAGCTGACTGTAGAACAGTAAGTGAAGCTGGTGAAACAACAGCCCAGTTACCTGCACCACGACGAGTACGCTGTGCAATCAAGTTTGCAACGCGGTTGATAAGAACAGCTAGAGCAGCGTGTTCGTCACCAACGTAAGTAGCAGTACCTGAAACAGTTGCCTGGTTGAATGTGTATTCAGTTGAAGCAAGAGTTGCAAGTGAAAGCAAGATTTCCTGATCGATTTCAGCAGTAATTTCTTGTGCAAGAGCAGCCATAATTTCTGCTTCTACGTCGATACCATGCTGTGACTGAGCGTCCTGAGCAGCTTCGAAAGTCCAGCGAGCTTGTAGCTTACGTGACTTGGCTTCAACAGCCTGACGAAGAATCTGAACAGAAATCTGCTTACCACCGTTACCTTCAAGTGATGCAGTGTCAGCACCGGTGTATGCGTCGGTAGTATCAGTTCCCAACGGTACACGAGAATATGCTTGTGCAATCTTGAATGGTGAAAGTGCTTCTTCACCAGCAGTTACAGATGTCTGTGCTGCTGAGTTGTCGGTTAAGCTGTTTGCGTAGCGAACACGTAGAGTGTGAATCTGACCAACTGGGCCGGTCATTGGCTGCACACCAACTAGTTCGTTTGCAATAACAGTAGGCATAACACGACGAATTACTGGAAGAATAACGCGGTTAAGTGTTGCGATATTACCAGCTGTTGTGGTACCGGCTGTAGATTCAGCAAGTAGTTGCTTCTTGGTATTTTCTAGCAATACGCCCATTGTTGAGCGACGATTGCCTTTTAAGCCTTCAAGCAGGGCGTCCTTGGTGTCTCCCCAACGGCTTTCTAAAAGTACATTTGACATTTGAATTTTCTCCTAATTATGTCGTTTTTAATTAAAGCCCGGCCAAACGCTTAATGTCAATTACATTGTCAGTTTCGGCAAATTCATCAACTTCAATTGTTTTCTTGGCAGTTTTATTACCAGTTGCTTCTACAATAACAGCTTTAGTATTAGTCTTCTTTTCAGTAATTGCTTCTACTGAACCTGTATTGAGAACGGCTGGTAAATACTTATCGAAAGCGTTTTGTAGACGCGGTGTCTGTACGCTTTCTAGTAAAGTCTTCATTACTTGTTTCTTCTCCTCATTAAGCGGGGATAGAAGTTCATTCATAACCTTTGCTCTTTGAGTTGATTCTTTAATAATTCTAACTTCACGATCCTTTGATTCTACAAGCTTTGCTGCATTTTGTAGCTGGGCTGTAGTTTCTGCTAGCTGTCGGTCTTTTGATTCTAGCATTTGCATAACCTTGCGAGTTTCAGCCTTATCGTTTAGATAAGTTACTGAGAATTCGCTAGCAAAAGCTTCGAACAACTTACGTCCAAATGTATTTTCTCTAGCAGACTGGATATCTTCTTTTAGCTGTGATAGTTCACTCTTAAGGTGAGTTCCAACTAGACCGCTAACCTTCTTGGCGCTTTCAGCAATAAATCTTGCCTTAAGTGCTTCCAATTGCTTGCGACCTTCAGCAACGAGTTTAACTTTCGCTTCAACAACAGCTTGTCTATCTTGTGAGAATTCTTTAATTTCTCTAGATAGAGCGTGGATGATGAACTTTTCAAGTTTTGCTTGACCTTCCATCTGAACTTTGCGATCAGCACGTAGTTCGCGGATTTCTTCGGCTAGTTTAGTAACCATGAAGTCGTTGAATTTAGTTGCATTTTCACGAAGCTTTAGCTGTGATTTTACTCTGTCTTCATTCATTGCTTTTCTTTCAGATTGAAATTCTGCAATTTCACCTGAAAGATTGTCGGTAACCATCTTGTCAAGAGCTTCAACCATAACAGTACGATCATGTTCGTAACGTTGTGCAAATTCCTCACGGAGTTCTACACGAACTTGTTCACGAGCTTCATTCAATTTAAGTTCCCAGGCTTCATTTAACTGCTGCCCGATATCTTCGTTGATGAGTCCGCTTTCAAGTAATGGCTTAATAGCATCTAACATTTATTTGATTCCTTTTATATTTTAAGTTCATTGATGAGACGCTTTACTTCCTCACCAAGGAATCGTTGTATTTTTTTGTCACCCTGAGCTTCCTTAGCAATCTCTAACATTTTATGTCCGTGTTTCATGTTCATGAGACTTTCATAAATTGCTTTGGGATATGCGTTTGGTGCGCTAGGTTGGGCAACGATATCAACAGTGATGATTTCAAAATCACTGACTTTACCATCCATGTCGTTTACATTACCTGATCCACGACTAGATACACCTAGCTTTACTCCTGACTCCAACATTGTTCTTACGAGTTGACCCATTGGAGTAGGAAGAATTTTTAGCTTGCCAAAACCATTGGCACCGTCCATCCACATGCTTGTAATCATGTGAGATACACGGTCTAAATTGATTTTAAGATCATCTGGATGGTCAACTTCACCCAATACTGAATAACCTTCTGAGATTTGTCTGTTTAGAGTATCCACGGCAGTTTCAATTTCATTGACGGGGTAAACACGCTCGTTTGCGTTCTTTACCCCGCCCTGAATGAAAATCCCCTTCATGTAGAGGGTCTTAAAATCAGCGCCCTCTTCATGAATTGACTCGACCACCATTCCTGCGCGGTCGAACGTTAGATTTTCTCTGAGATAAGCCATTCTCTCAGTTTTCCTTAGCGAGCTGGTCTACGAGCAGGTCTACGTGATTCTGCTACTGGGCTTCTAGTGTGTGCGCCGTCATCACCGTGCTTTGGCTTAGGAGCTGCTTCACCCTTGTCCTTGAAGTTATCCTTACCTGGACTATTCTTGAAGTTACCTGCGCCCTTTACTGAGGTTTCACCCTTTGAGTAAAAGTTGCTTGGTGCTTTAGGAGCTGTAGGAACTGCTTCACTGGCGCCGCTGAACTTTACTGGATGACTGTCCATACCAGCTTGTCCTGATCCTTGAAGACCTGGGCTCTTAGTTTGAACGCCGTTGTCGCCGTGAGTTACAGAAATCTTCTTAAGTTGAACTGCTTCCATCATTGCTTCTTCGTCTTCTTCAGCTCCGAATTCCATTTCTTCTTCGCCGTCATCAGCTCCGAATTCCATTTCTTCTTCGCCGCCGAAGTCTGCATCAGCGCCGCCGCCCATGATGTCTTCGAATTCAGCCATCAATTGGTCAAGCTTGTCTTCGATACGGATTACAGCGTCTTCAACTTCTTCGCCTTCTTCGTCGCCGAAGTCTTCGGTGCCGTCAAGTTCAACATCTTCTTCACTATCAGTGAAGTCAAAATCGTCTTCTTCTTCTTCAGTAACACCGGCTTCTTCAGCATTGATTTCGTCAAGTAGATCGCCTACTTGTCCGCCCATGTCATCTTCCATCACATCGTCTTCCATTTCGTCTTCTTCGGCCATAATTGACTCAAAGATTTCTCTTGATCTTTCTACTACGATTTCGTGGAATAGTTCATTGGCTCTATCGTTATCTTCATTGATAACGAGGTCCATTAGTTGTTCGAATTTTTTGATATCCATTTAAATTTCTCCTGATGCTTGAATGGCTTTGTAGACTTACTTATGCCACTAGCAGGAAAAATGTTCAATAACTATGTATTTTTTGAGTTTTTAGAAAAGATATACATTATAGTGCCGGAGCACCTTCTCCCTCTTCAGGTTTTACACCATATTGCTTGCGAACTTTTTCTAAGTATTGCTTCTTTTCATAGCTTCTAACATCTAGCATTCTACGTAATTTACGAATTTGCTTTAAGGTTAACTTTGTTTTTCTAGATGTTCTATAGGTAGGTTTGCTGTTGTCAGCATTGACATCTTGCAGTCCATTAATAGGTGCGTCAAACATTTCGTAAAGTTGCATAGTTTTATTTATCTTTTTGTGTTTTGAAGTCTATCCAAAAACCGATTGCTACAATAAGATTCATCCCAAGCGAAGCCAAGAGTATGTGTATATCTTGATAGACATTCATATTCATACTTAAATGAACATGACCTACCATCCAAAAGGGAATAGCTAAATTTTGAGAAATCCAAATTAAAAGAAACTTGATAAACTCTCTCATCTAAATTAGATTTGCATTCCGCCGCCACCTACGGGTCCAGCTGCGCCTCCGGGAACTGCTTCTCCGCCAGCACTGCCCACCGGCCCTGCTACGTCAAGTTCCGAATCACCCATTTCTTCACTAGATTCAATACTATCGGCAGTTTCCATATCTGATTCAAAGTCCCCAGTAGAAACACCAATGTTACGCAAATCGCTGCCTGCAGGATCGGAAGTAACTTCTTCTTTGTTTTCTTCTTCCCACATACTTTCGTTACGTTTAATTTCTTCTTCAGTAAGACCTAAGAATCGTTCTAGTGCAAATCTCTTTGAAATGTATGGGAAAGCTTCCATGCTAGTGAAGGTACCTACTCTAGCATTATCTAGTTCACTTTGACGATATGCAGCAAAGTTCTGAGGAGGATTGAATACTAATTGGAATAGACTTGTATCAATGTTGAAGCCTCTCCAACGCAAGAACAATTTAAATTCTTCGTCAAACTTCATTGCCATGTAGTTCTGTAAACGTTCACAGTATTGATTGAATCTAAATTCTTGAATCATCGCAGTACCGACACGACCATCACTCAATGGGGTAGTGTTGTCATCCGGGCCAGTTGGTAAGTAAGATGACGGGACACGAAGACCACGAGCAAGACGATTGTTGAAGTATTTCAAGTCATCGATTTCGCCTAGATTCTGTCCACCTGGAAGAACTTCAACTGATGAACCGCGACCTTCTGCTGTGACAGGGAAGAAGTAATCTTCGTTCATTGACAGTGGGTTGTATGTAGCGTCAACGATTGATTGTCCGCCGTATACTGAAGGGATTCTGCGCTGGTGAATTTCATTCTTAACACGCTCAACGAATGCCATAGCTAAGTGACTTGGCATATTACCAACGTCAATCTTGAACATTCTACGTTCAGGAGCACGTTGTACACGATAGATGAGAACAGCGTCTTCTAATAGTTCTTTCTGCTTGTAGACCTTAAAGATGTTCTCAAGGATTGACTGTCCAAACGGCCAGAATCTGTCAAGCCCTTCAGTCAATGATACGTGAACAACATGTTTTGAATCTACCGCAGACTCACTCTGTCCTAATGTGAAACGTGATCCTGTAGTGTTATATGGCATTGCCGGAGTAGTATAGCCGCCGCTTTGTCCGCCGCCGCCTGAACCGCCTAAGCCAGTTGCAGGGTTAGCTGCAAAATCAGTGTTGGTCTTTTGTGCAACACTAAGATTCTGTAAGTTAATATTGATATCTTTGATGACATACTGTTCCGGCTTCTTGCCTTCACTTTCGTTAACGATTACTTTAATAACCTTAACCATGTCAATCCAGTAAAGCTTGAAGTTTTCTGGATCACGAACGAATGCCTGATCTCCGTACTTGATTACGTTGCGGAAAATCTTAAACATACGAACATCAAATTCGTTTAGCTTACACCATTGTTGAAGTTGTTTAGTAAGCAATTCTACTTCATGTGGAGTAGGGTCTTCTTTAAATTCAAAACTGAATGGTGTTTTATTATGTTCGTTTCTCTGAGTACTAAACTCAGCAATAATATCCAAACAAGCGTTAATTTCAGCATCAACATCCATCATTTCATATTGGTTGTAACGCTCAATTCTATTAGGATGTCCAGTATAGACTTCTGGTAGCCTACTCATATAATTCTTGTAGCCGAACTCAGTATTACTATAGCCGCCTGACGGGACGCCACCGCTGCTATTCCAAGCACCTGCGTTACTGTTCATTCCTGAGATAGGACTTGATACACCGGACTTGTTTAAGAATTTCTTTTTATATGACATTTTTACCGCTCTTGGTTGTTTAAGTATTTATGTTAAACCATACTGTTCTTTAATATCTTTTCTCTAGTATCGTTACCATCAGAGATAGCACTAACCATATCGCCTAGTTTACTGAGCATACCCTCTACTAATTCAGCATTCATATTCACTACTCTTTCGAGAATTTCTTTTTCCATAGTTGGCGCAGTAGAAGATATTGCGTTGGATATTTCTGGTGTCTCTGCCGGAGTTTTAGCTAATTTCGCCAATACCGAATCTTGTGTTAGTGGAGTTATCATTTCAGAGCCGTGCATTTCAACTGGATATCCAGAATCCGGACCTTTGACTAAGCCGCCTTTTCTAGCTTGTAAAGAAGATTTTTTAGGAGACTCAATGTGCATATGACTGTAATGCCCTGGTGCCTTCCATATAACTTTAAATCCATCTGATCTGGCAGAATCTGCAATTTGATCAAACTTAGCTCTTGCCTTAGGATCTTTTGATTCATTTACGCCTCTGCCGATGTTAATGTCAATTGCTCTTCCCTCATAATGGCCTCTACCTTTATGCACCGGTGCTACTCCACCGAATGCAGGATGTTCAGCCACTCTAATTCCCTGATCTTGTAATCGTTGTCCTAGGGCAACAATATCTTTGCTTCCGCCGCCTTGGCCCGCATTTTTTCCTTCTTTTAATACCTCAACTTTTCCTGCTTTAAACCCTTCAATTTTTTCCATGGCATTTAGCATAGCAGTTCTTTGTTCAGGAGTCAAATCACGCAGCGGAGTATTAGAGTTTACCCCTAATGCTTTTACAATAGTGTTTATGTAGCCTCTTGTATCATTTTCATTAGGCGGAGCATATTTACTGATTGCTCCGGCAATAGTTTTGTTTTTATATTTGCTAGTATTAAACAGTAGTTCCTCTTTTGCTTTGCGACCCTGTTCATACGAGGAGAATACTGCAAAACCTCCGGATTGCCCTACTGCTCCCTGACTTCTTGCAAAATCACCAGCCCTAATATTTCCGGGGTTATTATTTCGCCAAGCTAGTGTCCCTGTTCGTTTTTCTTCTCTGCCATCTTCATATTGAAGGTTAGTATATCCCGCGCCGCCTCCTGTTACCTTTGTCGCTGATCCACTTGTGCTGGTTGAGTCGCTGTCGGCATAATTAGAGCTACCAGGAGAGCTATCAGGAGAGCTACTAGGAGAGCTACTAGGAGAGCTACCGTCAGTGCTTGCGTCCTCGTCTTCTTCATCAACACCTGCTATTTTATTTAGGATCTTTGAAGCATCAGTTAAACTTCTTCTAAACTGCATCATAGATTCTTCAGTGAATCTATGTCGTTTCATTTCGGCTTCTCTAAGACTATCTGTGCTTAGTGCAGCATCTGCCAATGAAGTCTTGAGTCTTTCAATATAATCAACTACATCAAGCTCATTATCATCTTCCATGGGAGTGCCTAATAACCCAGAAGATTTTCCTTTAACTTTGCTATTAATAGATCCCATTGCATTAATTGATTTATTTTGGTCTGCAAACATTTTTACAGCTTTTGCGAAAGTGCCGGTGATAGTCGCAAATGCTTGCACTGTTTTAGCAAATGCCGTTACAGTTTTAGCAAATGCTATTATAAGTTTACCGAACGATTCTATATTTTTTCCGAATGACGTAGCAACGGAAGAGGACATCCCTTTATTCGGACTGCCTAATTTATTTACAATTTCACCAAACTTCTCTACATGCTTACCGAATGCATCAGCAAACTTACCGTCGGCAGTTGCAGCGGATGCTTTTGCTGCATCTTTAGATTCGGGTTTAACAGCACTTAATTTTTTATCCAAATATTCGGTTTCAGATTTTACTCTATCTGCTTGAGCTTGGTTAGCTAAATTATCCATGAACATAAATCTACCGATATGTTCTATTCCGCGAGCTAACGATGATTGAGTTTTTTCCCAAGTTGACGCTCTTTCCCAATTTTTGTCATCTTGGCTTTGGATAGTTTTAGAGTCTAGATCTTTACCTACACCAGCGGCACCAAATCCTGCATCAATTACGTATGCGCCGCCTGCAACAATCGCAGCACCTTTTGCTGCTTTTAATAGTTGTGCTCCTTTACCAGCAGCGGCTGCTCCGCCTGCACCGGCTGCTCCTGCACCTGCTGCTCCTGCGCCTGCTGCTCCTGCGCCTGCTGCTCCTGCACCGGCTGCTCTTGCGCCTGCTGCTCCTGCGCCTGCTGCTCCTGCGCCTGCTGCTCCTGCACCGGCTGCTCTTGCGCCGCCTGCTGCTGCTCCTCCTGCTAATCTAGCAAGTCCGCCCCTAGCTGCAATTGCAAGTGCAGCTAACCCAGCTGCGCCTGCTAGTGCGATTAATGCGGTGGAAGCAATCCCTAAATTACCTGCAAAACTATCAAATGCTGTTCTTAGAGCAATTTCAGTTTCAGTTAATATATTTCTAGCTTGCTGACGAGAATCTTCTGCTGCTTTACCCTTTCCGGCTGCATTATCATCTATTCTTTTTTGTATATCGGCTGCTGCCTTTTCTTGATCTAAGCCGAACAGTCTGTTGCGTTCGGTTATACCACCGGTACCGCCGACTAAGTTTGCAGCATCAGGGCTTATCGCAGCGGCTATTTTAAGTTGATCCTGAGCCTTAGCAGAACTATCGGTTATAGCTTGAGTGTATTTTGCTGCGTCCTTCGCAGAGTTTATATTTCCGGCCCTAGTTTCTCTAGCTAATTCTTGAATGGTACCTAGGGTTCCACTAACTGCCATAGTGCCTAAACCTTCGGTAATAGGAGCTCCGGCCAGCGCCTGTCCATAACCCCTGCCTGCCTCTTCCCCTTGAAGTGCAGTTATTTGAGCCTTAGTAGCCATTGCTAATTCAACTTGTGCAGCAAGTTTCTGTTTTTCTTCTTCAGTTGATGCCGACGCTATTTTTTTATTCATGTCGGCTACATATAGCTGAAACTGGGTGTCGGCTGCCGCCGCTGCCATACGCTTTGTTTGATCCTCAACACTAAGTCCAGTCATGTCACTTAATGCTTGTAAATTTTTAACATAAGCTAGAGATGTTTTTTGTAGTGTCTTCATTTCGCCATTAAATGAACGTAAAGATAAGCCAGCGCCGCCCATTAACTCAACGTAACCAGCTTGTGCTTCTACTAATTCAGCTTGGCTATATCCCAATCTCTGAAATTCTTGGCGAACCTCAGAGCCGACATTGGCCATTTCCATAAATCTGTTGGTAGAATCTACTGCACCATTACCAAGTTGCTTAAATGTTGACCCTAATTTTTGCATAGGTGCCATCAGTTTGTCTAAATCTTTAGCAGCAAACCCAATCTTATTTGCCATACTAAGAATTTCATCGGTATTGAATGCATTAGCTGCACCCATTTTAGATATTTGATCATTGAATTTTAGAAGCGAATCTGCTTGTGCAAGTTGGTATTGCATCAACATCGTTGCTGCCTTAACAACCCCGCCTATAACAGTGCCTAATATTCCAAAGTTCTTTCCTAAATCTAACGCAGCATCACCGGCTGAACCAATCATACCGTTATATTTTGAAAACGAATGTGTACTGTCCATTATCACTGAACCTAGTGATAAGAATCCATTGGCAACAGTTCCCATTGCTTTGTTAATTCTATCAGTAGCTTCTTGGACTGCTTCTTGTCTTTCTTTTTCTGCCCGAGCATAAGCTTCTTCTTTTTTAGTAAGCTCTTCGGTAGATTCAGTGAGTTCTTTAGTGGCTTTAGTTGCTTTAGCTGAAGCTGTAGTTGATTTATCTGAAGCAGCAGTCAGGTCTTTCATGGATTTCATTTGAGCAGCCATCATGGCATTTTGCTCACTTAAGATTTCATACATTTCCCTTAATTGTTCATTAAGGCGTTCTACAATTTCCGGATCCATACAGTACTCTCAAATTAAAAAAACGGGTATTTTTATGCAATAAATATACTATATCTATTTAGTACTACTAGAACTATCAACTTAAGGAAAAGAAATGGACAATAATCCACTAAGACAATATTTCAGAAGACCAGCAGTCTACATTAGTTTGCCGTCGAAGGGCGAAGGTTATTCTAATGAGGACTTAGAAATGCCAGAAACCAATGAGCTTCCAGTATACCCAATGACTGCAATTGATGAGATTACAGCAAGAACTCCAGACGCATTGTTTAACGGAACATCAATCGTTGACTTAATTAAAAGCTGTGTGCCGAGTATCAAGAACCCATGGGCTATCAAAAGCGTAGACATGGATGCTATCTTGATTGGTATTAGGGCTGCTAGCGGCGGAGAAATGCTAGAGATTGATACTACTTGCCCTAGTTGCGAAGTTACTGCAACCTATAGCATCAATCTTATCGCAGCATTAAGTTCGTTGAAGCCAGGAAATTACAAGGCACCGCTTGAAGTCGGTAACTTAAAAATCAAATTTAGACCACTAGTATATAGTGAAATGAATCAAGCTTCGCTGGGTCAGTTTGAGGTTCAAAAGTTCTTCGATGCACTTTACACGATTGAAACCGACGAAGAAAGAAATGCTGCTAGCCGAGAAGCACTAGAAAAAATCACGTTCTTGACAATGGACATTCTAAGCAAAACCATTGAATACATTGAGACTCCTAATGGCAACGTAGACGATAAAGCATTTATTCTAGATTTCATGAAAAATTGTGATAATACAGTTTACAACTCTATTCGAGACCACAGTGCTGAACTTAAAGAAGGCACTGAACTCAAGCCTGCAACGATTAATTGCGCTAGCTGTAGCCATGAATACGACCAGGCATACAGCATTAACCCAACGGATTTTTTCGGCTAAAGCTTCTTATATCAAAACCCGAAGATATTAAGAAGCTATTAGACCAATACGAAAAAGACGCAGCAGAAATTAAGGCCTCAGCCCTATCAATGTCTTGGCATATGAGGGGCGGGGCCAGCTACGTGGATATACTAAACATGTCTACTGCCGAACGCAAAGAGATAGCCTCTATCATAGAAAGCAATCTTGACATAACTAAGAAAACTCAGTTACCTTACTTCTGATTTAAAGTTGTTCTTCGAACAACTAGACCTTTTCGCTACGCTCGGTCTATTTTTATAAAACTCTTTAGGACAATAACTTTAGAAGGAAGATACATTGCCGGTTTAGAAGCCATGGTAGTGCCCCTGAAAGGCACTACCTAGACTTGGACATTGCCATGGCCTGTCATCCTTTGTTGTCTGTTCCCCGATTAACTAGCTCGTATCGCTGTTAATCGCTACCGGTTGCCCTGTAAAGTTTAATGGGACTGTAGTGAGACTTCCGTCTCTGCAACGCATGTTCTGTGACTTCAAGACAAAGTATATCACAGACTCATTCAGGGTTCGCCTACCTAACGAGAGCCCTGTCGGTATTCCCTGACCTCACGATCAGGCATACTCCAGAATCCAGCCGCATTCATTCGTGGTGCAACCTCAAGGAGGATTGTGACACATGCACAATCATAACGATGTAAGAGGGTTCTGTGTTAAAAAGTGGGGGAAGTATTAAGAGTTAAAATCTGTTCTGTCTTGGTGACAGGTGAGCCTGAGTAAAGTTTAAGAAGGTCTTTATTGAGCTTAAAAAAGTGATCGAATTCCATAATAATCCACTCGCCTGTTGTATCAGAACGATAGTGAATAAAGTTGTCTGCAACCCAAGTGTACTTAGATTGAACAGCGACAAACTTTCCTTTTCGGTTAAACTTCATGTATAGCACAGAGCAATCATCGTCTTCTGCAACGTCCATTAGTTGCTTAATCCAACCATCAATGACCTTGCATTCACCTGTCATTAACAAGTGAAACGGAAAATCAGCATAGCTCTTGCATTCTGCATTGAACTTAGTAAAAGTTTCGCCGGGAACAATGTCACCCTTGAAGCTTCTAATCTGTCCTTCATGAAGGAACTCTTTACGAGACTGATTTTTACCGCCCACATACGCACCACTTCCAGGTGCTCTAATAAAGCTTTCGCCGTATAATTTAGATAAGAAATTTGCTACTTCACGTTCGAATGAAGAACCTTTTGCTTTCTGTGGACTTGTCATACTATAATTTATGTCTTTCAATCAGTCTTGTAATTTTTTATTCTACTGCATCTGTGGCTGTACTATATGTAGTAAACCCGTTTTCTTTCAGCACCTTGAGAACACTGGGAACACGCCCTGCTAGTTCTTCTCGGTGACTTACTAACCAAATAGATTTGTTACGTCTACGTGACATATCTTTAAGAATAGCCATACTATTCTCAACGCCAATGCTATCCATACCACTATCAATAAGTTCGTCAATGAATAGAGTGTTGATTGGGAAGTACAAGTTCTCCCAAACGTCACGGAATGCAAAGCTCAAGCCAAGAATCAATCTGTTTCGTTCGCCTCTAGACAAGTTATCAAAGTCAAGTTCACGACCAAGTTCTGTGATTTCAACGCTTAGGTCGTTCTTGAAGACAACGTTATGCGGAAGACCGATCTTATCAAGATAGTTGGTTAACCTAGCATTCAAGTAGCTCAAATTTTGGTCAATGATTTTCTTACGCACAAAGCTGTCCTTGCTTGTAAGAATATCAATAAGGAACTTCAAGTGATCACCGAACTTACTTAGTTCATTGATTTTGTCAAATGTAACCTCTTGCAGTGCCTTGTTTTCCATATCAACAACTTGTTCAGTGTATGGATCAGATTCAGCAGCCTTTAAGGCTATAGAATTCTCAAGGTTAGCAACGATAGTGCGATGCTCAATAGCTTCGGCTTCTGTATCGTAATGTGTCACCGGAGCTGAACCGATATCCTCAAGTATGCACTGTTCTGCAATTTGTTCAGCATAGGGGTCAGTCTCGGACAACTTAGCTGAAATCTGACTTTGAATATTTTCAAGTTCCGAGCTATGCTTGATTGCCTCTGCTTCTGTCTTGTAATGCGTAGTAGGAGCAGTACCCAAAACAAACAACAAATTTTTATTTTTTTCTAAATCGTTTTGGGTTTGGGCAAGATCACCTTCGGCAATAATCAATAAGTCATGCTTACCAAGCAAGACACTAGCATGATTTTCATCGTGAAGATCCTGTCCGCAAGCATAACACTTGTTTTCTTCAAGCGTCTTAATCTCACCCTCTAGTTTAGTTACAATATTCTTGTCTTTTGTTAGAGTTGCTTCTAGTCCGGCAATAGTCTTGTTGAGAGTAGCAAGTTCAATTTTGTTTGCTTCGTATACACGCAAGTCGTAATGAGCCTGCAACTCAGCAGTGATATCAATGTTGCTCTTTGTATCATAGCTGGTCTGTAGAACTCTGACATCAGCATCACGCTTCTGTAACCATGCTGTTTGCCTTGCGATTAACGCATTACAAGCATCCAGCTGTTTCTTTTTTTCGTTATACACTGACCAGTCACGGTGAGCTTGAAGTTCTGCCTCGATATCAATTTTACTTAGATCATCATAGTCAGCTACTAAACGAGACAATGCCTCGTCATGCTGCTTCTGCCAAAGATTTTGTCGGCGCTTCAATGCATCAATCTGCTCTTGAACACGACTGTTAGCTTCTTCAACTGCTTTGTTTCTAAACTCTTCCTGCTGAATAGCATCTTTGTTTAACCTAATCTTTTCTTTGATTAAGTCTGCCTTCTCGGACAATAAAGTAATACCAAGTAGTTGCTCAATCACATTGCGTTGGTCGTTAGCTTTCATAGACAAGAAAGGTTCACTATAAGTATTCAGTGCAACGATATGCTTAAACATATCGCTACTCATACCGATAGCATGTTCAATTGCTAGTTGTGTTTCTCTGTTCTCGCCCTGAGCTTCGTTCTTTTCTTCTTTGCTTTGTAAACTGTTGTTCACATAGAAGCGCAAGACGTTTGGTCTGCGGCCGCGCTCAATCTTATACTCAACGCCATTCACGCTGAATTCAAGGGTAACCATCATGCCTTTTGCATTGGTACGATTGATTAGATTGTCTTTACGAATCTGATTGATTGGGCTACCAAACAATACGTAGCTCAAACCCTGAATAAGGGTTGTCTTACCTGTACCGTTTCTAGCACCGTCACCGCCTAAGTCAAGGTTCTCACCAAGAATAAGAGTAAGTTCTTTGCTATCAAAGTTGACTGCCTGTGTTACCGCACCGATGCTGAGAAAGTTTCTCAGGGTGATATTCTTTAATACTACACTCATAGGTTTCTGTAAATCTCTAACAATACTTTAGGGTCAAAGAACTCGCTTTCAATAGCGGCAAGTTGATCGATAATAATCTGGTCAACACTTTCAAAGCTTACTTCGCCGGGGGCTAAGTCTTGACTGTGTTGGTCTAGCTTCATTGGGATAAGTGACATTTCTCGTATATTATGTTTTGGAATCAATGTCTCACGAATAAAGTTAGCTTCTTCATATGAGATATCAATATCAAGATGCACTCTAACACTACTCTTGGGAAGAAGCAAGCCTTCTGGGTTATCTAGTATGTCACTAAGCTTGTAGACACGATATAGTGGCTGTCCGGGCCATGCTTGAAACTCAGGCTCTTCGCCCCATTCAAGAATCATCATGCCTCGCTGATCGTCGCCTGCATCTGCATAGTTGTGCGGAAACGCATTACCGATATACCAAATATTGTTACGAGCTTGTCGTTTGTGAAAGTGGCCGCTGAATACTTTTTCAAAGCCGGCTAAGTCGCTATCACTCACATCACCGTGATCGGGCATCTGAACCATAGCATTCATATAGAATGCAGGAAGCTCAAAGTGACCAAACATATATTTGCCTGACAGCTTAGCTAACTTCTTATGGTCTTCTCCTACTAACCAAGGAGCAATAACTACATCATCTTGAATGAACCAGTCATTCACAATTGTTACATTGGGTAGATGCTTTGCCCACTCCACGCTATGAACATCACGCTTGTCTCTATAGTAGAGATCGTGATTGCCTGGAATGAAAAACACACGTTCAAAATTGTTGTTAAGTTTTTCTAAAGCACGAAGACCAAACTGCATTGTTTGAATATTGATACTTGCTCTGTGGTGATTGTAGTCACCCAAGAAAAAACAAGTTTCGCAGTTTTCTTCTTTAGCCTTCTGAATGAACCAGTCAACAAAGTCCGAACAGTCTTGATTGTGCTGTACACTATTAGACTTAAGCCCAAAGTGAATGTCAGTGAAGACCGCAGCTTTCTTGAATAAATTAGCCATACTTACTTATAGCTCCATTGAGAGAGAAAATCAATTATTTAGGTCACTTATCTGCTAGTCCATGCCCAATTTTTTTACCCTGCATTTGACGGCTAAAGCTTGGATTCATGCCATTCATTTCTAGGATATCGTCACGGATATTTTGGCTTCGCTTTTCAGTATTCAACACTCTACAGAAGCTATTGTTTACTGCGGCGGTGTAATAAGCAAACGGGTTAGCACTCTTTGCTTCATTGAATCTAAGACCAACATATGTTAACTGTAGAATAGCACTTGCTTCCATTTCATCGCGGTAAGTATAACCTCTCCAGTTAAACTTCATGGAATACTTTTCACACAGCATCATGTACATACGAGCTAGCTTGTTAGTTATGTTGCCATGATCTTTGTTAAAGTGTCCGTTCTCCATACCACCTTCCCAATGACTCTTGCCAACACAGTTAAATGAGTTATTCTCATCAAGTTTGTAATGATGGAAAGGAGGGAAGTTGACTTTTTCGTGAACCATATCATCAACCGCTTTTTTAGTTACAGCGTCTTCTAAATCTGAAAAATCTTCATCGTCATCATCTTCGAACACAAAGATTTCTTTAGCAGATTTCTTTTTAATAGTTTTTCTTGGTTGTTTTTGCGACATTGGAATATGATCCCAAGTCATCACTCTAAAAATTAAATCAGTAGTGGGTATTGTTTCGGCTAATACTTTTTCGCCAGTCTCTTGTGTTAGTCTAGTTGCTCTAGTTTCTTTGGCCTGTTGAATCTGTTCAGGCTTTAGTGCATATTCTAAACTAGTTTCTAAATCACTTTCAGGCATATCAATGATGATATCATATCGATGATAATCTGGATCTACAAAGGAGCAATATGAGTTTTTGCTCGTATGAATTTCTTTTAGAATGTCTTTGTTGTTTAGATAATTTATTTTGCGGGGTTTTTTTACTGGGGTCATCAATGTAAGTTCCTACTTTCATTACACTATACATCCAATGTTGTAAAAATACAACACCTTTGGGTAAATTTTGCGGTTTTTTGCTGAGATAAATACTAATGAATATATTTATCAGAGGAAAAACATGTCAGAGATCAACTCAAGAATTGCCGACACTAATACCGGCTTTATCCGTATCCGTGGTTCGGCTTTTATGGACAACGGTCGGATTGCATATAGATATATATTGTATGGCAACGGTGAGTTCAGTGCGTTAGATTTCAGCACAGACAGTGCCGCTGTACTGGCACAAATTACAGCCTCAGGTAATAACTTAATTTTACCTAACGGAACACTGGTAAGAATTGCAAATCCTCCGGGCGCCAGTGTAGTCGCAGCAACTATAAGAGAACAGGCACCACAGATACAACAATACTTGACCGCAGTGTTGGAAGATGAACTCGCTCAAAAAGAAGCTGCTGCAACCCCTGCTCCGGTTCCTACTCCTACTCCTACTCCAGCTCCAACACCGCCCCCAGCAACCAACCCAGCCGACACTAATATAACAAACACAACTAACACGACAAGCACTGCGTCAGCAACAGTGATAACTACGCCGGAATCGGTAACTGTAATAACTGAAGAATCCACTACCACTACCTCTAGCGGATCAACAACTATAACTGTACCGCCAACTACATCAGCGCCAAACACAACTGCCACCACAGCAACCACTACTCCTCCAAGAACATCGCCCGAGACCACTACTAACCCTAGTAACGCAGCGTTGCCGCTGGGAGATGATATTGATGACATTTACGATCCCAATTTAACTCCGGAACAAATCGCATCGTTAAGTCCAGGTGACCGACAAGCAAGAGAAAACTTCTTCATTGAAGAAGCAGGAGGCGACCCCAACACAGACGGACTGGGAGAGGTAGAAGAAGACGGCACTATCGTCGTTACAGCCCCCGGAGAAGACGATGAGATTGTAGTCAATGGAAGAGTCGATTGGCGGGCAAGACTTTCATTGGCACCGGACAGCACATATTTTTATAACAATCCAGCAGCTGGAATATTAGCACCGCTAATTAGTACTAATGGGGTAATATTCCCATACACACCGGCAATTAATATCAACTATGTTGCTAGCTATGAACCGGCAAGTATTGTTCACAATAACTATAAAGTTTTCCAGTATTCAAACAGCTTTATTGACTCAGTAACCATTACGTGTGATTTTACTGCACAAGATGATGGCGAAGCAAATTACATGCTAGCGGTTATCCACTTCTTTAGATCACTAACTAAAATGTTTTTTGGACAAGACCAGCAACCTAAAGCCGGAACTCCGCCCCCTTTGTGCTACTTGAGAGGTATGGGAGCCTATCAGTTTGCGAATCACCCTCTAGCAGTTTCAAGCTTTGCTTATAACTTACCCAATGACGTTGATTATATTTCGACTGCCGGACCAATAACTACACAAGCACCGACAGCGACAAACAATCTATCAAGTTCGCTTAGACTGCCCCCTAACGTTGTTCCGGGCGGAGTAGCTGCTCCCCCGATGTTTGAATCCAAACCTATAGCAGACAGATTAACTTGGGTCCCTACAAAGATGCAAATGGTTATTACTTGTATACCGATGATGAGTAGAAATGAAGTATCTAATGTATTCTCGTTGGAAGAATATAGCAACGGCATATTAGTAAGTGAAGGATTCTGGTAATGGCAAAAGGCTTAAATATTTACGGAAGATCAAGTCCATATTATTCGACCCCGGTCGTTAATAATAAATTCTTGGATGTCATGACGTATCGCAGTATACCGTTTGACCCCACAGATGTGTTTATGACGATAACTCAGGTTTATGAATATAGACCCGATCTACTAGCATTTGACTTGTACAAGACTCCTAATTTATGGTGGGTGTTTGCTGCTCGAAATCCAAATATATTGGGTCCTGATCCATATTTTAATTTCAAGACGGGAATAGGGATATACATACCTACACAACAAACTTTACAGAGAGAATTAGGAATTTAATATATGACTAACCCAAACACGCTATCGGGCCCTGCAAGTGACGATAGTGGTCAAGGACAACCAAACTCTGCTAACTCTTCACCTACCCCAAACTCAGCAGATTTGGGCGATGAACAACTTTCGAATATAGAAAACGATTTTGATAATGAATCAAGTTCAGGGGCAAGACAAGACAACGAAGAAGGCATCGATGATTTAGGTGAGCCAGGTACTCCTCCTTATGAAAATGAAGGGTTCATTAGAATTCCAATATCGGATAGCGGCAAACCAGGCATTAGATTAAAAAATGCTTTAGGATATTTGGCTAGCTATACCTATCAAATTAGTCTGTACATGATTACTCCAAGAGCATATGAATACTTCATAAAGACTGGACGGAGAGATGTCACTGCCTTCAATAAAGCAAACCTAGATGATGTACAAGGCGGCGCCTTCTTAGTTGCTCAAAGTGCCGGTATGGGAGGCCCTGCTGAAAGAGCCCCAGGTTTTAACTTAGATTATTATATTGATAATCTAGTATTCACCCACCAAACTGCTGCAAAAGAAACGGCTGGACCATTAGTAAAGACCGACTATAAATTCAGAATTACAGAACCATATGGATTTTCGTTTGTATCTAAACTAGCTAGAGCTACTAAAGCACTTGAAGATTCTGCTGGCGGACCTAACTTACAAAATTACAAAGGAGACGAAAATGCCAATCCTACGAAGAATTTCTTCATCATTGGTGTTAGATTTTTCGGCTGGGACCAAGCAGGTAATCAAGTTTTGGGCGATGAAGAATTTGATGGTCAAGCACTTGATCCCAACGCTAGCGGAACCGGCGCACTTTTTGAAACGTACAACGAAATTGTTTTTACAGAATTCAAATTTAAAATTGATGGTAGATCAACAGTGTATGATGTCAAGGCACAGCCGATTGACATATCATCCACTGTCAATGCAACGAAGGGGACAAACCCTGATAATAAAAGCGTAAGCGGCAGAACGGTTAGAGACTTGTTAGTTGGTCCCAACGGTCTACTAACTAAACTCAATGCCGAAGAAAAAAAGCTGGTACCAAAATCAGCAGAGTATCCTATAACATATAAGATTCAATGGTTAGGTGATGATATTGAGCAATTAGCAGTATCTCCTGTAGTAACTGATAACATGAAAAGCAAGATGAACTTGCCTAATAGCAACGCAAAAAATACAAATGAGTCAAATGACGCATTAGCTATAAAAACAACGCCGAACAAGAATGAAGTTCAAACGTCTATCGGTAAAGTTCCTATCACGCAGGCAATCGAACAGATATTTGTACGGAGTAAGTTTATGCTTGATGCATTAACTAAAAACTACAAAGATGACAACGAAGCCAACCCAGAAACTAATGAACCAGGGTCTGCTGAAGGAACTGGCAAGAAGATGGTGTGGTTCAACATTAGTCCTAAAATAACTAACATCCAATGGGACAAAAAGCGAAAAGACTGGGCATATGATATAGTATATGTTATACAAACATATTTGGTTCCGTCGACTCCAAGTAATTACGTAAGTGAAAAGACCAAGTATTATGGTCCTCATAAAAGATACGATTATTGGTATACCGGGCAGAATACTGAAATTATAGGATATGAACAGAAAATCGATAATCAATATTTCCTAGCGACATATACTGATCCAGCAAATACAAATGATAGTGACACCGGAGATACTAAAACAGCAGTTAATAGACAGTCCGGTGGCGATAAAACCGGCTCTGGTGGGACACCTTCAAATGAAGCAATCAATAACTTTAGGACTAGTCTATATGACCCTGCAAGCTTTGCAACTGCTAAAATTCAAATAATGGGCGATCCAGATTTTATTATGCATGATACAGCATCGGTCGATACTAGCACAACCGGTTCAACGTCATACAATAAATTTTATGATTCAAACGGTACTACAGTTAACCCAACCGGTGGCCAAGTATTCATTGAGGTAAACTTTAACGAAGCGGTAGATTATTCTCGTACCGGAACTATAGAACAGGACGCAATTGAACAAGATCTACCACCAGTAGAAGGGGAACCGGGTACTTTATTAATCAATGATAGTATCGAATTTTGGAGATTCAATGATCCTGAACAGGCAGCGGAGGTCAAGGGTATCCCGTATCAAATTTTATCGGTGACCAATAGTCTAGTTAATGGGGCCTTTACTGCGACAATATCGGCGGTTATTAACCAAGACTTAGCGGATGATTCACTCAGCGATGAGGGCAAAGACGAAGCAAGAGAAGAAGGACTTGATACGACCGAAGAAGCGACCCCCACAACGGAAGCCGCAAATAACAATGCAGTGAATCCGCCTCCTGATAAGCCAACAACTAACACTAACCCAGTTAACGCTGGCCGTTCTCCTGGGATTTTATCAGGTCTCGCATCAACAAACCGCGGGACACCAATAATTGACCCACAGACAGGACAAGTACTTGGTTACTCACAAGATGCTGATACTTAAGGAATTTGGAATATGCCAACAGATAATTTTAAGCCAAAAGGTCCAGTAAAAAGCGATAGTGCGGATTCCGGTGGCGCGGATGCAAAAAAGTATCCAGTCATTGGAATCGTCAAAGACAATATTGACTCAACTAGAACCGGCCGAATTAGTGTTGCGCTGCAAGATGGTAAAGGTTCGTTAGAGCCAAACGAAGGCCCATGGACTAGCGTACAGCACCTTAGCACTTTCTTTGGTTCTGTTAGACCTAGCGCAGGCAGCGGTAGCGATGACTACGGATCATACAAAACTAATCCAAGCGCATATGGACAATGGCAAGCACCCCCCGATATCGGTACTAAAGTAATTTGTATCTTTGTCAACGGTGATCCCGATGCTGGATATTATATAGGTGCTGTGGCTGAACCCGAAACATTACAAATGGTTCCTGCAATTGGCTCTAGCGAATCGGTCACATTAAATGAGGGCGAAGCCAAAAGCTACGGCGGCGCAACTAGATTACCAGTAACCAATCTAAACACCAACAACACAGATAAAGCAGATAGTAATGAATTTTTAAATACCCCTAGACCGGTTCATAGTTACACTGCAAGTATCATGAGTCAGCAAGGTGTTATTCGTGATCCTATTAGAGGACCGATAAGTTCAAGTGCGCAACGTGAAGCCGCAAGTAGAGTTGGTTGGGGAGTATCAACTCCTGGCAGACCGATTTACGAAGGCGGATACAATGATGAAAATCTACCAGAAAATTTAGGCGGCGGGAAAGCAGAGCAGCTTAAAGTTATTTCTAGACGAGGTGGCCACAGCATGGTTATGGACGATGGGGACATTATTGGTAGAGACCAATTAATCCGCATTCGAACTTCGCTGGGTCACCAAATATTAATGAGCGACGACGGTCAAACATTAATGATTTTACACAGTAATGGTCAAAGCTACATTGAGTTAGGCAAAGAAGGCACCGTTGATGTATTTGCTATGAACAGCATCAATATGCGTACTCAAGGCGATTTCAATATTCACGCTGATAGGGATGTCAACATTCAAGCTATGGAAAACTTGAATATTCAAGCAAAAAATATTCATACTAATTCAGAAGAAGAAACCAAATCAAGAGCTGGAACTGAGTATAGAATTAGTGCATTAACTAATTTTACTGCAAAAGCAGGTTTTGGCGCTGCAATTAAAGCAGATGGAGAAGCTAGTCTAGTCGGTGGTTTAAGAGCAGTTATCAAGGCTAAAATTAGGATAGACTTAAATTCAGGTTCACCTATTCTAAAACCAAAAGATGTGCCGATCATTCCACTAATAGCACAGACAGACACGTTGTTTGACAAAGAAAAGGGTTGGGCAGCAGCACCTGCAAAACTGTTAACTATTGCTTCACGGACTCCGGCTCACTATCCGTGGGCAAATGCAGGTCAAGGGGTAGATGTTAAAGTTAGTGGCGACTCCGAAGACAATTTACCAAGCCCGCCTTCTGCGGCAGTTCAAGCAGTAAACCAAGCGGCTGAAGGTTTACCAGCTGACCCGCCTAGTACTGCTACTGTATCCTCAGTCCCGCCGGTATCAGCAGTATCCGAAACTATGGACAAGACAACAACGGACGCTGTCTTAGGGTCAAGTGCAACATCAGCAGCCGAAGGCCCGGGACAAGAAGCTGTAACATCGGGAGCAGCTATTGTATCTCCGACAGACGCACCCAATATTAATGGAATTAATAGTGCATTAGGAGAAGCTGCTGCTACTATCGGCGGAGTATCTACTCAGGTAACCGTCGCAGATAGGGCACTTTCTTCGCTTACCGGATCATTCAGCAATAATACAATAGCAATGGGTTCATTTGCACAAACACCAACTCAGTTAACTGTTAGTGGTATTCTAAAACCAGGCACAGCTACACTTATTAATGGACTAGCATCTTCTGGAAAAAATCTAACATCTACAACACCAGACATATTATTTGCTGGAAAACCAGGTGCTGAAAATATCAATATGTTAGCAGAGAATACTACGGCTCAGGCAGCGTCACTTGTATCAGTTCTAAAAGTAGCCCAGCAACAGTTAAATGATGTTGGTGTTCTATCCGGAAAAGAATCATCTACGCAATCTGCCGGTCTCATAACAGCGGCAGCTAGTTTTGGAACCGACGCCGTAATCGACACGGTACGAGATTTCGGTACAAATATACTTCCGTCTAGCAATGCTAGTCAATTAGCAAGTAGAATAATAACGACCGATTCGGTATCCGCTGCTATCTCTAGTTCACAAGCATTAAGAACAAACGTAACAGATCAACTAAGCAACCTAACAGGTGTCAATACCGGCGCGGTACTTAGCACTATTGGTAAAGGTATATCGGCCGCTAACTTAGCTAGCACTTTAGGCGGTTTAGGCGGTATTGCTAACTCCCTAAAATCTGTCAGCGGCGTACTAGGAGGACTTCGTGGAGGAATTGTTTCATTAACTAGTTTGCTTAACTCAGTTAAGGGTATTTCTGGGTCAGCATATGCGGCGGTGCTAGCCGGATTCACTAAACTAGAACCTAATGTTCCGCAGTACCTAAGCGAGTTTGCTAAGAAAACTTCTGCAATATCTACAATAGTTTCTAGAGCTAGCTCTTCTCCTAATTCAGGTAGCTCACTAAACTCTTTAGGCAACACATTAAGCAGTTTGGCATCAAATGCAACTTCATTAGCTAACGATCTTCAAACAGCAGAAAGGGTTACGAATAGTATCGAAAATACATTTAATAATTCAATTGATAGCATAACGGGAATAGGAAACAATATTGGCGGTGCGCCTTCAAGATTGCCAAATACCATCAATGGTGGTATTCTTGACAATGTATTAGTAGAAACACAATCTAATGCTAATACATCGCTATCTACATTGATTGATTCAGTATCTGGTACAAATGACCAACAGTTGATAAATGCGGTAAGTGATTCCACTGATATGATTAACAGTATGGCTGGAGCCTCAACCGCACTAGCGTCAGGTGGACTCACCAGTCTAGCGAATGCAGCTAGAGTTACGCAGTCCGGTGGTGGAGCAGCAACCGCATCAGCACTAGCTAGTGGGTTATCTAATTTACCGGGAGGAATAAGAACAGTTTCAACTGTAACTAATTTAGCAGCCAATGCTGTTAACTCACTGCCCGGCACAAGTATACTAACCAGTGAGATGAAAAATATTCAAACACAAGTGCTGAACGGGTTAAGCACGGTATCATCTGTTGCCAATTCGTTAGGAAGTTTTGCTAATAGAGCAGGTGGTCTAACATCAGCTATCACATCTAGATTGCCACTTGGTCAAGCCTCACAACTATTATCATCCTTGTCTGCACTGGGAGCTGGCGGCGCAAGTCCTATCAAATTACCTAGCATAGGAATCAATACGATAAACAGACAATCTCTTACAGCACAGATAAAAAGTGTCATAGGTGACCCTGGAATTCCAGAACCCAATTTATTGGGAGAAATCAGTGAATCAACTATTGCAAGTTTTGAGCAAGAACTTCTTACAGCACTAGAAGATATACAAAAGATTGAAGATGAATTGAATGCTGCCCTTCAAGTTGAAAATACTGCCTATGCAAGACTCACTGCTATAGAAAGAGACGCTCCGTTTGGGGATCCGGCAATCGCTGAAGCTAGAAGAATTTATATTGAAGCCACTAACAGATCAAGTGAATTAATGGACCAATATATAAAGCTGACAGAAGCGGATAGTACTTCGATAAATACTAGTAATACAGGATTAGTATAAAATGGCAACTTATTTAGGATTTAGTACGCAGAATGTTGGTAAGTCTCAAACTACTAACGCCTTGTCTGGTAGAGACGGCGGTCCTGGTGGAATAAGACAATCAATAGTATGGGGCAAAAAGTTTAAATTAGTCGATACTAAATTAGTAGTGCAAGACTTTATCAATGCTATGAATATACGTAAGGGGACTAAAGTAGGTCAACCCGGTTACGGTACTTCATTGTGGGATTATGTATTTGATACTAATACCCAGGCTGTACGAGCGCAAATTGAAAATGAAGTCCGAAGACTAGCTCGCCTTGATCCTAGAATCATTCTTAACTCAGTAGCAATTTACTCAAATTCTAATGGAGTTTTAATTGAACTTCAAATGGCGGTAGCACCTATGAACGAAGCATTCGTAACTAAAATTAATGTCAGTTTAACCACAGAAACTGCCTCAATAGTCTAATCCACAGTTTTTTCTATGATAAATATATTATCAATAGAGAGAAACTATGGCAACAAGTTCAAGACAATCAGCACTGTTCGGCCCCAACGACTGGAAAACTATTTACCAGACGTTCAACCAAGCAGACTTTCGTAGTTATGACTACAACACTTTGCGTAAAGCATTCATTGACTACTTACAATTAAATTATCCAGAAACATTTAATGACTATGTGGAGTCAAGTGAGTTTGTTGCACTGCTTGATGTTATTGCCTTTATGGGTCAAGGGCTTGCTTTCCGTAATGACTTGAATGCTCGTGAAAACTTTATTGATACTGCTGAACGTAGAGACAGCGTTGTTAAGCTTGCTAATCTTGTGAGCTATACTCCAAAAAGAAATATCGCAGGTCAAGGCTATCTAAAAGTAACTAGTATAAAGTCTTCGCAAAATATTACTGACATTAACGGATTAAATTTAAGCAATGTTCCTGTATTATGGAATGACCCAGCCAACCCAAATTGGTTAGAGCAGTTTAATACGATTATTAATGCAGCACTAATCGATACACAAAGAATCGGTAGACCGGGCAATGTTAGTGAAGTAGCTGGAGTAGACACCAGTGAGTATAGTATCCAAATTGCTCCCAATGCATTACCGATTGTACCTTTTACTAGCACAGTAGACGGCGTCAGCATGAACTTTGAGCTATGCAGCGTATCAAGCGTTGACAGTAATTCTATCTACGAAATACCACCGGCGCCCACCGGCAGATTCAATATGGTATATCGTAACGATAAATTAGGATTCGGCTCACCAGATTCAGGTTTCTTCTTTTATTTTAAGCAAGGAGCCTTGCAAACATTTGATTTCAGCCTACAGCAGCAAATTGCTAATCAAAACATTAATATTGATATTCAAGGAATCAATAACACAGACACTTGGTTGTATAAACTCAATCAGGGTAACATAAGAGATTTGTGGCGCCAAGTAGAAAATGTATATGCCAACGCATACTTGCAAACTGAACGAACAGATAAGCAAATATTTTCGGTTAGCTCACGGTTCAATGATCAGGTAACTTATGTGTTCGGTGATGGTGTGTTCAGTGAAATCCCTGTAGGAAACTTTAGAGCATATGTAAGAGCTGGCAATGCGCTTACTTACACAATCTATCCGTCAGACATGAATGGCTTGTCGGTGACGTTCACTTATGTTTCTCGTTTAGGCAGAGCAGAGATTTTGACACTTGGACTGTCATTGACACAAACAGTTACTACAGCCCAAGCTAGAGAGTCTATTTCTAATATCAAACAGAGAGCGCCAACTAGATACTATACACAGAATCGCATGGTCAATGGGGAAGACTACAATAACTTCCCATACACGTTGTATAGTTCAATAATCAAAAGTAAAGCAATCAACCGCTCAAGTGTTGGGGTTAGTAAAAACCTAGACCTGCTAGATCCAACTGGTAAGTATTCAAGTACCGTCAGTTATGGTAATGACGGGGGATTATATCTAGACAGTAATGATGGATTCCTAAATCTAACAATTAACAACTCTAGTGATATCATTGCGTTCTTTACTGGTACATTGGCAAGTGTATTGACATTGAATAGAGCTACCCAGTACTATATACAAAATTATCCACGCTATAACGTGAATGCTAGTAGCGGCGATGGAGTAGTGTATTGGCAAACAAGCAACGTAACAGGCGATGCAGTTACTGGATATGTCTACAACAGAACAGGTAGCTTAGAGCAACCGGTTAGTGTCGGAACATTTAATACTAATAATTTAAAATATTTGACGACCGGTGCTATAGTAAAGTTCACTGCGCCTGATGGATTTTATTTTGATAATAATAATAGACTAGTGCAAGGGATTCCCGGACCAAGTAACAGTACTTTTATTTGGACTACGGTATTGAATGTAATTAGCGACGGGTCAAATAATGGACAAGGAAGCTTTGCTAACGGTACTGGCCCTATTAAATTTAATGGCTATATTCCCGACGGCGCTATTGTAACTCAAATTATTCCTGTATTTGGAAATAGTATTCCTACTAGTGTAATTCAAGAAGCATTAATTAGAATGGAATTGAATCAAGATTTTACTCTTGTATTTGACAACTCATTATTAATTAATCAACTCAGATGGAGTGTGAAGAAAATCACTGATCCAAATTGGTTTGTGAAATTTACTAGCATTGGTGAAAATAGATATTCTGTAACTTACAAATCACTAGTTTATTATTTTGGAAGTGTGGCAGATACTAGATTTACGTTTGCTAAAAACGAGCTAGTATATGATCCCTTTACTGGTAAAATTATTCAAGATTTTATTGATGTTTTGGGAATAAACACTTTGCCCAACTCAGTAAACAGTATTGGTAAAAATACAAAGATCAATATCTTAGGACAGACAGTCCAGAGTGACGGGTATGTGGATGATTTCCAAGTTGAAGTTGCAGCGACCGATGTCAACAACAATCAACTAATTTTGAATCCAGACTTTTTCAATGAAATTACTGGATATGATCCTTTAGGTTCTAATGTCGGCATCTATGCGTTCTTTGAAATTCTCCAAGACCCGATTAATCTTACTAGACAATACTTGTTACCAACCACTGAGATCCAGTTTCAATATGCTACGCAAACTGATATTGAGTTAGTGAAGTATGATTATCCTGTTGGTCAAGTGTTTTATGCGTTCGGTGCAAATAAATTTTACAAAACAGTTCAAGATCAAACTGTAACAGTTCCCTTCTATGTATTAGTAGAACAACCACAGTTCGTTGTAAAATTTGGAAGACAAGGACTTAGTTTTCAGTACAAGCACAATTCAAACAACACAAATAGAATTGATCCAGTAACTACTAATATCATTGACTTGTATCTAGTGACTCAGAGCTATTACACAGAATATCAAAATTATGTTGTTGATAGTACTAATACTATTCCTGAGCCAAACAAACCTACAATTACTGAATTAGCAGCGCAATATCCTGAAATTCAAAACTATAAAATGTTGTCGGATTCGGTGATATTAAATAGTGTAGAATTTAAACCGTTGTTTGGTCCTAAGGCTGATCCAGCGTTGCAAGCAACTATCAAAGTAATCAAGACAAGGAATACTAATGCTAGTGATAGTGAAGTTCGTAGTGCAGTGTTAGCAGCCATGAACCAGTATTTTAATGTTAACAATTGGGACTTCGGAGACACTTTCTATTTCTCAGAACTTAGTGCCTATCTACACGCTGAATGTACAGACCTTATTAGTTCGGCAGTGCTAGTACCTAGTGATCCGACTATGAGCTTTGGGGATTTGTATGAAATAAAATGTAGACCTTTCGAAATATTTGTTAATGCAGCAACCGCAAATGATGTGCTAGTTATAGCAGCACTCACACCCGACGAATTACAGGTACGATAAATATAGATATGGCACGTATTAGAACCTTAAATTTCCTCCCGGAAATCTTTCAAACCCCTACTAACGCTGAATTTCTTTCGGCTACCCTCGACCAGCTAACTAGCAACCCGGTTACTACCAGGGTGCAGGGATATGTAGGTAGTAGATTTGGTTCAGGAGTTAATGCTCTCAACTACTATGTTACTGAGCCAACCAAAACTCGTACTGATTACCAGCTTGATCCAGGCGTGGTGTTTACTAAAACCGACGAATCAGTTGCTCAAGACTTTATTACGTATCCGGGAATTATTGATTCATTGAAGCAGCAAGGAGCTGTCACTAATAACAATAATCGGTTGTTTGAGAGTCAATTCTATTCATGGGATAGTTTTACTAACTTAGATAAAATAGTTAATCACTATGAATATTATTGGCTTCCTGAAGGCCCTCCCGTAGTAACAGTGTCTCCTAGCGTAGTTTTCACTAACGAAGATTATATCGTCGGTGACTTACCAAACGCATATGAATTAACAGAGGTTGGTTCTAGCAATAACACCGGACTCAATCCTACTATTTCGTTGTTGCGCGGCGGAACTTATAACTTCTTTGTTAACCAAGACAGTCCATTCTATATTCAAACTATTCCGAGCGTGACTGGATTTAATCCTGATCAACCTTTTGTCAGTGTGCGTGATGTTTTTGGGGTAACCAACAACGGTACTACCGATGGAGCTGTTACTTTTAATGTTCCTTCGAAGACTGCTCAAAACAACTTTATTTTTCCGGGCAACAACTTTGTTGATGTAGTCTCTACTACACCATTTGATCAAGTAAATGGAAAAAATCTGTACGATGTTTTTGACCCTTCAACCGGTATTACTTATCCAGGGTTAGGCAATATTGACGGTGTTGTGGGTCTTAACGGCCTACGAGTAATGTTTTATAATGATGGCGTTCCTAATGAAATCGGATACGTTTCTTCATATTATGATGGTACAAATTATGATGTAAATGATCCGCTCTTCACCGAACCTCAAACAGTTACTATCAGCAGCACAACAGCTACAGGAAACTTCCTGTCAATGGCAACTGGCTTCACTACAGACGAAATTATCGTTAATCAAACTGTAACTTTTACTGCTCCTTTATTAGGTGGTCTACAAGAAGGCCAAGTTTATTTTGTCAAAGAAATTTTAAACTCTACTGACTTTACTATTAGTACAAGCATCGGCGGTGCTACAGTATCGGTCGGAACAGATTCTGGCTTTAACACTACAGTTAACATCAACCAAGGTCAGTATGAACAAGGATTTTATACTAGTGTCAGCGAGAACTACTACAGAATTCAATTTGTAGGCGATCCTAATAATCCGGTACTAAGACTGTTGCCGGACGGTATCATTCCCAACGAAGAAAACATTACTCCTAGGTTTGGGGAACAATGGATAAACAGAACCTTCTATAGAAATACATTAGGTGTAATCAGTTTGGTTCCAACTGTTACCGCGCCACTAGATACGCTATATTATCAGGATGGCACTAATCCAAATAAAGTTGGCGTGATTAAAATCATTGAAAATACCGGTAAAGATTTTATCGATGTTGATACTGAAATTTTAGGTAAAATAAACTACACATCACCAACCGGCGTTCAGTTTACAAACGGCCTAAAAGTAAGTTTTGATGGTAACATATTCCCGATCGGTTATCGAACAGGTCAATACTACGTTGAAGGAGTAGGTACTGGGATTGAACTAGTATCAGTTGATGAACTAGTGACTCCTGAAAGTTTTTCAGCAGGAGCGTATATTCCATGGGATGAATTTGGCTTTGATATTGGTAGCTATGACATCAGCTTGAATATTCCAGTTGACCCAGATTATATTACTATTGCTAGAAACAGTATTTCCAGAAATGCATGGGCTAGAAGTAACCGCTGGTTCCACATCGATGTCATTAACGCATCTGCACAATATAACAATAACCCAAACATTCTAACAGAATACGTTACTCCAGACAACAAAGCTAAAAGACCAATCATTGAGTTTTATCCAAACTTAAGATTGTTTGATTCTGGTGCGGTTGGCAAAAGACCGATCGATTTCTTTGATACTCGTGCAGTAGATGCATTATCCGACGTAGCAGGATTGTTGAATTATTATCCTGACGTTGAGACTTATACTACGAATACTGCAACTGTTGCGGCTACTCCTACTACACTTGTTAACGTTGTTGACATGGAAGCAGGTAAAACATATAGCATTAATGTATCAATTAGTCTAGGCGCAACAGGTCAAGCTGCATGGAACACACTAGCCGGTACAATCGGAGTTTTCTATCAGACGGGTGACGAAATAACTTGTCAAATCGATGGCAACGAGCTAGCATTCCCGGGTAGCAGTAACGGAAGATTAATATACGATGAGACTACGGTTGTTATTCCTAATGATCAAATAACTGGTATATTTCAAATTGGTATGTATTTGGGTGATACCTTAAATATTGTCCCTACGAATTCTCAAATTACCGATCTAACAGATGACGGAACCGACACTACATTAACTATTACATGGCCCTATCCACAAGATGTTTTGGGCGGCGTAACTTCAGTTGTGGGCACAGATACACTAGCAAGCAATTATGCAGTATTCCCTGGCGCCCGCATTGTATTTTCTAATGACTCAAATGAAGAAACCAAACATACGATTTATGTAGTCGATATCGTCACAACAATTTTAGGACAAGAACCTAACATTGTGTTGATAAAGGCAGAAGATAGTAATGTTGGTATTGATGAGCAAGTTGCTATCAAGCGAGGATATAATAATCAAGGTAAAACTTTTTATTATACTGGATTAGCTTGGAACCAAGCACAGCAAAAAGTAACAGTCAATCAAGCTCCGTTCTTTGACGTATTTGATGAAAACGATATTTCGCTAGGAGATAGCGATATTTACGGTGGCACAACATTTAGGGGCTGTACTCTATTTGCTTATGGAATCAATCCATTAACAGTTGATGACCCTATTTTAGGTTTCCCTGTTAGATACAGTGATGTCGCCAACATAGCTGATATTAGTTTTGATGTAACTATCAACTCTGATACGTTTAACTATGTCCGCGGATTTGATTCTATAACTCAAAAAGTAAATACCGGATATGTGTATAACTATACCGCGGCTGATGCATTTACTAGAGAATTAGGATGGCAAACCGCAGTTGAAAACAGTGTTCAATATCAGCTTTTCAGCTTCAAGTATGATATCCTTAATCCACCAACTCAGTTTGTTTGTGACATTGCAGCATTGCCTGAAGTACCTCTTAATAGCAAAGGCTGGCCTAGAGTTAAAGTATACAACAACAACGTATATTTGGAGCCGACTACTTACACGGTTGAAGTAACTGAAAACACAACTACCATTACTTTGCTAGATTCTCCCGTTGAAGAAACAGTAATTCAAGTTCTACTATTGAGTGACCAAGTAAGTAATTCGGCTTATTATCAGATTCCTGATAACTTGAATAACAACCCATTCAATGAAGACTTGACGGTTGCTGATGTCGGTGACATTCAGAATCATTATCAAGATATCTTTATCAATGCACCAAACACAACTGGTCAAATCTTTGGAAGAAATAATTTCCGAGATTGCGGCGACTTGATTTCATATGGCACTAAGATTATTCAAAACAGTGCTTCACTTGCGTTGCCAGGCACCTTCTTACGTAAGACTGAACACAATGTTGTTGACGCATTACTATTCAACAGCCGCGAGTATATAAAGTATAAGCAACTGCTAGTAGACACTGTACAAAATACAGATTATGTACAGAGATATACGCCATCTGAAATTTTAGATGCTGCTATTGAGCAAATATCTGCAAGCAAGAGTGAAGTTAATTCATTCTTTTGGTCTGACATGTTGCCAAACAAGGCACCATTCAGAACCACTACATATAACTTCAATAGCCTTGCTGATGTAACTAGATATCCGTTGAGTCAAGTTTATAACTTTGAGTCAGCAAACTATAATGGTGTGTTGGTATACTTAAACCGCACGGTCGACAACAATCTAGTACAAACGCAGCTTTTAAGAAATGTTGACTATACTATCAGCACAGATAGTCCATCGCTAACTATTACCCTAGACTTGGTGCCGGGCGACGAAGTTGTTATCAAAGAATATAACCAGACATATGGTTCATATGTTCCGTATACTCCTAGTAAGTTAGGACTCTACGCATTGACTCAGCCTAGTGTTGTGCTAGATAGCGATTACACCGTGCCTACTTACTTTATCAAGGGGCATGACGGTTCGTTCACTAAGCTCTACGGCACATATAATCCTGTCACCGATGTTCTTGTGGACTTTAGAGACCAAGCATTGCTTGAGTTTGAAAAGAGAATCTATAATAACGTCAAGCTAAGCACCGAAGTTCCTATCAAACTTTATGAAATATTGCCGGGCTTCTTTAGAGACAGTACATATAGCTATGCTGAATGGCTACAGATGTACTCTACCAACTTCTTAAATTGGGTCGGTCAAAATAGAGTAGATTATAAAACTCAGTTTTTCAACAGAAATAATGAATTCACTTATAACTACACGAACTCAGGTAACAAGTTAAATGGCGCCCCAATCAACCAAGGCTATTGGAGAGGTGTGTACGAGTATTTCTATGACACTACTACTCCTAACGAAACACCTTGGGAAATGTTGAGCTTTGCCAACGAACCAACTTGGTGGACTGCTCGGTATGGCGCGGCCCCTTATACAAGCGACAACTTAGTATTGTGGGGAGACCTCGCAGAAGGTAGAGTATACTCAGCAGACGGTACAAGTGTTATCGTTCCTGAGTTGGCTCGGCCTGGCTTACTAAACATTCTGCCCGTAGATTCAAGTGGTAATTTATTAAGTCCGCTTGTCTCAATAGTAGGAAACTATAACCCAAGTACTTTCCAGAAAGACTGGGTAGTGGGAGATGACGGTCCAGTAGAACTTAGCTATCGTCGTAGTTCATCATATCCGTTCGATGTTATTAAGTTGTTTGCGTTAACTAGACCAGCAGAATTCTACAACTTGGCAGTTGATTTGGATAACTACAAATACAACAGCGAGTTTAATCAATATCTCGTTAACAATAGATCACACTTGATTATTAATGACATTGAAATATACGGTAATGGCACTGCCAAAACTTCATATATCAACTGGGTTGTTGACTTTGAAAAGCAATTTGGCATTGATGCCACAAACAATATCACTGAATTATTCAATAACCTAGACGTAAGATTAATCTATCGTTTGGCTGGATACAGTGACAAAACCTTACTCAACTTCTATGTTGAAAAGGGTTCACCCAATACTGCAAATGCCTCGTTGTTAATCCCAGATGAGAGTTACTCGGTAATTCTTTATGACAATCAACCATTTGATCAGTTAGTATTCTCTAGTGTTGTTATTCAGAAAATAGGCAATGCATATGCTGTGTTTGGTAATTCACAAACCTTTGCTTACTTTACAGTTAAGGCTCCGATTAATAACGGCAATAATTCTAGACTTGAAGTATTGAAACAAACTGTTAAAGTGGCAAACGATTACACTAATACTGATGTTTTAATACCATATGGTACTAAGTTCTATAGTACTCAAGAGGTAGCACAGTTTATTTCGAGCTATGCTGCTTATTTGAAAAGTAAAGGTGTAACATTTGATTTAATTGAAACCGGTAGAGAAATAAATTGGGACTTAATGATCCAAGAATTTTTGTATTGGACTCAGACTGGCTGGCAAGATGGAAGCATTATTACTCTTAATCCTTCTGCTACAGTGTTGGCTATAAACAAAGAAGGAAGTATTGTTCAGCCACTAACGCTTCAGCAGCAGAACTTTATTCTTAATCAAAACTTGTATCCTATTCAGAATAATGAGTTGAATATACGCCGCGAAGGTACTGCCTTTATAGTTAACACATTAAATGAAGGCGATAGCATGTCTTTTGCACAGTTTAATGTTAGTAACTTTGAGCATGGCATAGTGTTCGATAACACTACTTTATTCAATGATGTTATCTACAACCTTGTTACTGGGCTACGTCAAAATAGAATCACGTTGCGCGGAACTAAGACTGCGGAATGGAATGGCACAATCAATACTTGGGGCTTCATTCTCAATCAAGATAATGTTAAAGAATGGTCAAAGAATATTAAGTATCCTAAGGGAGTAATTGTAAAATACAAGAACAAGTATTACGCTGCCCTTACACTAATTGAACCGACTGCTACCTTTAATGAGCTTAATTGGAAACTTATAAACTATAATGATATACAAAAGGGACTATTGCCCAACAGTGCTACTAGATCATATGAAAGTACGCTGTACTATAATTGCAATGTCGCAAATCTAGAGCAGGATTCAGATTTATTATCCTATTCATTGATTGGGTATCGTCCAAGAGACTATCTAGCTCTTGCTGACTTAACCGACGTAGCACAGATCAATGTTTATAAAAACATGATTAAGAATAAGGGTACTAT